GTACTCTTCTGATGAAATGGTGTTTTATATAAGAAGTACTGTTGCTACAGCCTTTAGTTATATAGCCACTATTTATCAAAGAGATTGGGGCACAAGCAAAGACGCACAACTCGTAATTGATTACGTGAGTCCAGCAGTCCCCCCACCCCCCGACAAGACCACCTATCATCACGGCTAAGGAGAAATTATGAATAGGAGAAAGTTCCTCACAGCATTAGGCGTCACAGCCACAAGCGCAACAGCACTTGGTGCAGCAAACCTGTTCAGGGCGCTGCCGCATTTTAGTGGTACGGCCCGTGACAAGGTTGTGACGTACCTCACGGCATCCGGGTTTACCGATGAGGATATTCGTGAGCTTGAGCAGGAAATAAACGAGAGCCTTGTCAAGTCCCGGAATGATTTTTATGCCGATAGGGTGAAGTGGGGAGTATACGACGGACAAGACTTCTCTGGGGTCTGTGAGGTTCTGGTGAAGCAGTTGGAAGAAGAGAACGGCTCACTGGCAAATATCAGCAAGGGTAAGTTCTTTGCGTCATTCCATATTGGGACCGCTGCGTTCAGGTCGTGGGATGCGTGGTGGACATAAGGAAGAAGGAGTAAGTATGAAGCCAGATTTTAGAGTATTCGTGTTCAGTCTGCCGCGTAGCGGTTCCAGCATGATGACTGGAATCATTGAGCGGCTTGGTGTGGACATGAAGTACACCACCGAGGACGATGCCGAAGTAAAGAAGCGGGAGAAGTCTGAACAGAAACGCTACGGCGACACCTACCGGATGAACGAGAAGTTCTACGAAGTCACGCACAACCAGTTTGAACACTGGCACGATATTTACATGACCCCGTACTCTGGCTGTAAGGTCATCATCCCCGTTGGTGGTATGAGGCTGCAAGCGGTTCTCGCTCGTCCTGCCAAGGTCATTATGATGTGGCGTGACCCCGCTGAAGTTCGTCAGTCACAGGAAGCGAGTTACAAGAAGGCCAGAGCCTCGTACACGGGGCCGGATGACCTTGAGCCGTGGGAGCATGCTGAAGCCTTCCTACGCACCCACCTTGCCACTACGGAAGTCATGCTACAGAACAGGGCCAAATTATCCAACAATGCGCGATTCCTCCCGATTGGCAAAAACAGATTGCCAGTGGAGAGTCAAACTGTCGTGTCGGGAATGGATGTATCCAGCGGCCCGAAGTATGCTCAACCGTTTGACTTTATGGTTGTGAAGTACAGAGATGTGCTGGCCGAACCAAAGAAGAAGGTTGCGGAGATTGCCAGGTGGATTCAAGCCGACCCCGAGTTGGTCGACTATGCGGTTGCCAGCATCGACCCGAGCAAGATCAGGTTCAAGAAGGAAGAGCTAACAGAGGGGATATGAGTAAACAGCTCATACTCAAGCACCCGGAGGTAAAGAGCTTCCTGCATTCCGAGGGGCTGAAAATCACGGCCTGCTCGGACAGGGACTACTACTGTCCCTCTTGGCGTACCTTGAAGAAGGCCGAGAAGTACATAATGAAGGCGATGTGGCGAGAGAAGCTGATTCGCCATGAGGACAAGAGCGACTGTGACGACTGGGGCCTGGCCTATATGCATCATGCTCGCAGGTGGTTCGCCCAGGAGTTCTCTAGGATTAAGGCCCAGACGATGGCTGTGGGGTACTGGAAGGTTTGGTTCCGGGGCTCCTCCTCTCCACATATCCTGAACGTGGTCATTCTCAACGATCACGGCATGCCCACGCTATGGGTCGTGGAGCCACAGACGTTCCAGCAGAGAGATTTTCACATGAATGACCTGAAAGAACACTGGGCAGTGTGGATATAGCGTCAATCCCAAACTACAGGGGGAAGAATGAAGGTACTAACTTGCTTATTTGCGATAACCTTACTGTGCGGCTGTCAGAGCGTTCCTTGGAATGACATCTGGAACCCGCCAGACGAGGTGGAGGGCCAAGACCCACGACCACCCACCCCCGTGCCCCCACCCAAACCCCCGCCCACTCCCCCATCACCCCAACCCGAACCACCCCCGGTTCCACCCCCGGTTCCACCCACACCGGAGCCCCCGGAGCCACCCGAACACGCTGACGCACTCCCCGCAGACTCAATCACATGGTTGACGCCAGACAACGTAGGCTCATGGCCCGTAACGCACCCGCTCTCGTTTCGCATGGACGCATCCCTCATCTACCATACGACAACAGCCTTGAGAGCATGGCCCCCTGTGTCCCCTCCCGGTGGTGAGCTTGTCGCGAATGCGGTTGTCATCGCCAAGGTTAATGGTAAATGGTTGGGTGCCACCCACGAATACATGCGCCCCAGCACTACTGAGCGCGGCAGGAATACAGTGAATCAGAGACATATCAAAAATCCAAAGTTTCCTCCCAACTGGAAACCGAAGCGCGGGGAAGAGTTGTACTGGTGTGTGATTGGTCTGAATCGTGGCAACCATAAGAACGTGCAAGAACGCACAAATATAGTGCTGTATCGTTGGCCCTAAATCTGAAAAGAACACTGGGCAGTGTGGATATAATGGACGGGAAGTAGGGGTATTATGTTGATTTCGAAAGAAGCATGGATGTTGGTTGGGACTGGCGCAGGATTGCTCCTGACAGGATTGGCCGTAGGGTCGATTCGGGGGATTCGACAAAGGGTGGTAGAGTGGGGTCGTCTGCTGTTACCCTCAAGGCATAGATTCCCTGGCAAAAAAGATATTGAACAGCATAAGGCTATCTATACTTCTCTGGTCGAATTACGCGCTCTTGTAGATGCGGATAGGGCTTATGTCATTCGGTTCCACAACGGGCAAGAGTTCCTTCTGAGCGACCCTATCTGGAAGTTGACATGCACACATGAGGTGGTCCGCCCAGGTGTCACATACGAGTCCGAGAATATCCAGGATTTGCTCGTCTCCAGGATGATGGATTTGCTTGAGCCGGTTATCTCGGGAGATTACAATCCGCCTGCGATATCCCCAGGCCCTAATTGCCATGTGTGTCCATATCGCCCGGAATGCGAGCGCACTCATAAGAATATGACCGTTATCCAGGTAGATGTAATGGATGGTGGTTTCGTCAAATTCTTCCTCCAACAGCAGAACATCAAAACCATTGTAATGTGTGGTTTGACCAGCAAGCATGGGCCTTTTGCCATCGTCGGGGTCGATATTACCAGTACTGCGGTGGAAGACCCCGAACGTATCGCGGAACTGTCCAAGCAAGTCTGTCAGGCTGCGGAGCGGATTCAATACCTCTTCCTGAAGAAAGACCAGAGGAAAGGCCGCGTCGCTAAGAATTCCACCCCCAAGTAGCCTTTTTCTCCTCTCTCCTCTTGTGCCCCAGTGTATAATGGGACATGGCAGGCATAGATTGGAAAATGGTGCGGGGGTATGAGTTCACCCAAGAGGAAGCCCAAGCGGCGTCCGATTTCAAGGAAATTGTAGAATTACATGCCCTTGACCTAGAGGCGGCGTATAATCTGTTCAAGGAGCAGGGGACAGCCCTCGGTGTGGGCCAGAGACTCCTCTTTGCGGAGAAGATTCCTATTGACCGGGCAACCATCCTCTTGCTTTGTGACCCGGATGAGCGTATCAGGGGTGTCGTGGATAAGCGTGTGAAAGAATTCAGGGAGCAGGAAAATGGCGGAATCATTACAGCCGTCGTATGACCGGCAAAAGATTGAGAAGGAACTCATCAAGGGCATAGTCCATCTTGCCCGGCACAAGGAGTTCTACGGTCATATCGTCCAGCAGTTTCAGAAGGTGTGGGTAAGTGGCAAGCATCAAATCTCCACGGCAGCCGTTGGCCGGTTCCCCGGAGAGCGGTTCATCAAGATGTGGCTGAATACGGATTTCTTCGGGGCCATCTTCGCCGACAACTCCAGGGACCAAGCCTGGACATATATGTTGAATGTGCAGGAGCATGAAATCATCCACGTGGTCTTCGGCCACCTTTTCGTGCAATTTGAAGATAAGACTCGTGGTTCCGTGGCTGTGGATTGTGTGGTCAACTCCATTTTGAACCCGCAGGACGACAAGAGTGTGCTTCCCGGTTCCTATGTTCACCCGGCTCATTACCAGTTTCCCTTGGACAAGTCGGCCATGTGGTATTACACCCACTTGCGCGAGAACGAAAAGTTCAAGAAGCAATGCCAGAATGGCTCCTTTGGGCCGCGTGGTGTCCTGTCGCATATCCTGGACGGACACAAGGCATGGGATGACGTGAAGGATGACCCGGTGATGAAGGAATTCGCCAAAGACATAGTCCGTAAGGCTAAGGACCTGTGCAATAAGCAGTATGGCAACATCCCCGGTGCGGTTCTGGCTCAGATTGATGAGCTTCTCAGGCGCAAGAAGTCTATCGTCCCCTGGGGACGTGTCCTTCGTATGTTTGTGGCATCGGCGCAAGAATCGGTACTGGACTACACGGTCAAGAAAATCAGTAAGCGGTATGGCACCCGTCCAGGGACTCGTAAGGGAGACGTGCTCAAGCTGGCCGTGGCCATCGATACGTCCGGGTCTATCAGTGATGAGCAGCTTCAGTTATTCTGGAATGAGATTCGTTGGGTGTGGAAGAATGGCGCAGAGGTGTGGGTGTACGAATGCGACACGCAAATCTCCGAGCGTTCGCCGTTCAAGTTCAAGGGCAAGTGGGATGGCAAGGTGCACGGTCGTGGTGGCACGGATTTGGAGCCACCCTTGAAAGAGTGCGAGCGAAAGTACGATGCCCTCATTTATTTCACGGATTTCTATGCTCCGGTGATTGAGACACAATACAGGATTCAGACTTTGTGGGTGTTGACGACGGAGTTGGAGAAGGACCAGTACCCTTACCCGTGGGGCAAACACATCAAGATTGATGAAGGAAAAGCATCAGCAGCATAAAGGAGGCAGAATGAAAACACTGTTTATTGTATCAGAGCGGAAAGTCAATGCCCACGTTGGGGAGGAGTATGATTACATCCTCGAAGTGGAAGACCAGCCCACAACAGCAACCATTCCCGAGATTGCCGACCGGGTGCGCACCCGAATCAGGGCCTTGTGGATGGAGCAGACGACTGATGGCTTTGCCGAGGAGGCGAGCGTTGTCTGTACCCTGGACGCGGCGGCACCGTTCCGGGCTATGCTCGTTGACCTCCAGCTCATTCTGAAGGAGGCTGAAGGCATCAACATCGAATTGCCGGGTATCGAGACGAACCCGGAACCAACGGACCCCGAAGCACGACGCATTTTGGGGCTTGATAAACCAGAGGAAGGGGAGGGATAGAGTCATGGCGAAGTTCAGCGATTGGTCAACGGCACAGGACGTGAAGGATGTCACGGAGAAATTCGTGGAGCATTTCCCTGGCGTGTTTGAGGGATTCGATACGGAGGGAATCTTCTTCTTCCTGACCAAGAAAAAGAAGTCCAAGACGCCCATCCGGGTCAAGGCCCTGGGATATCCGGGGTACATTGCGGCAGGTAAGCCCTACATCTTCGAGTGCTTCGAGATGTTGTGGAAGGACATGGATACGCGGCAGAAGAACATTGCCGTGTTCGCGGCGATGGACCACATCCCCGAGGGCGGCTTCGATGATCAATCGAAGACCTACGGGAAAATCCGGCAGCCGGACATCAAGATGCACATGCGGACGTTCGCGGCGACGGGTGGTGTGCCCAACTGGTTCGAGAACCCGGCAGCAAAGGACCCGATGGTACGGACGGCCCAGGAGGTGTCCGATGACGTGCCTTCGGTAGAGGCTATCCCGGCGGAGGCGGTAGATGGCAAGAGGACGCCCGTGTCAGCCGAAGACATTGCGAATGTTGGTGGTAAGGCTGCGGCCTAATGCCTCCCTTGCGGCCATTCGAAGAATTGGAGAATCTCTCTCGCGAGGAGAGGCTCCGTCTTCGAGTGGGCCGTCGCAAAATAGGAAGGTGTAAACCGAGGGAAAAGCGTCGGAAGTTGTCCAGGGAGGAACTACTGGACTACCTCCGACGCAACGATTTCCGGTCACGACGCCAGTTTAGGGATGGCCGCAGGAAGGGTGACCCCCTCCAATGGGATTTCACTTGCGAGTTTAAGACGTGGACGGCAGCATTGCTTGAGGCATTTGGGAAAGAGCCGTTCCCGGTCATTATCGACGCAAATTACATCATCAAGCTGGTAGCCGAGAACAACCTGTGGACGGCGAGTTCTTTCCGGGAGGCGCACCAGATTCGGCCAGATGTCGTACCGTCCTTTTATTACGTGACGAAGGAGTTCGGTCGGTGGGAGACTCTCATATATTGCGCTTCGCGCTATGACGCCAGGAAATTGTTCAAGGATTACTTGAGGCTTAGGCGTAAACTTGGGCGGAATCCCAAGGCAAAGGAGTGCGAAGAACAGGAGATTGACCATAGGAGGCTTATGAGTTTATTCGGTGGTCGCAGATATTTTCATCAAAATATCTTGTCAATGGAGAAGTATTATGAGAAATAATGATGAGATACACCGAAGGCTCGATGAGTTGTTGGCCCGCAGGCTCAGGGAGTTGAGTACAGAATATCTTACCCAGACTCCTCGAAATTGCGCGTTTAACACTCGGTTCCGGGTAAAAAAGCAAGGCCAGGTGGGGTTTTGCCAAAATCCCCTTGTCCGGGAAGCATTCGGTGGTAAGGTGTTCGTGTGCCACGAGAGGGAGACCGCACAACAGTGCAAAGTGTTCAGATGCAGGAACACATCGGAATCTGTTCGTGAAGAATTTGATGCTATTATTCGGTCGCCAGAGCGTTGTGGGGAGAAATTTCCGAAACTGGCGGTCTTGATATGGGTTGTTCAGGAGTATACGATACGGACCAGGAGGGGGCGGTTGTGGCGAGGGGTGAGGAATTTTTGGAGTTCATTAACAGGTTTGGCCTTTTTTAAGTGGTGGTAATGTGGACAGTCGATGGGTGTGCCTAGCGATTAGCACCTCTTTCCATCACGGCGATAAAGAGGCCGTGGCTTTGGAGGTGCAGAGGATTTTCGATGACGACCTCATCGAAGCTCGTATTATTTGTGATGAGGTTCTGGAGCAATCGGGTGAATATTTTACCCTTGTCAACTGTCTAGATTACCATTCCCGTGTTGATTCCTTAAGAGAAAGTGCGGCGGTTCTACGGGTTATTCCCTCTTACTCTGAGCCTGCTTTCCTTTCTACCGAAGAGGTAAATGGTTTCTCAAAATCCGTTGAAGAAGAGGACTGTCCCGTCCCAACGGAACTTATTTATGGGGATATTGTTCGCATCGGAGAGGTCGTCACACCGTCGGACATGCAATATTTGTCAGGGCTGCACGGTATTGTTACCGGGGAAGGAAAATGGAAGAATTGGTACGTTATTCTCTTCCGGTTTGAGACGAAATGGTTTGAAAGAGTTATTTCCTCGACATGCCTGGAATATCTTGGTAACGTGCTTGAAAGCGTCGGAATTCATCCTTTCAAACACCGGGTTAAAAGGGCAAACCTTTTTCGGAAGAAATATAAGCGCAGAGCGCGGGAGGCAATGAAAAACCTTGTCAGTCGTGATAAGATACGTCGGAAACAGCGTCGAAAACATGAGGAGTCGTACCGTCGCCGTTGAAGGGGCGCGGCCACTTCCTCATTTTTCCGCCGACCAGATTCGTACGTTCAAACCCATTTTTACGTTTCTCAACGACAAGGATATAGATATCCTGTACCTTATCTTTGTCTCAAGGAAGCGCCAATTGGACGTAACCCAGATTCTCCAACGGACACAATCATCCCTTGCTTACGACATCAAGCGTATCCGTCGCCGCCTCCGGTTCATCTACTACCTACAGGAAGTTTTTGACATTTTCCTCGATTTCTTACGCCGGGAGAGGGATGGGGACTGTTTCACGCCCGAGGAGCTGGGCATCCTTACCCTCATGTTCTACACCTCCTCCTTCACCTTGACAGCCCGCGTTCTCAAGACTTCGCCTGTCCGGGTGCGGCACTCATATACGAAGTGCATTCGCCGGATGCAGGAGCGGGCCATGTGGGATGCTTATGAGATTTTCACAGTCATCAAGTCGAATCTTAACATCGTAAAGCGCGTCTATCCTCCATCCCGGCGAAGTTGATACGCCTGTTTGAGTGATAATTCTTTGATATTCACACCCAAGGTAGGAGGTCTCTATGGCGGACATACTGGAAAATTTCACCTGGCACAGTGCGGTTGGTATCGATTGTGCCTTGGATGGGAAGCGGATGGTTGCCCGGCTTCCTAGGACAAAAAAGGCTTTGGGGATGTTTGAAGCAGCCGGGAATGACCTGCTTATTCACAAGACAACTCGATGCCTTTGGCGGATGAGTGAAGACAAGAAGCACATTGAGCCCGTGTTTGGTAATGATGTGCTCACAGATGAACAAGTTGCCGAGGCGATGAAGGAGAGCTAAAAATGGACCTCACAGATATGTTTAAGCGGGATGCCGCGATTGTAGACCACGAATGGATGACGCATCCGGGCGGCCTTGTCAAAGACGACGAACTCTTTGACATGGATGCGCTGAAGAACCCGAACAACACAAAGCCCGAGCTGGAAGTTCAGTGGGGCGGCGGTGGCCCCGAAATTGACCTTGATGAGCCAGCAGGCGTAGTCGAGCAAGATACGAATGGCGACGGCATCGTGGATGATGTCATCGTATTCGCCCGCGATATGATGAATCGTGGGGTTATGGGCCGGGACCTGAATAGGGCGCTCCGGGGCCAGTTTGCGGTTGAAACCTTAAAGTTGGCCTCTAGCGAGTTGTCCGAACAGCTCAAACTCGAAGGAATCGTCGGATGTATCGCTGTTGATGCCAGAGGATACAAGGATTGCAAGGAAGCACTCGCTGTCGCCCAGGATTCGCCCTATAAGGCGTTTATCCGGTACGTGGTGGGCTGTGAGTGCGGGACACCCCACTCGGTGCCCAGAGAGCCCCAGGGAGCCCTTTTGGGCGATGCTGAATCTTCAGGGAGTGCCGTAGACGACTTCTTGGCCGATTCCCGTATCCACCAGGCCGAGATGATTCCATTGTGTCGCTCTACGACACTCCCCCTTCTTGGTGATGATATCGACCCGTCCGAGGTGGAGAGTGGGCTCATTGACCTGATGGCCGTTACGGAGTTGCCGGAGAACCTCACGACGAAGCTGCGCAAGGAAGGTGGACTCAAGTCCCTCCAGGCAGCTTTCAGGTGGATTCAGGCACACCGGGAGACCGTGGCCTCAACCGAGTATCAAGGGCATGTGGATGTTTCGGAACACATTCTGGAACCATCCCAGCCGGTCGTTGAGATTGCAGGGGCACCCGAGGGTCCTATCGATATCGACCCGACCAACCCATCCAAGGCCCTGGACTTTACGGTTGCTGGTGCCGGACCGTCAACGACTCTCGGCCCGATGGACATAGGTTCGGAACTTGTGGCCGAGTTGACGGAAATGCCCGACCAGTCGACTCTCGACGTGAATCCGCATGGGATGTTTGCCGAACTCGACTTGGCGGCGGAGAGCCAGTCTCCAGAGGATGTGGATATGCTTCCGCATCTGGCGGGGGAATTCGAAGGAACGGACGAAATCGACCTGGAAGCTCAGAAGCAGCATCCCAGTCAACTTGATGTCGAGTTCTGATGGCAATAGAGACGGATTTTGAGAAGGCGGATAAGGAAGCCGGAGTGGAGGTAATGCCTCCGGCTGCGCCGGGTACTTCCGTGGCCACTACGGTGCCGATAGGTGGCGTCCCCGCGAACGTGATGCATTTCCGTGACCAGTTGGTGCGGCAATACCATGCGGGGGCTCCGAGCCTTATCAAGCGGCTTCGAGAGGCGGGCAAGGAGAGCATTGAAGACCTGTTGGTTGCTCTCATTGACGAGGTGGTGACGGAAACGGACCATCTTCTCGGCAACGAGCTGGTGGCGACGCAGAATGGAGACTTGCGGGATTCGTCCGTTATATCCTTCAAGCGGACAGAAGCACTTGAGAAAGCCATCAAAGCTGTCCAGGCGAAGCAGGTGTTTGAACGGACAGGCGGTATCGATGTTGATTCTCCGGCGATGGTGACGGTTTTCAAGTTCTTTATGGCTAAAGCCCATGAGACGCTGGCGCACATGGGCGTTGATACCGAAATGAATGATTTGTTCTTTCACACCTTCGCGGATGTGACCGAGGCTTGGAAGAAAGAACTTCGTGGCGAATTTGAGAGATTAAAAGCTAAGGCTTAGGGGCGATGAAATGGGTCGAGATAACATCTTCGCCGAACTTGCTCAAGGGTTCATATCTGGCAACGAAGACGTTGCGGATATCATTACGTTTGTAGAGGCTCCGTGGGGCCTCAACATGCGGCTCCTCCCCGCCCAGCGCTTCATTTTGAAGTGCTTTTATTCCCTTCCCCTGGATAGTACCGACGAGTATATCCCCGTCCACAACCTTACAAATGACCAGGTTCTCTATACTTTCACCGAAAAGGATTTCCTGAGATGGCTGTACGAAGAGGGCCGGTGTAACACAGACGAGGTGGAAGGTAAGAACTTTCAGGAACTCGTTCTTTCAGTTGGGCGGCGGGGAAGTAAGTCGTCAATGGCTGCCTTTATAGCCAATTACGAGTTGTACAAACTCGTAAGGCGGGGTGACCCGGTAAAGCATTATGGGTTCAATCCCGGCACACAGTTTTACGTCCTGAACGTGGCTCCGACAGATGACCAGGCGGCTGTGGTCTTTGACATGATTCAAAATCAGTCAGCCTCGTGTCCGTATTTGCGGGACCGTTCGATTCATAATACGATGACTTACTTCGACATCCAAACCGATGAGGATTTAACGATGAAGGGCCGAAAGCCAAAGGCCAGTATCCTTTGCCTGTCGGGCGGATGCTCCTCAAACTCTCTTCGTGGCCGTAATGCTATCGTGGTGGTCATGGACGAGATGGCTTTCTTCCTGGATAACGTGGGTAGGTTCTCAGGAAGCGAGGTCTACAAGGCCCTGACGCCCTCTGTGGCTTCTTTCGGGAATGATGGCAAGGTCATATCCATCTCGTCCCCCTATGCCAAATATGGGGCTTTCTATGCAAGATGGCTGCAATCTTTCCACGAGACGGATACGACCCTCTCTTTCAAGATGTACTCTGCAATGGTCAACCCGGAGAACGTCGGCTCTGCCTTCTTGAAAGCAGCCAAGCGGCGTGACCGGAATGCATTTATGTGTGAGTTCGGAGGAGAATTCAGCGACGCTGTAGTGGCGTGGGTTGATGATGAGGCCGAATTCCGGCGGTGCATTGTGAATACCCCAGCTCCCACAAAGGGGGTTCCCCAGATAAAATACTTCATGGGCCTTGATTTGGGCTTCAAAAATGACGGTGCGGCTATTGCTATCGTTCACCGGGACCCGAAAACGGGAATAATCATCCTTGATTATGCCGATGTTTGGTTCTCCGGGGCGTCTGACGTGTGGGATTTTGAGGACAGTATCTATAAGAACTGCCGGAAATACGCACGTCAAGACCTTCTAAAGATGGCAGATATCGTAGGAGAGGTAACGGCGTTGGTAAGGTGGTTCCCCCTGAAGGCGGGTGTATTCGACCAGAGCAATGGTTACGCCTTGGCCGAATTGCTGAAAGCCAAGAACCACAAACAGGTCGTTATGGAACATTTTACCGACAAGAAGAACCACCAAGTCTACGAGCTAACAAAACGACTTTATGCCGAGAGCTTGCTTAGGGTTTATGACCATCCGGTCTTGATACCGGAGATATTGACCCTGGAGGGAGAGAAGCGAAGCAAGAATATCCTTATTGTCCGGGCTCCGAATCGTCGTGGTGCTCACGATGACATCTCTGATGCTTTTGCGCGGGCCGTCTGGCTTTGCTATACCACTTTCAAGAAGCAGAATCCGAATCTTGTCACGGGGGCAGGGGGTATGGCTTCGGGAGGTAGAGTCGGAAGTGCATACAGGGGACCGCCCGAACTCCGAGTGAAGCAAACCACGATGAAGACATTCCAGTTAGATCGGCTCAAGAAACACGGCGAACACCCCAGGCTTGGTGCCCCGAGAAGGAAAATGCCAGGAGCGGTACGATAATGCCAAAGCCAATGACACCAGAAGAGCAGACCCGGCGACAGAAAAAGACGAAGTCCGTCCGTTCTCTTGCCCAGCAGATTCACAAGCTGCGGAGCAAAATCACCAAGGACATGAAGTCCGATGACGAGAAAACGCGGATTACGGCCTTGGCGGTAGCAATCATCGATAAGACGGCAGAGCGGGTTGGCAACGAATCGTCTGCCAAGGACGGGCATGTCGGAGTAACGGGCTTCAAGAAGAGTCAGATGACGATTTCCGGCAACACCATTACGTTCAAGTACACCGGGAAGTCCGGGGTCGACCACGAGAAGACATTCACCGATAAGCTAATTGCCAAGCTCTTGAATGCATGCAAAGGGAACTGTAAGGACAAGAATGGACCGGTCCTGGTGACTTCTGAGGGGTTGCACATTAAGGCCCCCCAGGTAAACCGGTACTTGAAGGAGTTTGGGGTTACGGCAAAGGACATCCGGGGCTATGCCGCCAACACCCTGGTCTATAACATGCTGAAGAACAGCAAGACCCCGAAGGACCCCGACGAACGAAAAAAACAATTTAGGGAGGTTTTGAAAGCCGTTGCCGAGAAGGTGGGGCACCAACAAGCAACCCTGAAACAACATTATCTCTTGCCGGGTGTCGAGGAAGCCTACGTTAAGAATGGCACCGTCAAGAAGATCAAGAATGCCTCAGATAGTCGGATTGCCGTCCAACTTGCGGTCGAGAACTGGGCTTACTGGCGCATGGCGATGGCTTACTCCAAAGACGTAATCCCCTTGCTAGAGGCGGCTTACGAGGAGGTAGAGGGCGCGTTGCCTCCGTATATCCCCTTACAGATTCAAATTAATGACTGGGACCTCCCGGAAGGCAAGGTCGGGTCATATCTTCCCCTGGACCTGGATGAGGGCCGGGGAAAGGGACTGATTACCATCAGCCCGAAGAATTTCACAGCGGACAAGTGGAAGGCTGTTGTAGGGCACGAGTTGATTCATGCCCTTATCGGAAAAACTGATAGCCCACATGGAGAATTATTTGATATTCTTGCCAATAGTATAGGGATACCAATCGAATACAGGGACTGAGAGCGAAAATGGGCGACCTCTATTATCCATTGAAAGCTGGTGAAGAAGTACCAGTTGAGCCGACGGGAGTTCTGGCCACAGATGGCTGGATGCCCGGCGCATGGGTGAAGTATGCCGCGATAGATATCACCTTTTCCGGGGCGATGTGTACCGTAGACCTCTCGGATGGAACGGGCATACTTGCCGGGTTCCTGAAAACGGGTCCGCAGCATAATCAGCCAGTTGAACAACTGAGCGACATGTGGACCACGGATACCAGGCAAAGGGATGGTGGTTCCAACAAGGCCGATTGGTCATCGTTCGATGCATCGGCAAAGTTCTCTCTGGATGGGGATTTTCAACTTCAGCGTCAGGGGACACGGATTGCGACAATGGTTGTGCCGCCAACCGGGTTCCACAAATTCTATGTTTTCGAGGTGAACGACTTGGCCGAACGGACAACGCCGGGGACAGGAGCCGCCCTGACGTATACGTCGGGAGCCTTGCTGTATGTCAGTAACCGGGGCCGTTTGACTAGTGAGCAGGAATCCGGGGCTCATGGCTGGACTGGCTTCGTCTGTGCGAAGTATTCGAATGTCGTGGAAGGTAATTACGTTATTGCAGTTGCAGCGATGGGAGCGTGAAAATGAACAGGTTCGAGAAAATTGCGGGCAGGGTTGCGGCAGACACGATGGGGATTGACCCCATGGCGTTGCAGGTGGCCAAGTTCCTTCAGGAGCACCCGGCTCCCAGTGACAGCGATTTCCACGCATGGGCCGAAGAAGAGGGCATGGATAAGCATGTGGCAGAGGCAGCGGCTTACCGGCTGGCGACCCTGTTCACGACGTTTTTGTTTGCTGGGCGGGCGAATGAGAAAGGGTTCACGGCGGATGATGCAGACCCGACGGAACTCGCGATGGGCATTGAGATTGAGATGGAGCACACGTCCTGCATGTTCGTGGCGGTGAGGATTACCCTAGACCACTTGGCAGAAATCAAGGATTACTACACGCGATTGAAGGCAATGGAAGAAGAAGCAGGTGTCGAAGATTGACCACGTTGTGTGGCCATCCTCCAAAGGAGGGAAATATGAATAAAGTAGGATTGGATTCTCTTTCCGGCGTAAGGGCCGTAGAGAGCACGTTGAAACGGGCAGAGATACGGGAAATGGTTGAAGCTCTTCCCGAGGGTCACCCTCTCGCTGGTGAGGCGGAAGCCTTGGTGGCAGAGTCCGGTGGAGACCTTGCAGGTTTGCCCGAAGGCCATCCGTTATTGCGGGAGCTGAAGGCGGCCCAGGAGCGGTACGATAATGATGTCGCGGAAGAGACGGATAAGGCTCAGGACAAGGCCCGGACGGTTCGGCAGGCGAAGAAACTTGACCGGGCGGCAGTCAGACGCCGGGAGATTGTAGAGGCCGAAGATGAGAGCAAAGAACTGCGAACGGCTGCTACTGATGTGAATAAGGGCATTGACACAGCGTTAGATTCCGTGAGAGGACTCTACAAGGCGCTGGCAACACATGAAGGCGTTTTGGGTAAACATCGTATGAATGCTGCAAGAACAGTCCGGCTTAAGCGATTGTTGTATGCGTTTGAGCGTGGTGCGTCTGAGAGCAAGATGGGTAGGGCATAATCATGGCAAACGAAGAACTCAAAAGAACGCCAGTGACCAGCCCAACCAAGGGAGGGCTGCCACGACCAAAAGTCCGCACAGGTAAGCTCGACCCCGTCAAGGGCCGTATCGCAAAGAAGGCGATGGGGGCGGGAGGCTTTGGCATGAACAAGCAGGCTGGGATGATGCTCGATATGTCCCAGGACACATCGTACTACCAGTCCGGCTATCAGCTTGAGGCGTACCGCACGTCGTATGCTTACGGGCTTGGAGGCCGTAGTGGTACCTACGATATTCCCCGCTACTTCGTTCAGATGAACGAGCAGAATGGCGGCATCCTCTATTGGCCGACGACCCTCAAGGAGAAGTATAGTTGGTATCGATACTGGGCGAGGAGTGACGCTTACATTGGCCGGGCCTTGGAGTTGCTCTCCGACTTGCCCATGTCGAAGCTTACCCTCACGATGCCCAAGGTTTCGAAGAAGCTCAAGAAGAAGCAGCGTGACGATATTCTACGGTTCTTTAACAACCAGATGGAAGTCATTGGCGGCTTTGAGACCTGCCAGAGCATCCTCTGGGAATGGAACATGATTGGCAATGTCTACATGTTCCACGAGTGGGACGATAAAAAGAAGATGTGGTCTCGGGCCGTTATGTTGCCACCCGAGGAAGTTGGCGTCTTCGAATACCCCTTCCAGAAGAACAAGCGTGTCGAGTATCGCCCCGAACGGCTCATCAAGCTGATTAGGGACAACGTTGGGCATGGCACAGGGGATGGTAGTGGCTCGATGGTTCCGGGTGCCGATGGGGATTGCGACCGGTCGAATATGACCGGGGAGATTCTGGAAGGGATTCCGCCAGAGATTGTGGCGATGGTCAAGGACCAGAACTGCATTGTGATGGACAGTGACCCCAGCACGGGCTCTTTTGTCCACCACATTTCCCGGCGGAAATCCCCCTACCAGGACCTTGGTGCATCCGTGCTGGAGCGCGTAATGGTTCCCATGCTTCAAAAGGAGCATTACCGGTATACCCAGCTCAGTTTGGCATCCCGTAACATGACTCCGAAGAACATGGTTACGGCTCCTGGTTTGCTGCGGGATGAGTTGGATGATTTGCGCACGCAGATTGACTTGAGCTACCTGGACCCGGACTACACCATCGTGACGAACTACGAGGTGACCTGGGAGCAGATAGGGGCACAGGACCGGTTGCTCAGCCTCACCGACGAGTATGAGCGTATCGAGCGTGAGGTTTTTGCGGCGATGGGTGTTACTCGTGAGCTGTTGACAGGTGAAAGCACCTTCAGTGGCAGTAAAATCACGGTGGATATCTTAAACACGATGTTCCTGCTTACCAGGATGGTGCTTCAGGATTACATCGAGAAAAGCCTGTTCCTCCCGATTTGTGAAGCGCATAACTGGTACGATGAGGACGACAACGGCATCAAGGAATATTGGTATCCGAAGGTTGGCTTCAACCGGCTTACCATCCGTGACAACGCGGAAGTATTCGATAGCCTGTTCCAGCTTTACCAGAAGGGCAGTATTCCCGTGGATATCATCTACGAGCTGTTCAACCTCAACTCGGACGAGATTGACTCGCAGTTGCTGGAAGACCTGTTCACCGTCAAGGATGCCAACTTCAATCGGATTATCGAGGGGGCCAGTGAAGAGATTGGCCGGGCGGTTGTAGAGCGGACCGACATTGTCGAGAAGGTTTCCAAGTACCTGGCCCTGGAATACCAGCAGCCTGAAGAAGAGGGAGGCGGTGAGGGTGGTGGAGAAGAAGGGGAATTCGGCGGCTTCGGCGACTTTGGCAGTGGAGAAGAAGGTGCCCCGGCTGAAGAAGGTGGTGCTCCGGCGGCGGCTTTGTCCGATGAGGATATTGAATCGGTGGCCGAAGGTATTGCCAAACAGTTGCCCGAGGGCGCGACGGATGACGATATATCACAGGCGGTTGAAGAAGTCGGGGCGGCAATGTAGCCCCGTTAGGAGGATGGAATGAATATAGAAGCGATTGAGGGCAGAGTGGCATGGGGAAGAATTCTTCTCGCTTCCATTCGGGATAATCCCGTTTTTGAGCGTTTTGCGAAACTTTCCAATAACGACAAAGGCAAGGTTGTCAAGAAAGTCAAAGAGAAGACGAACGGCAAAAAGAAGGAGGACGAGAAGGCGGCCCCGTCGAAGAAAGACAAGAAGCCACCGAAGGGTAAGGAAAAGACGCCCCCGGAAGAAAAGGCTCCCGAGGAAGAGGTAGCCGAGGACGCGGCAGTGGATGAATCCGCACCGGCAGAAGATGACCTGACATCTATCGTGGATGGTATCTCCCAGGAAATCGAGCAAATCAAGAGTGATGGCCAGGTTACACCGGGCGAAGTCATGGGCCTCATGGATAACATGATGAAGATGGTCAACGAACTGCTCGGTGCCAAGCCGGGCCGTGCCAAGCCAAAGGAGAAGGTGGCCATGCTCGCAGACCGCGAGGCACCCATCATTGGCAGGATTGTTAAGGAACGGTCCCTGGAGGCAAGTGCCCGCGTGGCGGGGTTCGAGAAGATTGTCGGGAGCACCTTGGAGGATGCTGGATTCTCACAGGGCGAGGACTTCTGGTTTGAGATGGGTGACCTTATCCTGGGCGAGCGCGTGAATTACAACGATGCCAGAGAGATGGTACAGGCCCTGAACGATGAGCCCCTGCTCCGGCCAAGGTTCAAGTACGACCAGCGGAACCAAATCATAGAGTGGTAATGGACGCAAACCTCATAGTAAAGAGAATCGCGATAGCTGAGCGGGTTGCTCAATTCGTTTTGGCGTCCCGAGGGAATCAGGTTGTTCGCAAGGACAAGGACTTGATACAGGACACGGGTGGCACGTCCAAGGGGCGCGACCGTGAGCCGCATGTCAAGCCCCCACGGGATGACGTGAAGGAACGGCATCGGGACAGGCGCAAGACGCCGGAACAGAAGGACAAGGACACGAATGAGAACAAGGACCGTCCGGTGAAGAAGCCAAGTCGTCGGCCAATGGTTAAAAAATCGTCAGTCCACCCTCTCGATAGGACGGAAGCCGGAGCCTGGGAAGGGCTGATGCTGCCGGAACAGAATTACCATCGGAAGGTGAAGTCGGGGCTGCACAACATCTTTGAATCTGAGCAGGGCATCAGTGAGAAGGATTTCAAGAGGCAAGACTGGTTGATGGCAGAAACCGACCGGATTGTGCGGACCCCGGAAGCTGAGGATATTATCCGGCGGTTCGAGTTGGGGAATCACAGAGCAGAGTACTGTGCGGAGTGCATCTTCGCGGAAATTGTAACAGCAAAGTGAGGTGAGACATGGCGACGTTTGATAGACAGTTCAGGAAGGCATTCGACACGGTACTTGCTCGGGAGCGTGAGCGTGCAAGGGTGATGAAGGCGGCGGGGTTCAATACGTATCGTGACGCGAAGAACGAGGCGGGCGACTCCTTGATGCTTAACGAGTTGGCGTCTGATTGCCATAGCGCGGTGTCGGCATACAAACATCTTGAATCACTGTGCGGGCAGGTGGCGGCAAGCCTTGAGAAAGAGGCTTGGGAGCTGGAGAGAACAGCAGATGTTCTGCCGTAATTATGAACGGATTGGTCAAAGAAGTGCTCAAGGTAGCTCGCGAAATCTTGGCGGCATCCGCCGAGAAAGAAGTGGAACGTCTGATGAAGGCGTTACTGCGGGGCACCCCCTTTGCCAATAAGACCTTCGCGGTGGGCGGATACGTTCGTGACGAAATCATGGGATTGCCGTCCAAGGACCTGGACGTTGTCATCGAGATGAAGGGTGGAGCGAAGAAGCTCACTACCTATCTCCATCGCGAGTTCACGAGGGAGACAAGCCGCCCAGTCCAGAAAGGGAAGTACCCCATATGGGCTATCACCTTCAAGGACGATATAGAGTTCGATGGCGAAGAGTACGCAACCGCAGGTGCGGAGATTGAGATTGCCGATGCTCAGAAGGAATCATTTCCTGATGAGGACTCCCGGCAGCGGCTAACTGAGCCTGGCACCCTGAAAGAAGATATCGAGCGCCGAGATTTTACCGTCAACATGGTCCTGAAGGATTTGACAACCGGCGAGCTGAAGGATTTGACCGGGACCAGCGTGGCCGACATCAAGAAGGGACTCTTGCGGGGCCATCCGGGCGTAGACTTTGCCGAGATTCTCCGGCAAGACCCTCTCAGGATGATTCGCCTGGTTCGCTTCCAGGCTAAGTATGGGTGGAAGGTTCCTATATCGGTTATCAAGATTGTGCGGGCGAATGCGGGCCGTATCAAGATTGTCTCAGGGGAACGTATCCGAGATGAACTTATCAAAGTGATGGATGTGGGCAAGCTGGCCCAGGCTATCCGGTTGATGAAGGTATTAGGGTTGTTGAAGTACGTCTTCCCGGAAATAGAGGCAATGCAGGGCGTGGAACATGAATACACCCGTGGTGCTCACCAGGAGGGCGATGTCTTCAAACACACCATGCTGGTGTTGCGGAGTGCCCAGCCAGGCGTTCTAAACCAGCTAGGTGCCCTGTTACATGACGTGGGCAAGCCGAAGTCCAGGGAGATTCTTGACGGCCTGGTCCGGTTCATTGGCCATGAAAAGGTTGGTGGGGAAATTGCCGAAGCCATCATGCGGCGGTTGAAGTTTGAGAAGAAGGACATCAAGTCTGTCAGGCGCATGGTGGAGATGCACATGCGTCCACACGCCATGACCCGTGACGACAGGGTGGGGCCGAAGGCTTTGCGGAAGTTCATTCGCAATGTGGGTGAGGAGTTGATTGACGCCGTGCTGGACTTGGCCGAAGCTGATTTGTTGGGGAATCTGCCGCCTCGGAACGAAATTCCGAAGCTTCGCGAAATGATTGAGGACGTTCAGGACATCCCGATATCGGAGAAACCACCGTTGAATGGGCACGAGGTACAGCAGATTTTGGGGTTAGGTCAGGGACCGGAAGTGGGCAAAGCCATTCAATTTCTGCGGGACAAGATGGACGAATTGGCGGGGTTGGGCAAGGAGTTGTCCAGGCAGGATGCCATCCGCCTTCTCAAAGAGGAGTATGCGTGATGGACCAAACGAGGATAGCCAAAATGACAAACAGGGTCGCACAAGGAGAAGAGAGCGATGAGCCCTTGGAGATGGTCGACCAGTCCATCGATATGATGATTCGCTGCGTACAAATCATCAACGAGAATTTGCCGAAAATCAAGGCAGAGAGTGTTCCTCAGAAGGCGGCACTGGATTCCGCCAGGGAATCGTTAGACGAAGGTGTTGCGCCGTATTTGGCCGACATCGTAAAAGCCATGCAGCAATTTGAAGGAGGTGAATGATGGCGACAAACGAAAGAGTAGATTACACAAGCAATGACCTCGGTGCGGGGCAGCAATCCCCATCCCAGGCCAGTCGTACCCAGTTTTATCCCGGTAAGGCAACTTCCCGTGAAGGGGATATGGCTTGGGAGAAGGACAATCGTATTCCGCAGGGGACTCCGGCATTCAGCGGTGAAGCTGCCGGGCCGGTGGAAATGCAGCGGTCTCGGGTTGTCAAACTGGGTCGGAACATCGTGGATGACCAGGTCATGCACGGTGACGGAGGCACGTTCCCGCATGCCGGGACTCCGGCGGTTACAACCATCGTGGACAAGACCCGGTGGGAGAATGACCCGACGAGCACGTTGACTCCGGTGGATGAGAAGGAAGCGGATGGCCGGTTTGAGAGAAGGACGGGTGGAGACCGAGTTGTAGGGGCTTAATGGATTACAGTTTTCCATACCCCGTGCTGGGTACGGTGGTTCGTCAGCCAGGGCAAGGATGTTCTGCTTGCGTGCATAGTACGTATTGCCCAGCTCTGTACTGGTTCCGTCGGGGTGGGGATAGCCGGGGATTCAGGCAGCAGCCGGTCGATGACCCTAGTTTGGGCCGGGCATGTGAGTCCTGGTCCAATGACCCGGCGGATATCGTGACAGCCGTAAATGCTCGCGACTTGGCCGAAGGGGAATACATGTACAACCAGGGAATTGGCTCGGAGGCCAATCGTAGTGGTATCACCGACGCCGTGACGGGGTCGAACAGGTTGCCATGAGGATAGAGGTTTAGATATGGCGTCATTTGCAGATGCAATTCTCAAGGATTTCTCCAGTTCTGTCGAAAAGTTCATGGAGGGTCAGGAGAAGAAGGCTCCTCGTCGATTGCCGCGCCGGGTAGGGCGCAAACCTCGATACGGCACTATGTTCGCACTCAGAAACAAGAAGGTTGCCATTGTCGAGGCGTCTTTGCGATTGGTTCAGGTTATCATTACCTACCGGAAAACAACTACGGGAGAGACGAAAAAATATATCGTGGCTCCATATTCGTACCGGTATCGCAAGCTGAGAGTTGGCCGCCGGAAAATGCTTTTTGCATACGACATGAGAGATAGGCACATCAAGGGATTTGCCCTTCGCAATATCAGGAAAGTGGCCTTGACAGATAGAAAATTCCGACCGAAATGGCCTGTGGAGCTTGCAGTCTCGTTGGGAGCGGGAGGGCCTCGTAGGGGAAAGCGTCCGCAAAAGCGGACGTGAGAAGACGACATTGTGTGATAATTCTTTGATATTCACTACCAAGGGTGGAGGATGAATGATGCGGACACGTAGAGGAACAATGGTCTTAGCTTCTGATTTGCGCAAGCAAGTTGAACGCTTTAATCCCGGAGATATCGTAACTTCCGTCGTTGCGGGCAGTATCGATTTCGTCGGGGAAGTGACGAGAGTCGACTTGAAGTGTGCCAAGGTATTTGTGAATTGGGGCGATGGTGGTGAAAGCCAGCACGACCCGGACGAGGTACAACACGCTTCGAATTTCCTGGTAGAGCGCATGGAAATGGATGCGAGTCGTCGTGGCCGTCGTTCGGCTGTAGAGGATGTGCCGTCGGGTGACCAGTACGTGGGAGACCCCAAGACGCACGGGATTGAGCAGCCCAGAGGTGGTGGATTCAGTATCATGCAGAATCTCCAGAAGGATTTGGCACCCGAAATGATGGAAGAGGCCGAGGCCGGTCCGAAGATTGCCCCCACGGAACCCGTCGAAATCGAGGCTTCCCGGCGGCGGGGGCGGAATGCAGCCATCGTGGAACGGGTGACGACGCGGTGGGAAGATGACGGGGTCGTCGACCGCGTGAGCGAAACCCACTGGGACGAGGGTGTGGCTGAGGGTGCCGAAGGTGAGAGTTCGCCTGTTATGCCCAGGTCCGCAGGTTCATCCAGGAGTATCCGTTACGTTTTTAAGGCTTATCCCGTTTTTAGCCGGTACCGCACGACGGATTCGGAGTGGAAGAGGGTGTACGGCAGGCCCACAGCCTCCAGCATCAGGAAATACGTCGAGAAGATGAATGAGAGTACCGAGCCCGGTGGCGTGAATGGGCATCTTGGCATGCGCGGAGCGATTTATGGTGGCCAAATCATCGACCAGGAGAGTGGCGAGGTCATGGCCGAGTGGGAAGACAAGGGCATTATCCGCGATTTCAAGAACCGTCCTGCGTTCGAGGTTATTGGTAGCGGACTCAAAAGCCGCCGGGAGGCGGAGTGCCCGGATTTTAACGAACTCCGCAGTCGCCGTGCTCTCTACTGGGGCGACAAGGGGCGCGTGTACCGGAAGACCAGGCGGGAACAGCAAGATGGGAATTCCCTTTGTCCGTCGTGTAAGAAGGACATGGAGGACCAGAAGTTCACGAAGAGCGAGAAACTTTTGACGTGCCCGGATTGCGGTTTCAAGATTCCAAGCGGCAAGGTCATTTTGGAAAGACCCAAGGTTGAAATCGAAGTAGAGCCGGACGGCACGGTTGAGGTGGAGATTGAAGCGTCCCGGCGAGTAAGGACAATACAACAATGACAGCGTGTGTAATATGCGGACAGGGGTATTCGAAAAAAGTCACGGATGCTCATATCAAGTCTCACAGGGTGTCCAAGAGGAAGTATGCCAAGCTGGCTGCGAAGCTTCCTCAGCAGGCGTGGGATTTCTACTGGTTGGACATAAATGATTACCTTCGGAATTTGTTCCCGGACCCGGTCAATGGTGGCCCGTCCAATCCGAACAACAATCTGTGCAAGCACGGGATTACGTCTTTCAAGAAGTTCGTGTTGCAATATGCGAACAAGTACGGGCTCCAGGAGAGCGCGGCTGAAATTCAGGCTTCATTGTAACGGTAATAAGGCGGCATAAAGCCGCAAGGAGGAAGAGGAAATGGCATATTCCAAGGCATATCAGACCGTGACCGCAGGTCGCGTCCGTGAGGACGAAGCAATCGGTTTCTTCGGGAACAACAGTATTGTGACCCCGGCCCGTGTTTCGACTATCACGAACCGGTCGGCAATCAAGCAGCCGGTGGTATCCACCGACCACTTGCAGCATCCCGGTATCGGCAAGACGGGCACGACTTCGGACAACAAGTCGGCATACAACCCGGCCTCGCTCACCGTATCCTAAACCTGCCTTTCCGGCGTCGCTCCATAAGGGCGCGTGAGTTGAAATGGAGGTTCCGATGCGGGAGGTGGCAATTGCTCGGCGATTGGTGCGTCTTGCCAGAGGCATTGTCTCTGGCGAGGTGCTAATTGCCCAGAACTCGTCGTACTGGCAATGGGAGTACGACAGTAACAGCCGTAGAGCGGAATTGTCCCTCAATACGGCGTCGGGCAAGCTGTCGCTAAAAATCGTGGAGGAACGCCGCAGCTCCGGGCTCGGTGGGGATAGGACTCGCAGTGCGACGATATTCGACCAAGGCGTGGGCACGCTGGCCAAGCCGAAGTTGCAGAATATCAATTCGGCACTGAAAAAGTACGGGCACGAGCGAACACGGGCGGGCGGCCCATTCCCGCGTAACGGTTGGTCCAGTGAAGAGTTTCAGGTTAGAGACGCAAAGTTGGCCAATGTCATCATGGCGGCACGTGCGAAGTATTCGATTCAGGATGCAGAGCCAGAGGTTGACCCGCAAGAGAAGTTGTTGGAATTCGTAAAGGGTTTGGACAGCAGAGGCGCGGCTCACGTTATGCGGAGATTGGGGATATGATAAAGCTGGCACACGAATTATTTGCGGTAAAGGAAGACCTGCGGGCCATTTCTCGTATCTCAAAGGTTCTGTCTGCCGGGCACGGGAGTATGTCCAAGCGTCTGGCAAATGCCGAACGCATGATTAAGGCGGGTGGGCGTGGGCTTGAGTTGGGCATTCGTGAGATGGAGATGCTGTCCAAAGATGCCCAGCAGGCTGTCAAGGCCATGCGGAAGATTCAGTGGGATACGCCGAGTTACGAAGAGACCGTGTTGCAAACAGCATTGATGGACATTTTAGAGGAAGCCACATAATGAGACGTTGCACTACAGATGCGTGTTTGATGATGGCCGGGGCCAGGACGTTCAGCCTGGATATGCCCGTTGCCACTATTCTTCCCAATCCCCGGCAGGATTGGCACCGTCTGGCGTCCGGGCATGGCCGCGTTCGTGTAGCCAGGGATATTGACGTAGACTGGGGCACCTTTACGCCGGACAGCCATCTATTCAGCCATTGTACTATCGTCTCGTCAGTTGCCACCGCGAAAAATGGCTACTATATTGAACCCGCGTGCTCCGAACTCGTCAATAATAACGGTAATGCGTGGACGAACGAGGTATTACTGTCCACTTTCCGTTCGTTCGTTGGCGGAGAGAATTACCTGGAGCACGTACAAATCCCCGAACTCTCCAAGGGCAAAATCCTGGATGCCGTTGCCCGGCCCATTTGCTACAAGGACGAGAAGGGCCGTGAAGCCGATGTCTACTATATTGATATTCTCGTTGCCACGAACCTGAAACACGGTGGTCTTGTCCGAGATATTACGTCTGGGAAACTCACAACAATGAGTATGGGGTGTCTGGCGGATTATGTCACATGCAGCCGGTGCGGCAAGGTTCTCGCCGATAATGACCCGAATTGCGAACACATTGACAGGCAGCTCATGCAATCCTTTATGGACGAGGATGGTATTGAGCGCATAGTCGCTGAGTTGTGTGGCCGGATGATTGAGCAGGACGGTAAATTGGCGGGTGACCCGAAATCCGTCAAATTTATTGAGGCAAGTTGGGTAGACAAGCCCGCATTTGTTGGTGCCGTACTTAATCACCTGATTTCCGAAATACCAAAGGCCGCGCAGGTTCTCCAATTCCCGACGGCGAGATTGTCTGAAACGGTTGAGGATTTATTCAAGCTGAGAGTTGCCGACCGGGCTGGCATGATTGTTTTGCGTGTGGCTCGCGAGGAACTTCTACGTAGGAATCGTGAATCTATTATCGAGCGCGTTGCTCGTGGTGTGTGGCAATAAAGGAGATGAAGATGAGAACAAGACAGAGATTGACGGCTCGTGGTCCGCGTGGAATCCTTGCGGAAATTGACGCGCTTGAGAGGATGGTTGAGGGCGGAATTGACGAAGAACTCGCGAATGAGGCCCAGGGGTTGGCAAAAGAAGAGGCGAAGGAAGTCTCCGAAGCGATCCCCGAGTCCGTGAGTGAAGATATCAAGGACGAGAACGCACGCGCCAATAAGAATTGGCCGTTGTCGGCATCGGAGAGTGAAGCACTTGCCCGTCGTTTAGTCGCGATGGCCAAGCGTTTGATGACGTAACCCCAAAAATAAGAAAAACACGGACACTATCTATCTAATGTAATGTGTAATTATTTTTTGATAATACATTCATAGGGTAGAACTGAATGGTGTCTTTGCGTAATGACAGGAGGACGGAAAATGGCGGATAAAACATTGAGGAATAGGGTCGAGGCCCTGGAACAGAAACTGGGTTCGGCCCAGCCAAAGTCCCAGCGCAGCGATGCCCCAACCCTTGCTTCTGAAATCGATGCACTCGACCGTCGCTTGGACGCGATGTCCTATATGGACGACGAGGGCGGGCTCGGAGACGAGGTAGTTGTCGACGAACTCGGCATGGATGAGGACCTGGGCGAATCAGTCGTTGTCGACGAACTCGGCATGGGCGAAGACCTGGGACTCGGCGAAGACCTGGGGCTCGGCGAAGACCTGGGACTCGGAGAAGACCTCGACGAGGAACTCGGCATGGACGAGGACTTGGGGCTCGGCGAAGAATTCTGCGACGGTCCAATGATGGGCAGCAGCAAGCAGGGCAGCGAGACAGCTCCCGGCGTCGAGGATGATATTTCGCAGGATTACCTCGACGCGGTCGAGGAAGTGGCACACGGGAAGGAACTCACAACCGGCGATTCGATGCTGGACGTGGCTCCGACCGGTCATACCGCTGCGGAAGAATACGTGGCCCGTCTGGGCCGGGCGGGTGACCGCTTGGACCGGGTGGCTAGTTACTTGGAACGGCAAGGTCGCACCGAATTGGCGCTCAGAATAGACAGGATTTCTGACGCCATTGGTGCCCGCGCCAAGAAAGCATCGAGGAGGGCATAATCATGGCAAGGAGAATCAGACTTACAGACCCCCGTCGGGCAGCTTCGCGTGGGCGTAGGGCGGTGGAAGATTCCATCCCTTATCCCGGTACAGTGAATCAGCCGGAACGGAAGTTCAAGAAACGTGACGAATACGGGATTGAGTGGGAAACCACCAATCACCCCTTCCCGGACATGCGGACCGAGTGGAAGAGTGACGCCAGGGACGAAATCGGTTTCGGTATCCCCGAAACCAACGGCCCGACCGTTGCTTCCGTCAAGATAGCCGCATCGAAGGCGGTCAGGGCGGCAGTGCTCCTGTTGGGCGAGAAGGTCGATGACGAGACCATCGAAGCCCAGGCTCGTGACTTTATGGCCCTCGGCCCTGAAGCTCTCGACCGGACACTTCAGCGTTTCGTCGATTCGCAGGAACTCTACGTCGCGGAGGACGACAAGAAGGACGAAGAAGAGGAGTCCAAGAAGGAAGCCGCCGAAGACGACGACAAGAAGGACGACGAGGAGTCGAAGAAGGCCGAAGACGACAAGAAGGACGAGGACGAGTCGAAGAAGGCCGAAGACGACGACAAGAAGGACGACGCCAAGAAGGACGAGGAATCCAAGGAAGCCGCTGACGAGTCGAAGGACGACGCCAAGGACGAGTCGAAGAAGGACGACGCCAAGGAAGCCGCCGACGACAAGGACGAGGACGACAAGGGTGACGAGTCCAAGAAGGACGCCGCCGTCGAGCCGAAGAAGGCCGAAGACGAGGACGACAAGGATGATTCCAAGAAGGATGATTCCGATGCCTCGGACAAGAAAGCGGATGATGACGAGGACGAGGACGACGAGAAGAAGGAAGCCTCCGCTCCGCGTCGCGGCATGAACGAACTGGACATCGAACTGACCTCCGCGTCGGGGATGGACCTGGGCGACGATGTCGAAGCAGACCCCCGTCTGGCAGAAATCTTCGAGGATGAAACCATCCCGAAGGAAGGTGCCGAGACGGTTCAGCCGAAGGCTCGCAAGGCCAAGGCTGGTATTAAGGAACTTGGTGGACAGCCGCGTGCCATGACCGCAGGTCAGGGCAGTGGAGCGGATGACATCAGCGGCATCTGGGACACGGCCCCGGACGTCAGCAGTGTCTTCAGGTAAGCCGGAGAAAAAACAGTAGGAAGGGAGAGCTAAAAAATGGCACTCACAATTCTCATCAGAGGGCAGCTCAACTCGATTCCGGTTCTGTCGGATGCTTGCTTTACCAAGAGCAACTATGGCGTGAACACGAACTCGACGCTGAGCGTCAACACGCCTCGCGGCGTGCTCGGTGGCTCCATCGCGGCAATTTCCGCCGGGTTGGATTACACCGTGGTACCGATGACTACCGGCTTGATTCCGGTTGGTCTTTTCGTAAACGACGCAGCAGGTGCGGCATTCGAGAATGCCCCGGCGGTCGCGAGCGGTAAGGTCGCCGTGATGAAGGCACAGGCATCGGTCGAGGTGGACGTGTACGAAACTCGCAACGCAGCAGACAACGCGGACATCACCTGGGCGGTGGGGAACAAGCTGTACGGCTCCGCACAGGGCATGCTGACGAACGAGACGACCGCGTCGAGCGAAATCATCGGTATCGTGACGAAGGCCCCGAGCACGGCCAGCCCGACGCTCGGACTCGACGAACGCATCTAACGTGTGAGTGCTCCCCGCCCTAACCGGTGGGGAGCAGCTCAGGCGAGTGGATAAGAAACAAAACGCAAGAAGGACAGGGCGGCGATAACGCCGACTGAAACCGGAAGCACAAAAAGAAAGGTTAGGTACAACCATGGCTGTTGACAACCAAACCAAACAAGAAATCATTGGCCAGCACATTCGTACGGCGGCAGGACGCCAGCGTTTGGCCAGCTCGATGATTCAGCCTCTGCGTCGTCGCAGGGACTACACCTCGGTCGGTCGCAAGGCATTCTATGTCGAGCCGCTTCCCGATGGCGCACTCCCCATCTACGACAAGGACCCGAACATCACCGCCTACGTGGTCGGTGAGGAAGGCGAGAACATCGTTGCGGTCGCAAAGCCGAAGCGTGTTCTGTTCCCGCTCTTCGAAATCGCGTCGAACCCGGAAATCCAGCTCACGGAAATCAAGCAGCGTCGTTTCGACCTGATTGAGCGCTCCGTCGACCTGGCCAAGGCCGAAATCCAGGCTGAAGAGGACCGCAAGGTTTTCGCAGTTATGGACGCCCTTGCCGCCGACCCGACGAACCCGAACCCGAGCATCCCCGTCACGGGCAACCTGACGGCGAACGCCCTGGCAGATGCCTTCGCGAACGTGGAGCGTACCGACATCCGTGTCGCGTCCGTCTTCCTGAACGCCAAGGATTACGCCGACCTGCGTAAGTGGGACAGGGACACGCTCGACATCGAGACGCAGGCCGTTCTGTTGAAGACCGGTCTCATGGCTACCCTCTGGGGTGCCAAGCTCATGGTCAGCCGCATTGTGCCGGAAGGCACCGTGTATGTCTGCGGTGAGCCCGAATTCTTCGGTCGCATTCCGGTGCGTACGGAGCTGACGGTGCTGTCCGCCGATGACCCGAAGAACCGCCTGATTGGATTCAGCATCTTCGAGCAGCTCGGCATTGGGGCATATAACCCATTTGCACTGCAAGTCCTCGCCATCACAAGGGTCTAAGTCTCAACGACTTACACCTGGTGGAGAGACTAGTGCGAACTGGTTGAAAGCCAGAGAGGCCCACGGGAAACCGTGGGTCTCTTTTTGTCTTGGTAGTGTCTGCCAGTTGTTGTACGATACATGGAACTATGAATACCGTGTCATGCGAAATATGTGGCGGGGATGTCGTTAACGGGAAGCAGGTCTATCACCACCGAACGAAATGCCGGGGTACAAAGAAGAGGGCGTTGACCATCTTGTGTGTATGGTGTGTGGTTACAGGTCCCCGGTTTTATCTTGCCATATCAAGCTTCACGGACTTGACGCTTCGGGGTATCGGGACAGGTTTCCTGAAGCACAATTGGTCGTCAGACGGGCTATCGATAGGCAATCGGCTTCTAAGCGGGCCAAGGGCGGCTATAAGCCTATGTCCCAAAAGCGTGGTGCAAAACAGTGCCATGTCTGTTCTGAGTGGTATCAGCCCGAGACAGCGACGAAGCATCGTGCCGAGTGCGTGCAGGCTCACCCTGAAGCCTATAAGAAGGGCGTGGACTACGTGGCGTGCCCGGAGTGTGGTGTAGCCCTCCTGCGGCTTGGTAAGCATCTCCGGCGCGTTCATGGGTGGTCTGAGGACAAGATAGTCCTTGAAAAGAACCGTGGACTCCAGCTTATCGCATCATCCGTTGCCGATAAGTGGAAGGCCAAGCAAGACTTCGAGGCTATCCAGAAGAAGCGTGAGGCTACTCATTTGAGTAGGCATGGCCATGCCAATCCCTTTGCCGACCCGGAGGTAAAGAAGAGGCTTGTGCAAACGAGTATGCGTCGGTATGGCGTGGACCACCCCATGAAGGATGAAGAGGTCTTTATCCGCAACCGGGAGGCCAACGGGGTCCGTCCTACACACTTGGAGTGGTTCTTCGACCAGCATACGCCGGAGACTGTGGTGTATAGTGGGTATGGGGCACGGTTCATCAGGACAAAGGTGGGCGTAAGGAAGCTGGGCCGGGTGTTTCACGACCTGAATCCTGATTTCATGGTGTTTTCGCCGGGGATTGCGGCAAAGGCCCAGGTGTTATCGGCGGGGAAGCAGCGATTCCCCAGGTATTGGCGGGCGGTGAAGGTGGTGGAATTGCTGGGGAGTTGGTGGCATTCGGAGGAAGTTACGGGGATTCCTGAAGAGATTCATGCTCAGGAGCTGGTTGAAGCGTATAATGGGGCAGGCATTTATTGCCTTGTCCTATGGGAGCACGATGTGCTTGAGGATTGGGCCGTAACCGGGAGGCGAGTTGAGGAGTGGCTGAAGTTATGAGTTCAATCTTGGAGAGGGTGAGGGAGAAGTGGACAGAGCACAAGATGGAGTGGGGCGAGCTGCCGGACAATCGTTGGGAATGGGTTGTCTTCAATCCGCTTCCATGGGATGAGAAATCGGTGGGTGCCCGCTCTAGTGATGGCAGGACGTGCTATCCAAATGGAGATTGGATTCCGCCTCTAAAAGAACGTGTTCTAGTGTCTTTGTGTTCTCGCCGTAGCAAAACGGGGAATGAATACTATATCGCGAGTCCTGTTTCGGAGACCGGGATTAGGGATGCGGCGGGATTGGATATTTCCAAAGAAGTCTACTCATTGGAATGCGATAACGAAGACCTTCGTTCGGCTTTGTCCTCTGTTAGCCGTGAGAATGGGGAGCTGACTGAAAGCGTTCACTACCTGCGGGACGAGGTTGCTTTTCTGAAGATGATTATTCAGTCGAATCATATTCAAATGCAGAATAGGGGCCGCTCTGTTCTGACCAGAAGTGAGTTGTCGGACATCTTAAAGGGGGCATCCCTCAGCGAGCTTCTGAACCCTGCAAAGTTTAAGGACGCTTACCGAAGGATTATGATGATTGCCCATCCCGACAAGAATGGCGACCTATTCGGCCCCGTCATCAGTATGATTTTTGATGAGATTGTTAAGGCGGTGAATGCGGCCAAGCCGAAAAACTGAAGAGGAGTAGAAAATGAAAATGCCTGTTGAGATGAGCCAGGAAGAGATACGAGAGCAGAGTGACGCCCGCATCAAGGGATACGAGAAGGACGACCGGGACAGGCAAAAGCGTAACAAACGTGTGCAGCCTATTCTTGACTATGTGCGTGCCCAACTTCTTGCACATAGATTGGCGGGGGCAGAAATGGCCTCCGACGACGATGGCGGAAAAATTCTGAAGGCGATACGAGATGCCGATGTCGCCGCTCGTCAGCCGGATGCCTTTGAGGACTTTGTTGATGCACTTTCAGAAGAGGGGCGGGTCCTTGAGCTTCAAAGACGGGTTTCCTTGCTCCGGGAGGCAACGGTTCCGGGGTGGAAGAATGCTCAAATTGTTGTTCTCCCGAGAGAGGATGATTTGAAGAGTGATGAGGACCGGCAGAAAGCCAGGGCATCCCTGCCAAGTAGCTTGGTGGAAGTTTTCGAGGCGTACCGCGTCCGCTGGGCAAGGAGTTACGATTCTGAAGATTTTCTTGAGGAGATGGACGGAGCGTTTTCTTGCATCGAATGTGCTTTCTCTGACGGGAGTGAGTGGCACGCTGTGTCAGATAACATGGTTTCTGCCTGGCTGAGGTGGTTTCTGATGGGGAATGCTGTGAATCCCTACAAGGAGACCAAGTGGGAGCGGAGTGGTTTCGTGAATGGCGCGAGGTGCCCTGTCTGCGGAAGTCGTTGGATATTCATAAATGAAGCCCTTTGTCACGATTTTACAGGAACCTACATGCACTGCGAAGACTGTGGAGAATGCAATTTCTCTCACCAGGGGCATGATGATAGCGAAATGTTTTTCCTGCATAATGTCGGGATTGGTGCCGGAGCCCTTGGCGTGGACGCGAAGTCGGATGGGGTTGATTTGTTCGCGGCCCTCAAGGATGTGATGATGACGATTATCCGGGAGGAGGATGGATGGTGGTCGGGTATGTGTAGTGCGGATGAAATCGCCGAGGCTTCTGCTGACAGGGATGCGGCAATTGATAGCTGCTGTCATCTTCTGGATGACGACTCGGAGCCGATTTTCACAGATACCGATGTGGCAGCAGCCATCAGTTCTCTCGTGGTTGAGGGAAAAATAGAAGATAAGAATGTCGAGCAGGGGTGGCGCTTGATGGTATTGTAGTTCGGAGGTGATGATGTATGAGGGAATTTTTTGCGTGTGTCCACATTGCGGTATGATGGCATCGGCAAGTTTCGGCGAAAGGTATCTTCAAGAAGACGTATGTGGGGATGCCCCTAACGAATTCGGTGAAAGATGTCAGGGTAAGCCATGTTTTCTTGCCGGGGGAGATGTTCCTTGGACAAGAGAAGATGGGCGGAAACGGAGAGCGTTAATCCATATTGGACAAGATGAAAATGGAAAAAGATTCTGTGGCGTGTGGGCGTGGGACCCGCCCCGACAGCGTAATAACGGCATCCTGTCAGAATGGGAGCCGGACAGGAATGACCTGTGCCGGATTAGAGAAAAGATTTGCAAGAAATATGGGGATTTTGGGGAAGTTTTATTGCCCGCCGCATTGGATGACAGGGTAGGCCGCTTGATGGAGAGACTATGTGGGATGGGATTCGGAGAAGCGGTGGGTATGCCTTTCCATCACCCGCGTGTAACAGCGGCGAGAACTGCGTGATTAGGAGTTGAGGAGTGCCTAAACAAGTTATAGAGATACCGGGTCCGATTCTTGCGGGGCGTCCATCATGCTCAAGGATTGAAATTACCCGGCACCGAAAAACGGTTAGTTTGAGGTGGAATGTTGGCTCGATTGACAATGATGGTCGTGCTTCCCGTGCTTTTGGTTCTCGGTTGGAGGCGGTGGGCTTGGCCCAGACCATCAGGAAGAAGTGGAAGGAAAACATTGGCTCTCAATGTAAGGGAGCACACATAAGTTGTGGAGGGCGGTGGTCCTCGGCGCATCGAATCTCGTCTCAACTCTCGGATGAGTTCTCCACTATCATCGGGGATATCTTCAGGACAGTCTCGGATAATTTGCCGAGGGATGGGTGGCCTTGCGGAGTGGCATTTGTTTGGGGGGAGAAGGTTTGCCTATCTTGAAAGCTAGAAAGGCCCTCGGGAAACCGAGGGTCTTTTTTTGTGCCCGGAAATCCTTGCAGAAGAGTATAATGGGGTAGGCAGGGATTAACGGGAGGAGCGGAGGAGGGGATGAGTAGTAAGGTAACGAATATCCAGACTGCCCTCGCAGCGTCGAGGGAACACGAACGGGCATTGAACGCAGAAGCGGATGCCTATCAGCAACGCGCCATCAAAGCCGAAGCCGCTCTTGACGCCGAGCGGGAGAAGTTGCGGGGTTTGGTGGATAAACTGGACGAGGCGCAGGCTGAAGTAACGAAATGGAAAAGTAAGTATGCGGATGTTGCAGTCGAAATGGATGCCACCAGGGTGTTGAGGCAGAGGACATACCAGGCATTGACCTGATAAGGGTGATGAACTGGAGCATGCGTTAAACGAGCAGAGCCGACTCGATTATGCCCTCGCCGCCGCCAAGGAACCTCGGGTTGACTGAGAACCCTCTCTTTTTTTGTCTTGTCCCCGGCTTCCAAGTGTATAGTAGGGCGTGAAGGAAAAAAGGCACAGAGACTTCGAAGACTTCTTGGCTTGGCTTGAGGTTCACCGGAAGGACCACCTCAGCATCGTCAAGATGCACGAAAGAGGCGAACGGGTTATCTTTCGGAAAAATATCTGTGGTTATCTCCGCACTACTGTTACCTGCTACCACCACGGGTCGGACACTTTGCATCGGTGGGTAGAAACCCCTCCCTCCAAAAGATGGGCCAAAAATATCATTATCGAAAGTTGCAAGGCAACGTGCAATCGTCGGACTCGTCAAAGGCTGGAACTTGCCGGGTTTAGCCCTTCTGATGGGGAATGGACGACAACCTACATCGAAATGCTTCAAAACATAACATAAGGAGGACCCTATGGGTGCCAAGAAGAGAGCGAAGAAGACGGTAAAGAAGGCAAAGAAGACACGCCGTGTGGCTGCCAAGGACTACACGGACAACCCTATCGTGCAGTCCTTTGCCAAGATGGCACTGGATTCCCGTAAGAAAAGTGGCTTGCCTCTGAAGGCGGTTGCGTCCGACCTGGATGTGAGCATCTCGGTGGTCTCGCAGTGGGAGCGTGGACAGCGCTACCCCAGCGTGGACAACCTGGTGCAGGTGCTGGACTACTACGGGTACGCTTGCCGGTTAGTGAAGCGGCGTGGCTAAGTTCTGCACCCGGACCATGGGCGATTGGACCGAATAACGGGGGAGTCACGCTAACGCGCAATTCCCGAAGTGAGGCCGCTCAGAATCAAGAGGACAAATTGTCCCCTTGAAAACAGCCGAGACTCCGGTAAGCGTTCGCGCTCTTGAGCACGAATATGGGCGTGACAGGGAGATTGGTAGGGTATGAGTAGCATGCTGGAAAGAGTTCGGGCGCTCCGGGCCGCCAAGAGTAACCAACCACAGGTAGCGGTCATATCAAAGCCCAAGGTGGCCCAAATGAGCCTTGACGATGCCCTGAAGGTATTCGGGCATACAAAGTTCCGGGAGGGGCAACGCGAAGCCATTACAGAGGCCATAGAGGGCGAAAAAGGTGTGTTGTGTGTATTCCCCACGGGTTCAGGGAAATCCCTGGTTTACCAACTCCCATCGATTCTGTCTGACACCTTGACGGTAGTTGCAAGCCCGTTGATTGCTTTGATGAAGGACCAGGTGGACAAACTCCAGGGTCTTGGTGTCAATGCCGTCCTAATCAACTCCTCTGTGCCGATGCGGGATGCGAAATTGGCCTTGGCAGAGGTCTCGTCGGGCGGCGTGCGGGCCTTGTATGTGTCCCCGGAGCGCTTTGGAAACTCCGAGTTTAACCGGGCCATGGAGAAACTGAAGGTAGACATCTTTGCCGTGGATGAGGCTCACTGTTTTATCGGGGATACGATGGTTCTGACGCCTTCCGGTGAGCGCCGGATTGATTCTATCAGGGTGGGTGACGAGGTTATCTCGAAGTATGACGGGAATACGGTCGTCGGCAAGGTAGCGAGACTGTTCCTTCATCGTGGTCTGGACCTGTGGAAGGTTCGCATAAATGGGCGGGACGGGTACTGCGATGGGGGGCAAGAGTTTTTCGTAAAAAACACTGGCTTAGTTCCTGTGGACAAGTTACAGTCTGGGTATGAAATCATCAAAGCAGATAGTTGTGTGCGAGGAATGCGGGAAGGTTCGGGAGATGCGACTCAGAAAGGGGCGGCCTCCGAGCAGGTATTGTTCACAGGCATGTCAAAGGGCAGGGTCGGCAAAAACAAGAAGTGTTCCGACTGTAGAGAAGATATGTCTTTCGTGCGGGAAGAGCTTCCACACGAAGCCGGGGTACAGGACTCTGCACTGTTCGACTCTGTGTGGCCAGCGTTCGCAGACGAAGAGGTCGGAGGCGTCGGAGAGGATGACTCGGGACAACCCAATGAAGAGGGAATCGGTCAGGGCGTCTGTGTCGAAGGCGTCGAAGGGCCAGGACAGGTTCAAGACGAATCGGGGAGGGAACGGGAGAGGTGCGACGGGACCGGAGGCTGCTCTTGCAGTCGCGGGAGGACTTTCTCTGAACCATATAGTAAAAACAGGACATTGTCGGGACGGGAGTGGCTATCCGACACACTACAAGTTGGACTTGTCGTGGCCATTGGAGAAAGTCACAATAGAAGTGGACGGCCCGTCACACAAGGCGATGAAGGTGCGGGATGCAGACCAGCGGAAGGAGTCGTTTCTTCGTATGCTCGGGTGGAAAGTGTTTCGCGTGTCGAACGAGGAGGCACTCTCCCAACCGGGGAATGCCTTGGAAAGAATCCGGTTGGGGTGCGGCTTTACGACATCGAAGTTGAAGGAAGTCATAACTTCTTCGCAAATGGCTCTTTAGTTCACAACTGTATTAGCAGGTGGGGGCACGACTTCCGACCGGCTTATGCTGAGCTGGGCGGAGTTATCGAACGCCTGAATCCCCGGCAAGTGGTTGCTTTGACGGCTACGGCTACGGAAAAGGTCCGGGAAGACATTTGTCGCTCGCTTCATATCGAGGAGGCCAAGAGGTTCGTTCAGAGTGTTTATCGGCCCAATTTGCAATTTGCGATGGTGGAGGCGCGTGGGGCCGAGCGGTATGAGTATGTCCTCGCTGTTGCTGAAGACTTCAAGACGGGAATTGTGTATGCCGCTACGCGCAAGGAAGCGGAAGCGGTTTGCGATTACCTGTGCAAACGGGGCATTCCGGCTATGTTCTATCACGCGGGCCTTCTTCAAACAGAACGGGCTGAGACCCAGACTCAATGGTCTAAGGATGGTGGAATTATTGTTGCGACTTCCGCATTTGGTATGGGTATAGACCGGCCTGATGTTCGTTTTGTTGTGCACGTTGGCCTGTCTCAGAGCATTGAAGACTGGTTCCAGGCGGTAGGGCGTGCCGGGCGCGATGGTAAGGATTCTTTTTGTCTAACGGTTTGTGATTTTGAAGATGATTACCGAACCCAAACTTTCCTTATAGACATGACCAATCCCAGTGGCAAGGATGTAGAGGGGTTCTGGAAGTGGCTCAAGTCCACAGCTCTCAAGGAGGCGAATGGGGCCAACTTTGCCGAGATACACATGACTCAGAAGGTCATGGGGCAATTGTCCAGGGTACATAATGTCGGGGCCTGTATTTCGGCATTGAAGCAGAAGGGCCTTGTCAAAACACTTGGCCGTGGGAAGTACAAGGTGTGGCTTGATAAAGACGACACCTTTGATGTTGTACAGATTGATGGCTCAAGGAAGGACCGGATGGAGAAGTTGAATGCTTTGACGCGGTTCTACCGGACGAGGGATTGCCGGTATGCCTATGTTTGCGAACATTTTGGGGACGTGTCGTTGTCGGGGCCGTGTGGGAAATGTGACAATTGCGCTCCGTAAGTTGCTTTCGCACTCTGTGAAATCAATCCCGTTGACAGTTTTCCTGGATATTTAGATAATGCGGGAGTTACAAACGAGTCTCCCTTTCGGAGCATATCTGTAGGTGGGTAATGTCATTGTCAGATTTCTTTCAGTCGATAATTGATTTCTTACGCGGTAAGAAGCCCAATAACCCGGACCCAGAGCCAGAACCTGAGCCAGAGCCGGAGCCGGAGCCAGAGCCAGAGCCAGAGCCGGAGCCGGAGCCAGAGCCAGAGCCAGAGCCGGACCCGGAGCCAGAGCCAGAACCAGAGCCGGACCCGGAGCCAGAACCAGAACCAGAGCCGGACCCAGACCCGGACCCAGAGCCTGAGCCCGAACCGTCTTTGGACGCAATCAACCCGGCTGGCTTCGCCCTGAATGGTGGCGATGCCCGTGTAGACAATTGGCCAATCACTTGTCATATCAGCAATGGCAAGATTGGTGGCGCTACCGTGTCATGGGAAGGTTCCCATCCTGATAGATGGCCGAAGACTGACAAGATTCATAACGACCCGAATGGCAGCATTATGATATTCGTGGAGCGGGATGGCCAGAAGTCGCAGATGTGGACGGAATGGTTGCTCCAAGGACAGCACACTCAGGCGAAGAAGATTCTCAAGAGTGACCGTGGCAACAAGAAAATCTTTACCGGCGCATGGGAGAACTATGCTTATCGCACGACGGACAAGGTCTGGCTGTGCGTGTGCGGCCATAACCGGGTAGGAGTCACGAGCGTACAGGAACGCTCGAATATCATTCAATTGGTTGACCCGGACTCTCCACAGCAGCCGGACCCAGACCCCCAGCCCGACCCGGACCCGCAGCCGGAACCCACGTCCCCCATGTACAAGCGCAGCCCGCAGACATTCATGGGCCGTCAATGGGACATCAAGCAGGACGGGCAGAGATATGCGCCGGGGAGCAACTGGTGGCATCCATACAACGCGGATATCCATGCCAACCGTCTGTATATGAAGATTCGGCAGGATAACTGCAAGTGGTTGTGTGGTGAAGCCAAGTGTGTTGACGTGGCCAAGTACGGCACGTACCGATTCTACGTCAACTGCTCGAATCCATCCTTGGACGATATCGACCGGAACATCGTTCTGGGCATGTTCCTGTGGGCGGATGATGACAAGGAAGTTGACATCGAAGCCTCACGTTGGGGCAAGAAGAATGCGTCATACAACCTCCAGTATTGCGTCCAGCCATGGGACGTGCCGGGTCACAAGCACAAGAAGATGATGGACTTGGATGGCGGGGCAACGACGCATGTGATTGAATGGCAGCCCGACAAGGTTACGTTCAAGTCGTTCCATGGGCATTATGCCGAGCCTCCGTCCTCCGATTACGTCATTGACGAGTGGAGCTACACGGGCGACGACATCCCGACGGAAGAGGACAACCTGCATCTGTACGTCAATATGTGGTTGGTGGACAATGACGAGAAGGCTCCGGCCAACAAGAGGGATTTACAGTTAGAGGTGAAGCAGATTGACTTCCCGGAAGATGCGCCTCCTACGGGTGAGTGGGTTCATTCGTCCCCGAAGAAAGTGTGGTCGAGTGATGACAATGCGTACAAGGTTACGTTCATGGAGTACGTCGAGAAGTACAAGGCCCTGTTCTGGGGCACCAGCAATGTCTATCGGGACCCGTGGCATGTCCAGATATTCATGTGGGAGGACCCTCCTTTTGGCCCCATCAAAACCTTGTATGACAAGTATGACGCAGAAGAGACGTGGCAGCTTGCGACTGTTTGGTATGACCAGGTTATCTTTTGCCCGGAGCACGGCGGGAATAAGTGCCTGGTGTACGAGAACGGTGCCTTAACGGAAGCCCATAGTTGCCCGTACCCGTGGAACTTGGCGGGGACGGTATACCAAGGCCATCCGGTATACACTTCCAGTGGGGACTTGCGGCCTCCGGCTAACTTCCATACGAACCCACAGGTGGTTGATGTCTGGAGTGGTCATGTTTACCTGACACTTCCGGTTAAGGCACTGGTCCGGTCCATCGTTGAGTTTGGGAATGATTATCATTACCTGACCAACTTCGGTGACGAGGTGTACGGTACGTTCTCGGGTCATACCGAGCCATCTCCGGGATTGAAATTGGTGGTATTCCAGGATGAGCTGTACATGGGACATGGTGCCGGGGCAGGGTCGAGGTTCGCGGCTGACGGGCGTATCAGCAAGAAGGTCGGTAGTAACTGGCAGGTGTTGCATGACACGTGGACATTGAGTATCCAGGATGCCAAGGCGGACGAGCACTTTGTCTATTTCGCGGCAACTGACCCGGACAAGCTGGTGGCGTATGACGGTAGCCAGTTTACCGATGTGGGGAGTATCACCGGGGAGACGGCGGAGGACCGGCAGCGGGACTTCGGCGGGAATGTGGCAAGGCGGGGTGACACCATTTTCTGGGGTCGCAGCGACATGAATCAGTGCCATATCTATACGATAGACCGTAGACGGCAGTAGATTTTAGTAGAGACGTGCGCACGGGGTCATCTTCCCGGTGTATAATGTTTCTACGAAACATCAGCACTGTGTGCTGGAAATATGAGAGGAGATGGATATGATTGCGTGCAAGGCAACTGGCAAAGGCAAACAGCGGAAGGTCGTTCTGACCCTTCCCGAGAATTCTGGATGGGGTAGTCGTTTCCCAAGAGTCCGGGCCGACAACGGCGTCAATGTTGTTTGGTGGGACTTCGATGCAAACAAGCCCATCGAGAAGCTCAAATGGGACTCCCGGAAGAAACTCTTGAAGCTCCCCATTCCGTTCGCGGCGGATGCGTCGGAGGATATGACTCCGAAAAAGACCTCGGTTGGCGTGGAGATGGCGGGCGTGAGAATCACTGACCCGGCAAGCACAACCCCGGTCGACCTGGGAACGCTGCGTGTCTCGCCAACTTCCGCGAAGCTCATTACATACGCGGTTGAGAAGCTCAACGCTTACATCGTGGACCGGAGCAATCTTCCTACGAATCCTACGGGGGATGAGCTGTTGGCCGATACCAAGGCTAAGTTCAGCCCGGCAGCCGTTGAGAAGCTCGGAGAGGCTATCGAGCAGCTTGGCAGCGAAATCGACAAGCGCCTGGATGCGGTGACGGAGCAGATGGCTGCAATCCAGGACGTCCGGCGCAAGATTGATTTCTTGCGTGGGCTCCGGCAGAAATGGACTTCTCCCGGACTGGAAGGCCCGTCGGATATCGGCATGGAATAACACGTCACACATTGATGATGAAGGCACCCCTTGGAAGGCCCGAGGGGTGCTTTTTCTTTGATAACGGGGCTATAGGTGGAGAACCTACTATGAGAGAAGCCCAGGAATTACTCAGGATGGCGCGGAGCCTTGCCGGGGGTACCATCCACCCCCCACCCGCTATGGTGGATGAAATCTATCGGTGGTCTGAGGCCCAGATTGCGGCGTATCGGGTCAAGAGTAATCAGAAAAGTATTGAAGAAGACCGGCAATTTATGGAACAGGCCCTGAACAAGGCCAAAGAATCCCGAGAGAAAATTCAGAAGCTCATAGACGATGGCCTTTCGCCGGACAGGATGAAGCTTGAAAGAGAGTACGCCGAAGAGCGTGAGCGTCGGGCCGAGCAGTTTCGGGACGCTATCGAAACTCGGGAGAAGCGCGTTGCCGAGCTATTGGCTATTGTTAAATCATTCCCCCGAGTCCAGATTAAGAAATGGAGTCGGGTCAAGCGCAAGTTCGTTGCCGACATGACGGGGTGGCGCTATCTTTCGAAGGTAAAGGCGGCAGACCCGATGCGGAAAGCCTACGCGGACAACTCGTTCGGGGTCATCACGGTTGAACTAGTCAAGGGTGATTTGCAAACTAAGGGCAAGGGCTACTGGCTGGCCAACAATGCGACTCTCAGGATAAGGATAGGCGGAGACCTTCACTGGATTATCGAACACGAGCTGGCTCATTGGGCGCAGTCATACATGAACGTCCTCATTGGAAAGTCTGGACAGTTCGGGATGCCGTCCCAGAGAGATAAGACCCCGGACGTGATACAGCGGGCCAAGGGACCCGAAGCTCGCAAGCTAAAGCAGAAGGGGATTGAGCCAAGCGAGTTCCATAATTTGGATGACGTGGAGTTCTACACCGACCTTGCGGATGAGATTAGGGCGTTTAAGCTAAAGACTAAAAACGCATTGGAGTATTTCGGAACAAAAGATACGTTCTTCAAGGTCTTTATCGGGATGGAAGACCCAGTGAGGTACGGCCTTGGTTTTAGGGGGAAGCACTATGTGAGCAAATACTTCAAGGCTCTGAAGAAGCATGCCAGGGGCAAGTGGCAGAAAGCCGTCAAGGAACTGGCGAAAGCGGTGCTATGAATGAAGCCAGAATAGTTGAGAGAGTGGCATCAGTCTCAATCGTTTATCACGGGACAACTGCCGAGGCTGGTCGCAAGATAGAGAAGGCGGGGGTCATTTCATCTCGTGGAGACAATCCCGGAAATTGGGGAGGCGGGATGTTTGGCGGGAATCCATCTAACCCGAATCTGGTCTACGCGGCGACGGATAAAAATGCGGCTGTTGGCTATATGAAAGAAGTTTGTCGCAGGGCTAGGGCGAAAGATGGGGCACTCATAACTGCCAAGATGGACTGGAAGAATGCGGTGCCGGATGAGGATATCATTTTCGAGTTGATGAATGATGGGGTCAGTGGGATAGCAAAGAAGTTGTGGGAAATCTACAAGAAGATTCTTGATGAGGATATTCCATTTGAGGGTAGCCTGAGCGAGTTCGGGGAAGCGCAGATGGATTACTGGGCAGAGACTTTGTCCGACGCGGAGGTTGCCGAGGACATGAAGAATATATCCGAAAAGGCGGTAAAAACCCTTTCGCCCAGAGACCTTGACCAACTTTTCCAGGGGACAGTTGCGTCGAGCAGGCCACTGAAAGTGATGAAAGTCGAGTTCTTGAGAGTGTCGTGAGTATTTTTTCTTTGATATTCTACCTATAGGTAGATGAGAAGGACTGCAATACCCTGGTTTGTCGATGTCGAGTGTAAGGGCCGTAGAGTCTGTATCGACATGTATATCGAGAAATACGGGAGAAATACGAGCGTTTCCTCGAAAAGTTCTTCCATACCAGGAACAAGAGGGTCATGCTCAAGAAGATACTGGACTCCAAGACAGTGCCTATCATGTGTCCTGATGGTGGGATGGAAATGGTGGACGTGGACACTGGGGACATGTTAAGGAAAATTGGGAAAGTTACTATGAATGACAATATCGCAGAACGGGTAGCACGAAGCTTTGTCGCGGCGACGGACGACGAGAACCGACTCAAGAGTATGAAGCAATGGACGACCGGTGATGGCTCCGAGTGGCGTCCTGCCGGGAATACGATGCCCCAGCTTCCTCCCGGCTACTACGAATGCAAGTTCAGCCCGATGTGCGGTTACTTCCTCTCCCGGATTCCTTGCAATACCGAAGACCTTATCCGCTTCCCAGAGACCAGCGTCAGTGCCGTCGTCAACGAAATTAAGAAGTTCTGGACGAAGGAAGACGAGTTTGGCCGGGCCGGGCTTACCTTCAAACGTGGTTTGCTCATGTTTGGACCTCCGGGCACCGGCAAGTCCTGCACCATCAAGCTGGCCATCAGTGACGTGTACGAGCGTGGCGGGGTGGCTATCAAGATGGATGACCCGGAAGTGTTCCTGGAGTGTGTGCGTATCTTGCGGGCCATTCAGCCGAAAACGCCCCTGGTTGTCATTATGGAGGACCTGGATTCTCTGCTGGAGCGGTTCTCCCAGACCAGCATTTTGAATCTCCTGGACGGCGTAGAGGGCCTAGAGTGGACAGTATTCCTGGCCACAACCAACTACCCGGAGAAGCTGGGCTCCCGCATTATCAATCGGCCAAGTCGGTTTGACAGGCGCTTTGAAGTGCCTCCTCTGGGCGAGAAGTCTCGGGCAATTTACCTCAAGCACTTGGTGGGAAAGTACCAGCCGGAAAACGAAATTGACTTGGACCGGTGGGTCGCTGATACCGAAGGCATGTCCATTTCTCACCTCAAGGAGTTGTTCGTGGGTGTCCTCATTCTCGAAGACGAGTACGACGTGGTGATGAAGATGCTTCGGGAGATGCAGGACGAGCACCCCGTATCTGGGGAAGTGCTTCCCGAGGGAAACCAGGGACAGGCGGCTGGCGTAGAAGATTGCTGTGAGCCGCAGCAGAATTATCCGCAAATGACTTGTTGCGGGAGTTACGACGAGTTGGCTCATGTGGCATCGATGATACAATGATGAAGAGGGGCTGAAAGGGTATGTCCCAGTACCACCAAACTACGGTGAGGGTCCACCGCAGTTTCCCTAATCGCTTTTTTTTCTTGAGCACGAAGGCTATCCCGTGAGTATAATGAGGATGGTTGAGGCATTCGACTCAGGGGATAATATATGAGCCAGACAAAAGTACAGAAGCGCAAACAGAAGAAGAAGAAAGACAAGCAGAGAGCGAACACCAAGCGCCGGAATATTGAGCACAACTTGGCTCCACTCCGGTATCGTTGGGATGTTTTTTATGATGGCCGGTGGGCTATCGGGTTCAAGGAGTACCGCAAATGGGACCAGGTACAGGCCAAATTGAATGAGACCGAGAGGCTGCGTGACGAAGGCGTTGAAATTGCTGCTGGACGTATTGTAGATTTGGTGCTAGGAAAGATTATCAAGGAAGTCGCTCCTTCTCCTGCGAAGCCACAGGGCAAAGGTGCACTACCGGACAAACTGGCCGATGAACCCGATTCGGCGAAAGGGATTTTGGGAAGATAGGTTCAGAATCCCGAACCAGTTGCGCAATGAATGGGATGACGAGGCCGCAAGGCCAGTTCTTTGAAAGATTTACCTTTGGGCCGGTTGGTAAGAACTATCGCCGGGAGCCAAGAAAAAAAACAGTGTGGCACAAATCTCTGGTGCGACTGGCCCAAAGGCGTTTTCGTTGGGAACCGTCGTACGGCAGCCTTCGGGTGCTGTTGCGGCCTTTCCGATGCGGTTCCCCGGAACCTTATCAAAAATCCGGGTGGTGGAGGATTGACGGGAAACCGTCGTCCCCATGCCGGAGACAATCCGGGAAGCCATCTCCGCATTTGCGGAGGCAAAACAGGGCTACGGCTGGGATGCGTAAACCAGCCACGTCTTCGGCGGTGCCTCATGGCAGGTACAGCCTCAGCTTCGGCATCGGCCAGCAGCTAGTCTGCAATTGGCCCGGTGAACTTCTGCTTGCAGAAGAAGGAACAATGCCGGAAGAAAAGCGGGAGTTAAACGGCCCGCTCTGGGACTGTGGCGAACAAGCCTGCCCTTTGATTTTGATTTGTTGTCTGACGGGTTACTGTCACGGATTACCGGACCTCGGTGCGTGGCGAAGCTGAAGCCTCTGTCCGAGAGTAAGAGGACGTGAGGGCGGGGCAGGCAACATTGGTTTTTGAGCGTGGCGGAATTAGACGCTAAACTGCCAGCAGCGATGCGGTGAAATAGACGGGGTGTTGACTGAATGCCTTGAGGCGAGCGAAAGCCAAATCAAGAAACGCAGTCTTGAAGCAAAGATGAAATACCCGTCGTGCAGGTGAAAACCCTGTCGCTCGATTTGTTCATTGATATTTTACTGGCAGCGGTGTGGCGCTGGTGAAGGCGAATCCAAGCCCGGACACACCAGGCAAGCGCGAGAATGTGGTCTTGTCCCCTTCTTGCGGACTACCCGGTACCGGAACACCTTGGATGTTGCTGGAGCCGTAACACACCCCGCGCACCAATAGTCCCCGTGCGCAAAAATCCCTTAGTAGGTTAGAATCCGAACGGGTCGCCGAACCGAAAGAAGTAGGTTGCAAAGTCCAGGGGTGCCGGTGAGAGCCCGGACGCGAGAGAGGAGCAAGCCTGTCTTGCAGATGTAAATGGCCTTCCTTGGGTGGAATAGAGAACCCGTAGCCTCCCGGTTGGAGGTGGGGCAAACGATTAGGACTGAGCTTTAAGCCTATGACCCTATCCCGTTGAAGTTATGGCTCTACGTGGAGGGTGGGGTAGGTAAGTGTGTCGGCGAAAACCCGGCCTGCTAGTAATTTTTTCAGAATTGATGCTCCCTGGAGCAATGGATAGAGTATAATTTGATGTTGACTCGTAGCGGTAGACGGTGAATGCTACGGTCGTTCTTTGAAAATATGGGCGTGACAAGGTTTCGACTGGCAGATGCAAGTCGTTAACTGCATGCGGAGGTTGGTAAGGTTGGCCTCCTAAAAAGCCTTCCAACACTGAAGTAAACGGCAACGTTCTTCAATTCCCCGGAGTCCAGGGCGCTCGCGCTCTGGCGGCTTAACAGCCCCGGTGTCGGCTCCCCTACACCTCTAAGGGATGTCCGGCAACGACAGAGGTAGAACCCCGGCGGGTGGCCGGGCTATGTCATCCAATGAGTACTACAACAGAACCGTTTATTACGGGGTGCTCTGGGAAGGACTGTTGTGCGGCCCGCCAGCGGCAAAAGAAAGTAGCTGGATAAGCATGTAGAGGTTTACGGTGAGCCTGTCCAGGACGGGAGTTCGATTCTCCCCACGTCCAGGTTGACGATGTCAGACCACCTCCACGCGGTGTCAACTGGTAACAGCCGAAAGGCTGGCCAAGAGTCTGAGAAAGGGGCGTTGGCTGAGAGGAAAGGCCGGTGACGAAAGTCACTTGGGATTCCGAAGTCTCGTACCAAGCAGTGAGTCCTGTACCAATCAGAGGTTTATTTTTTTCCTCGGTGCAGGTTTGACTGTAGTTGGCGGGAGGGCTGGAACCGACGCAGGTTCAATTCCTGTACGCTCCACCATTTTTCAACCGTCAGCGGGCCGATTACGCTGAACATGACAAGTATGACGGTACATTCTCTGATGAAGGTACGCGCAACGTTTGAAAAAGTCTGTAGAGAGAATCGGCGGGAAGGGTTGGTAGAGTCCCGGTAAGTGCTGAACAGGCAGCCCTTAAACTCATGGTTGGATTTCCCATCCCCTTTTGGGGACTTTCAGACACAAGGGGCCGTAAGGGATTGTGTCTTCACCCGAATGACGGAGGTCGTATGAGCATTCGCGACAGAATCAAGTCTATCGTGGCCGAGCAACTGGGAATTCCGGTTGAAGGTATTGAAGATGATGCACATCTCGTAACAAGCCTTGGTGCCGATGAGCTGGACTGTGTGGAATTGTTGGTGATATTCGAGGAAGAATTTGGAAAGCCTGTACCCGATGGAGATGTTGGCCGGTTGACAACCGTTAACGAAATCGAGGAATATCTGCGGAATACATTAGGGATTCCAGACGAAGATGAAAAAAATGAAAATTCTGTTGCGCCGGACGAGAGTCCGGGTGTATAGTGTTTGTGATGGCTGGTACGCTTCAGTCGTTTGTTCTTTGAATTGAAACAGAAAATAGAAGCGATACGCTTCAATGAAGAGTTACTTCATTACTGAAAAGTAACACTGGTTGGTGGAGTCCGTAGGTTCGGACGCTGAAGCCATCCGAATATCCCAACCGGGGACTACCAAGTCCTGGGGAACGGAGACCCCGCACTGGGTATTATGTGCAGCCTCGGCTACGGGGTCAATCGTAGCCGTCTCCCCTAAAACGGAGCCGTATAGAGGGACTCCTAAAGGCCCATGTGGCCATCATGGTATATCCCTCGGCAACTCTTTGTGCCCATTGGTATCGGCTTTATGTATGATTTGCGGGGTAGAGCAGTTTGGTAGCTCGTCAGGCTCATAACCTGAAGGTCACCAGTTCAAATCTGGTCCCCGCTACCACGATAAGCCGATGGTCAAAAGTTGACCATCGGCTTTTTGTTTGTCAGGAAATGTAAATTGGTGCCCTACAGTTGGGCACGCTTCAAAGAAGGAGGAGGTACGCTATGAGTACTCTTCAGAAGATGGCGCGGACCAAGTCCGCGAACGCTCGTAAGCCGAGCAAGCAGCCGAATGCAACCGTAAACCGCGCAGGCGGCGTCGCATTCGAGATTAAGGACCCGGCACTCAAGCTGGTCACCATGACCGGTGGGGCGTTTTTCGCCGAGCCGAAGTTCTATAACGGTGACGCCATTGTCCCGAAGAGGGTGCAGGGCGGCAAGTTCGAGCAACTCGCTCGGCGTCTCGAAATCGTGGATGGCAAGCTGAATGGCTTTGCTTCCTGCGAGGAACTCAACGACGTGGCTCGCGAGGTCGTGGCAACGGCTATCGATGTGGGGACCGGGGACAACCCGGAGGACCTTCTCTCTATCGCCAACTGGCTCCGCAATGAGATGTACATCCGGCTCACGCCGCAGGTGCTCCTTGTTGTGGCGTCCAGGCTCGATGCGACCAAGTCGCTTGTGCGTCGGTACGCCCCGCACATTGTCAAGAGGCCGGACGAGGTTAAGACGTGTCTGCTCGTTCACCGGTTCTTCTTCGGCATGAAGTCTCTGGCCAATGGCCTGAACTTCGGCCTGGGGGACGCCATCTCGGGCTTTGGAGAGCGTGGGTTGGTGAAGTATGACAGCCCGGACTTCCCGACGTGGAAGGACGTGTTTGGGTGGGTGAAGCGCAAGGCCGACTGGCCGGTGGCGAAGCCCATCGCGAATTACTTCATCACAGGCGCAATCCCGGATGAGAAGGACGCCCCGATTGTGGCGGCACGTGCGGCCATGAACAAGCGGACGGCTTTCGATAACATCACCAAGGAACTTGCTCGCAAGTCCAAGGTGAACTGGGAGGTTCTGCTTTCCCAGTTCGGGGACGACAAGAAGGGTGTTTGGGAGTTCCTCGTTGACGAGAAGCTGCTCGGCTACATGGCCATGCTGCGGAACCTGCGGAACATCCTTCAGGCGAAGGTCTCGCAAGAGCATATCGCTAAGGTGTCCGCGTATATCTCCAGCAAGCAGGCCGTGCAGCGGTCCAAGCAGCTCCCGTTCCGGTTCCTGTCCGCATCGAAGGCCCTCCAGGTTGATGGTGTGGACCAGGCCGACCGGGGTGAGCTGGAAGCCGCTGTCGAGCTGGCCGTAAACTACGCAGCGGAGGGGGTTTCCCTGCCGGGTACCACGGCAATCTTCGTGGACGCTTCGAGGTCCATGTCGAACAACAGGCTGTCGGACAAGTCCGAGGTGACGGTGGCCGACGTGGCAAACGTGCTAACCGGTATCGTGGCCAAGGGGTGTGAGCGTTCCTACGTGTGCGCTTTCGCAACGGATATCCGCGAGGTTATGTGGACGAAGACTGATACAGTGCTCGATGTGGCCCGCAAGATTGGGGATGACGGCGTGAACGGTCACAACACCAACGCCTTCAAGATTCCGCTGTGGCTCATCGAGAAGGGGCTGACTCCTGACCGGGTTATCCTCCTGTCCGACCTCCAGGCGTGGGATGACACCAGCATGACGGGTGCGCGTGGCTACCGTTCGGAGAGCCCGAACAGCGAGAAGGCTGTGTGTGACACCTGGGCAAAGTACGTGGCATCGGGTAAGGGGGCCAAGGAGACTTGGCTGCACTGCATCAACCTGAATGGGTACGGTGACACGATTGTGGACGAGGGCACCCACGTGAACCTGCTTGCCGGGTTCAACGAGAAGGTGTTCGGAATGCTTGCGCAAACCGAGGGCCTGACAGAAGATAAGGACGAGGTTGCTCTGCCCACTGTGGAGCAGATTCGTAAGGGTTGGGCGGCACAGACGCCCGTAAATGCGTAGAACAACGCGAAGGAGAGGCCGTAGGGTGTAAAGCCCTGCGGCCTTTTTTTGTGCATTTCTGTTATGATAATTCTTTGATATTGGGAGTATAGGTAGGAACTCACATCGTTTACACAGAGGAGGAAGGTATGCCAACGTACAGGGCGAACCCAACAGATGTAGCTCAAAGCAAGCGCGAAGAGGCGCAGTTTGAGGGCGGTGCTCCCGTCTTTGACAACGCCAAAACTCGTGTTGTTGCGAAGGGGCTTCAAACCGCAACGCAGAAGACTGCGAATGCCGGTTCGACGATTCGGAATAATGCCGGGGTGATTATGCCCCCGGACGACCGGCCTGGTGCCATTGTCGAGGAACAGCAAGGCAAGGCGTAAGCCGTCACGAACAAGAAATGGCTGAAAACAGCCGGAGGATAGCATGACCAACACGAAGAGAATTCAGGCGGCGAAGAGGCTCCTTTCACTGGCTCGCGAGTTGACAGCAGCCGATGACGGCGAGGAAGTGGACGAGGCATTTGCGGGGCGTATCCGTAACCTTCGGACGAAACTCAACAAACTGAGCCAGAAGAAGCGCCGGAAGCTGAACCAGTTCGGCATTGGCGTGATTCGCCCGAACTCCACGGTTGAAGACCTGGTGGGTGCCCTGGAGCAGGTATTGGCCGAGGCGTAAAGGGGGCTGCCGTGGACGAACGTAGAATTGTCCATATTGCAGGGAAAATCTCTCTTAAGGCCATGGGTGGAATACATGTAGCCGTTAGGGACCTCCCTGATGCCGTTCAAAGGGCCTTAAAACGGCTCAGGTACGGCAGACGGGACATCGAGGTCATCTACGACTCAAAGTATTCCGTTTCGACGGCATTTGAGGGGAATAGAGCCCTGTCCGTGACGGTTGACTTGAGTACTGGTCGCATCAGTGACGCTCAGCAAGGCTCGTGGGGTGGCTCAAATCCCTTTGAGGACCGGGCTCTCGACCGGGAGGAATCCTTTAATGTGCCGAATGGTTCCGTGGTTATTGCCGGGGAAGCTGGTGGCCGGGGCAATTTCCTTCGTATCTACGTGCGACCGGGAGATGTCGACAAGTTAATGCCGGAGCCGGATGACGATGTTATCCTCACCCCGGACGAGAAGGCGGCTCTGGGTATTGTTGGAGGCATCAAGAGCAGTTACCGGGCGCAAGAGTTCCTGCGGCACCGGCTCGGCGAGTACGGCAAAGACAACCCCATTATCGAGAGCCTGGCAGAGAAGGGCTTGGTCAAAATCATGGCCCAAGGCATTCGTATTACCACTCAAGGAAGGAACGCGAGATGAGCGACAATACCAGGTTACAGAGGATTGCAGAACGGATGACGACTGCATCCCAGAATGTTGAAGTCGAGCTGTACTTCGTTGGGCAGGATGAGGCCGAAGCATTTTCTGCGGACTTCCCGTCAGCCCGCTTGAAAGTGAGGGGCCAGAGGGTCACCGGGGAAATCCCGGCGGATAAGGTTGGGGAAGCGGTAAAGTCTTTGCAGAACGATTACGACGTGTTCCCGGCTCTGACAAACGAGTAAAAAATGAAGAAAATTGCCTTTCCAGTACGCATGTCAAATATTGCCCGGCGGCTTGAAGCAGATGCCTCTAAAGGGCTCCTGAAGGGGCTTCTACGCACTTTGGGTACTCTTGATGAGTTGGCCGACAATATCGACGACACCATCGGGACATTTTCCATGCACTTCCAGGCAGGTCTCGACCCGGAGGTGGATGGCCAGTTTGTCGTGCTCAAGAAGGCCCAGGATGGCATTCAATCGGCTTACCGGGTGCAGAAGGAAGTGCAGCAAATCCTGACGAACTTCCCCGAAGACAAGACCGTACAGCGGGCTGTTAAAGATGCCGACGTGATGATAAAGCGGTTTACCAGGCAAATCGGCCAGGCCCAGAAGGTGGTCCAAACCCTTTCCAAAAAGGCCATTCCTCCGGCCCTTAAGAAATTCTCCCAGTCCGTCGTTCGCATTATTCGCTCGAAACTGGAAGACCCGAAGGCCCTGGAAGTGATTCCGTGGCAGAAGAAGGACTATCCATCCGGGGTGATGTACCAGGTCATCTTGCGCGTTGATGGAAGAAATTCGGATGGGATGAAGCGTGAAATTACGCTTACCGAAAATACCACATCGGCAGAGGGGCCTGGGGTAGTGTTTGGCAGCTATGGCACACCAACGTCAATGTCCCCTAAACAAGCGGCTCAGAAGATGTTGGAGGCCCTGAAGGGGTGGAGTGGATTGAAGGGCGAGACGGATGCCATTGCGAATAGGGAGAAAATAGCGAAGGGCGTTAGCAACGCCATCGATACGGCCATTTCCAGGAAGAGTCCCTGGATGAAGGATGACGCGAAGATTTCCAGTGGCAATACCCGTATTAAAGGTTCCTATCGGTCCGATTTGCCGAAAGAGGGAGAAAGCGATGTTGGGTATAGCACGTACCGGGATATGGTCGAAAGGGAGACTGACAACTTCAAAAAGATACTTGAGCCGCTACTTGCTCCATACCGGCAGGCCATTGTCCGCATAAACTATGGGGATGGGGAGAAGAGTTGGATTACCGTAATGGTGGAGTTGAAATGAACGCCCGTGGCTCGAAGCAAGACTATGAGGATAGCGCCGAGGATATCGCTGTTGACGTTATGAGCCGATTCCATGAGAAACATATGGATATCGATAAGGCTTTCAAGGCCCTTGGGTATGGCGAGCTGTACAATAAGACAAGGCGTACGGATGTACCCACAGATTTTGAATCGCTTCCCCTTCGAGAGCAGGAGAAGATTATGACAAAGGTGGTTGAAAAAGCGATGAGAAGGGCTTCAAGCCCTCGGAGATTGAACATGAAAGATAACAAGATGGCTCAGGAATTGGTGGGATTGGCCAAGAATTTGGTGGGTGGGTCTGCGATAGAGGACGCCGCCGTGGAAGATCGCGTAAAAACGCTTATGGCTTCAAAGGGAAAAGTGGAAGCGGCCATCCGTAGTGCTTTCGGACACAAGCCCTCATTGGGGGCACCCAAGCGTCAGCGTGGCTATCTCTACTTCGAGGAGACCGGGCTGGAGGATGACGTCGGTATTATGGGCATGACCATCAAAAAGCTGACCCTGAGTGTGGTCTTCACCGAGAGAATCTTGAAGGACGGTATCATAGGGGGCCTGGTCGATTTGAATTGGGAACATGTGACTGGCGGGACGAATGGCTCACAGCTTGGACGTATTTGGTTCAAAGCAAATGACCGATTTGAAATCAGTAAAGGCCGGTAAATGGATAAAATAGCACAGGAACTGGCTGCTGTAGCGCGTGAACTGGTTGGGCGGAATGTCGCGGCATCCGAGCCAGAGTGGCCCAGTTTTGAGCTGGTGTCGGTATCGGAGGATTCTATTGCCCTGAGAACGATTGTCACCCCCGAGGGGGATTACTTGCGGGGAGAGGACCTGGATGCCATCGACACGTTAGACATGCAGGGAGAGGTAGAGAAGGAGGCCGAACGTGTTTTTGCCAGACTGGGAGATGTCTTGGGGAAGGCGGGATTGTCCATATTTGCGAATAGCGGGAGGATTCGGGCGCTCCGCCCGAGGGAACAAGGATACCCGTTCCTGGTTTCCGTCAAGCTGAAAAGGGTAATGGACGTGGGTAGACTTGAGAGAGCAATAAAGAGAATGCTGTAACGGAGAATTGACGTGAATAGAGAACGTGTAGCACGCAGACTGGTGGCCATAGCCAAGGAACTTATCTCCGGTAAGAAGGAATTGACAGGGGTCAAGGTGATGGATGTCGCTCGCTATATGCAATGGGCTCAAGAGGATACCGAGCCATTGAAGTTGATGGTTCACTCACTCCGGTCCCGTATAAACAACGCCGTGGATGCGACACTTGACCGGAAGGCCCTGCAAAAGTTGTCAAAACTGACTCGCGAAGTAGATAATTTGGAGAAAACGCAAAAGGCGCTAGAGCGTGCCATAGGAGAATTGACATGAATAGACGTATAGCGAAAGAGCTGATAGCGGTGGCAAGGTTGCTGGCAGGTAAGGGTGAAGTCCCCGAGGCTTTCAAGAAGCAGTGGAAAGACAAGGATAAGGACAACGACGGCAAAGAGAATGAGCCGAAGCCTGACTTCCTGAAAGACAAGGAAAAGAAGGACAAGAAGTCCTCCGTCTCCGAACGTCTGGTTGCCATCGCCGAGGCATTGGTGTCTGGGAAAGGTGAGGTCCCCGAAGCCTTCAAGAAGCAGTGGAAGGACAAGGATAAGGACAATGATGGCAAGGAGAATGAGCCCAAGCCCGATTTCCTGAAGGACAAGGAAAAGAAGGACAAGAAGGCTGCTGAAACTTTCAAGTGCCCGGACTGCGGAACGAAGGTCCTGGAGCAGACTGGTTTCTGTGTCAAGTGCAAGAAAAAGGTCAAAAAGGCGGCTGAAACTTTCAAGTGCCCGGACTGTGGCACGAAGGTCCTGGAGCAGACTGGCTATTGTGTCAAGTGCAAGAAGAAGGTCAAAAAGGCTGACTGGGAGCCCATCCGGCGCGACGTGGACATAAGAATGCGCAATAAGGAAGTCAAGCAGTCCCTGACGAGTTATGCACCGGCGCTCTCCAAGAAGATGCGTATAAAGGTTGTGGCCACGCTTGCTGAGTACGGCGGTGTGTCTGCAAGACCACGAGACTTGGACCGAAGGTGGTCGTCCTACCTGGTCATTGTTGACCCGAGGGCCAATGCCAACAAATACCATTATTATGTCGTGTACTCGGTCGAAAACGACATGGGAGAAGAGGTCTACGTTGGCTGGAATTGCTCGGGCCGTATCGGTATCATCGAGCGGGCCTACGATTTGACCGCGAAGTATTTCGGTGGTCCCGTAAGCAGTTTGACCAAGGCGATTGCCGCTTGTGAAAAACACCTGCGGACGAAGGAACGCAAGGGGTACGAACGTATCAAGATGACAAGGGGCTAAGAGTATGACAACGCAGAAAATCGCGAGAGAACTGATACGGGTGGCCCGGAAGCTTACAGCGTATGAGCACGGGTTTGACTTGACCGAAATCCGGGCATCCAAGTGGATTCAGGCTCTCAAGAGTGTCGGCGTGAGTACAAGGCCCCGGAAGACGAGCAAGGGATGGGTCTGGAAGGGTCCAGGCATCCTAGTCGTTACCGCGAATGACCCCATCTCCGGTGAGTACTACAACGGCAAACGTAGCCCCGAGCCGGATTACGCCAGCTACATCGGCATCGAGGGTGACGAGGAAAAGGTGATGAAGTTGGTTGAGGCCATTAAGGGCAAAGCCGACTATATCAAGAACGAAGAGCCTGGACAGAGGGGCTACATCTAATGGACGAAGCTCGGGTACTCCTGAAAATCGCAAAGAGCCTTCTTGGTGGCCTAAGTGTCGGCAAGACTGTCGAGCAGGGCTCCATCCGTATCCATCGGTACCGCTCGTCAGTCCAGGTGACTGACTTGACCAATGCGGGCAAGCGTGGTAAGAGGTGCAACCAGTTCTCCGCTTACGACCTGGATTATGCCGACGACGCTAAGGCCGAAGTCGAGGACATGATGGATGACTTGGCTCGCGCCCGGAATTACGCGCAGGCCGTCAAAATCATGGAGAAGGGCGTCGAGGCTATCAACGAGGCGTCAAGTTACAACAGCGCCAATACAGACGAGCGCGTTCTCCGGGGTGTAGATGTTCCGCCTGGTGGGTTTGCCCCCATCAAGATAGATGGCAAGCACGTCTCCATCGAAGCCAATTTTGATACGTTCTCGGTCCGTGACAAGGATGACAAGTTCAACGAGCCGACCTGCATCCCGACAGTTCGTGGCGCGAAAAAGACGTCAATCAAGATGTTCTATCGTTGGGCAACGGACAACGAGAGCTGGATAAAGCGAGCAACATTCGGGGAAGTTCTGAATTCGATGTCCAAGGCTGGAATACCGTATCATCAATATTGTGCAGTGGATTGAGGTGAACCCGATGAACAAAGAAGACCGTTTTTCGAGAATCGCAAGCCGTGTGGCGGGTAAAAACGACCGTGGCCGTGAGGTGGAGCAAGCCAGCCGGAATCTCGTTCAAGCCTGTTCCAAACTCGTTGGTGATTTGAACAAGGCGGGTTTGCAGGACGAAGCTCGTGCCTTTAAGAGTAAGCTCTTGAGGACGGAGCGGGTAATTGCCGAACTCGGCGTGGCAGCTTATGTCTATTCTCCGATGCTGGATGTGGCCAAGAAGCAGGGCATGTCGTACCGGGAGTGGCAAGACAAAGTGATTGCCATCATGCAGAAGGATTACATGCTGGCCAGGAATGACATTTTCTCTGAAAGCCAGTTCCGTACGGGGTATGATAGTGGCGAGAGCCCCAAAGAGTTCACCGAGTGGCTTGCCGACAAGTACGACCTTGAGAAACCGGGAGATTGGTAAAATGAAGTCGGATGATTTGGCGAAAGAACTGGCAGCCCTGGCACGGGAGTTGATGGCTGGAAGCCGGGTTGCGAGAAAACTGTCATACCGGGAAATTTTCAAACTAGGCAAGAAAATGTCTGGTGGTATGGGGTTTTGGGGCAGTCGCGATATGCTGTCCCATGACAACCGGGATGACCTTATTAAAGCGTGGGTAGATGCGCTCCGCTCCAAGGGGTATGAGGATATAGACATCGTTCTGTATGGAGATTGGAGGGATGGAAGGCACATCGCAAACTCAATCGGAGAGGATACGGATTACAGTGAATTTCGGGATTCCGTGCGCAAGATGTCGAGGAATCCGAAGGATGTTGAGTCAAGCCGGAACGATTACGACCAGGATATAATCGACATGTTGGAGAGCGCGATAAGATAGAGGAATTATGAACGAACAGAAGATTGCACGCGAGCTGATAGCAGTGGCCAAGGACTTGTCTGTATCTCGTCCTCGAAAGGCCGGGAGCATGGCTCCGGCCCTTTTGAAAATCCGGCCCGGCAAGCACGTCTCCATTGAGTTCAATGTGTCGGGGCTGGACATTCCTCTCTATGCCCATATCTGGTTCGACGATGATGTTGCCCAGACTGATTTCGGTGACAGAGTGTCTGATTCAGGGGAGTGGCAGGTCATTTTCTCGACGAAAAAGGTGCCGGGTGGTAGAGAACAGGCAAGGGAAACCTTCCGATATGTGGAGCCACACCGAAGGAATGAAATTGCTGCTTATGCGGCAAAGTGGATAAAAGATACACTTCTCAAAGTGGCGAGGAGATTTCGATGAACGACGAATTCGTGGCAAAAGAGTTGGTATCTGTGGCGAGGGAGTTGACGGCTGCCCGTAACCCGTGGGATGAGCGGAGACAGGCTGTTGAGACACTTCAACAACTTGCGGAGGATGTCGGTGCTCTTTGGTTCTCCGAGGACTCTTACACCTTCAAGGAACCTCCCGAGTACACCCGGAAAATCAACACCGCAATGGGCAAGCTGACTCGGGCCGTGACGAAGGCCGACAGTGATGTCCGCAAGGCGATAAAAGAGGTAGATTCGTGAACAGTAAATCAGTGGCAAGAGAGTTGGTAGCCGTGGCTAAGGACTTGACGGCTGGTCAGTCTAATCCCGACGTCAATGATATCCATAGCGCCAGTCAGCGCATTCTATTCTCCCTAAAAACGCTTCAGAACGCGGCCAAGCAACTCGAATTGAGACAAGTTCTTCGTAGGCTTCGGGGGATGGCGGAGGACATCGACGAGATTGCCGATTACCTGGACAAGGCGTGGAGGGAGCAGAACTGATGGACAACCGCAAGATAGCTAGGGAATTAGTGGCCGTGGCAAGGGACTTGATGGCCGGGCTTGTTTCCGACGAGTGGATGGATGCCTTCGTGGATGGAGCAACGCATTTTCTGGTTGAAGCCAAGTCGCGTGGGTATGTCATAGAGAGGCCAGAGAAGTTCGTTGGTGGTGTTCGGTTTATTCTGGATAGCGCGGGTGGCAAGGACGGCGTCCAGGTTCGCATAAGCCTGTTCAAGCCGGTCAACAAGCCATGGTTTATTTCGGTGGATGGATGGGTCAACGGCAGCATCATACGTAACGTCCGTAAGAAATTTAACGAAGACATACCAAGCCCAAAGGACATTTATAGGGCGCTGGATGCTATTGGCAAGAGAGCGGGCTTCTGGAGAAGGTAATGGACAACCAGGGAATAGTAAAGGAACTGGTGACGGTTGCAAGGGAACTTGTGGCGGCAGAATTGCCATTGGGCCATTTCCTGGCGGTGAAGGATTTCAGGATTGGTTTCGGCTCGTGGTATATGAGATTCCTAAAGGGAACAGTCATTCGTTCCGAACGGGGCCATCTGTTTTCCTGGTCGGGACAGCGTGGGGATTGGGTTGAACGGGTCCCGCCTATCAGTGGAACTCGTAGTTTCTCGTTAGGGCATTATGGGCAGACGATGGAGCAGAAGGAACAACTTGCCGTATTCAACGAGAGCACCCGAAAAATTTCACTACTGGAATCGAACCGATTGACAATCCAGTCCGAACAAAGACTCGTGATTCGAGTCGGAGACATGGAGCGTGTTGTCCAGGGCCTCGGGCTTAGGCCCCGAGATAAGATTACAATTATTGTCCCGCCGCAACGATAATGAGGTTAATGAGATGAAGGGTTACTACATAAAAGCCAATGGCCTGGTGATTTGGGCCACAGGGGACGAAAGCCCGACTAACATCTCGAAAGACCTGGACGAGGTGGAAGACAGTGTCGGGACGACTGAGGAATACTTTTACAAGGGCCGTAAGCGCCGGAATGGGGGTGCTTACCACATGTGGACGTGGTATGGCTTGTTCGGTACGACACGGGAGATAGTGAAGATGTTGGACCGTTTGGGATACGAGAAAGGAAGCCCCATGACAGCCAATGACAAGGTAGCACGCAGGCTTTTGGCAGTAGCGCGGCAGCTTGTGGCCGAAGATTTGACTACGAAGAACGTGAAAGAACGGGTTATCATCAGGAACAAGCAACACCCCGAATGGGGTTCATGGATTGTTCTTCGCAAGTATGATGACGGCATTTGGGAGATTCGGGGCACCCGTGGAGAGCGCGTCTTGAACGAAGGCGAATTCAATTTCTGGGAACTCGTTGCGAATGTACCGCCGGGCGATATCCGGGCTGCCGAGCTTCTCCTTAAGGAAGTTCACAAGTCGTACAACATCACGTTCGACATCACGATGGCAGCCTTGGGGATGCTGAAGAATGGCAGGGATGTTGGCAGTGCCATTGACCGGGCCAGGGAAAATCTCAAGGAGATGATTGAATCGGCTCAGGGCCTGGACAAGACCTTGGCGGATATTGAGAAACAGCTATGAATGAAGAACGCATAGCCACAATTGCCCGAAACCTCTCTGCGGGGATTGGTGTAGCTGACGCCCGTAAACTTGTAAACAAGGCCAATGGGCGCGTTGACCTGGTCTTGCGTGCCCTTCGAGGTGTGATATGGGAATTGGCCGGGGAAGATGAAATTCTGCGGGGAGATGCCAGAATCGTAGAGGAGATGCTTGCCAAGGTTGAAAAAGAAGCCAAGAAACGGCTTACATCGTGGCAGGGGCGTGACAAAGCCTCCCGAGTCTCGGACCGGTCCAGGGTTGCCGGAGTCCGGGTCAATACCCAGCAATTCGAAAACAGTTACGGCAAGAGGCCACGTGGCTATGGTTCATGGGCTTTCAACATCGATGGTGATGAGGTGTTCTTCTCTGGCAACTATGCACAGGCGAAGGCAAAGGCCGTAGCCGTGGCGCGTTCTCGTGGCGTGATGGAAATCGATTTGCTCTCGTAAATGGGCATTTATTCTTTGATACAGCCGTCATAGGTAGGAGGAGATGGATGTTATGGACAGACAGCAAGTAGCTCAAGAACTGGTGGCAGCCGCAAAAGAGTTGACCGCCGAAGACCTCTGGCACAAGGTGGCACGCCAGTATGGCGAGAAACTTGCCGTAAAGCTGCATACCGAGCTTCTCAAGAAGTCGGCCAAACTGTCTGATGACGACCGTCTCAATCCGACCGGCGAACTCTGGGTCAACGAATTCATGCCACCCTTGATGGATGGGCTCCTTGAGGGGCTTAAAAAGGCCAGGAAGGCATACTGACGTGGATAGGCAAGCGATAGCACGCGAGTTGGTGGCAGTCGCAAGAGAGCTTACGGCTTTGTCTGTCCCGGAGCGTCACCAGAGGGCTATCGCCCTCAAGACGCTCAAGATGAACGATGCCATGGCCAACGTCATGGGTGGAATGAACAAGGACGAGGCCCGAGCGTTCCTGAAGAAAATCGGTTACAGTGACTCCAAGATTCGCCGACTAGAAGCTTCCCGAAAGGGTCCCCCGAAGATGCAGAAGCAGTGGAGGGATATTCCTATCGGCAGCAAGTTCAAGGTATCGGGAAAACGCCAGAAGTGGTTGAAGATAGGTAAGTACGCGGCGGTCCCCGCAGATGCCGTTGTGAAAATGGGCAAGGCAGAGGCGGGTGAGCACGACTACGAGAGGATAGCGAGCAGCATGGGCAGTTTCAGTGGCGATGCTACGGGTGTCTTTGGTGCAATCGTTATGATGAACAAGAACAAAAGCGATTCGGCCATTCTTCGTATCGTCAAGAACGATGATTTTCTCGCGGAAGAGATTGAAGAGATGAGCATCTCGGATAGAGAGCTTCGCAGCTACATCAGGGATGAGAGGAAGTTTCTTCTATGAAAAACCAGCAGATAGCCAGAGAGTTGGTCGCAGCAGCCCGAGAGTTGACGGCGCTGTCCTCTGTGAAAAGATACATCTCTTATGGCAACATCGTCTGGGAGACGCGGGTGCCTGTGGAGAAGGGTCACCTCTTTTTCGTACAGGACGCTGCCGACGAGCTGGAGGAATTGGCTGCGAAAGATGCCATAAAGATTCTTCGAGCGATGCCGGAAATTGTCGGGAAGTTCCAGCAGCGCCGTATTTACGATGACCGGGCACGCATCGACATGAAGAAAAAGACTCTGTTCGTCGTCTCCAATGGATTTAACGGAAGCGACGAAGAACTCAATGCGGCATTGAGCGTCATCTATCGGAGGTCATGAACAGGCAACAGATAGCACGCGAATTGGTAGCCGTGGCACGCAAGCTGACGGCATCCATCACGATTCGTGTCCGGTCTACAATGGACCTGAAGAAGGTGACAGACTTGTTGGACGAGGATGGTATAGATTATGATGTTTATGGCCGGGAGATTGACATGGCGGATGAGTTTCATGGCCGATTGGACGCCACGAATTACCTCGACGCGATACAAAGCAAGTTGCACATAAGATTTAATAGTGAGGTTTCCTGATGGATAATCAACGTATAGCACGCGAGCTGGTAGCAGTGGCCAAGGACTTGACGGCGAAGGCTCCTCAGATGGACCGGGGCCGTCCGTCATGGCCGGACCTGAGAAGTGGCCAGCGGTTCAAGTACAAGGGCAAGTGGTGGATAAAGAAGAGCAGGACGAAGGCCATCGAGGACGTCAAGCCACGGACTTTAACCGTTAAGAACAACTCTCTGGAATGGTAAATGAACGACGCACGTATAGCTCGGGAGTTAGTGGCCGTAGCGAAGGACTTGACGGCTGCCGAGCGGCTTGCAGGAGGAATCGGAGACTTGTCTCCTGAAGTCCAAGAAGAATTGAAGAGCGATATCCTCAAAGCCCTCGGGGGTGTCCCGAGGAAGATGAGAAACCGTAAGGTGGTTAGGCTGGAAAAGGACATCGCAAGGGCTTTGAGCCAGATGTAGACTCGATATGAACGATGCGCGTATAGCAAGAGAGTTAGTGGCCGTGGCAAGAGAACTTGCGGCAGCCGGTGGCTTGGTGCGTGCCTTGAAGAAGGCAGATGAAGCCTGGACGGATTACCAGGACTATCTGACCAAGGCCGACAAACCGTTTAAGGCGATGATGCAGGCCCGCGAAGCGTTGGTTCGGGAGATGGATGACGCAGACCCGTCCGATGTGAACATGGGGACGGCGAATGAAGTGCGTCAGACCATTGATGCGTTCAAGGACCCGGACACATTTCAATAAGGGAAGTCAGATGGATTTGACCCTATGCTCATACGGGTCGGCATGGAGCACTAACGCGACCATGTTGAGGTTATCGCTTGCGAGACCTCTAAGAGCAGAAAAGCGAAAGGAGGCCAGTCATGGCCGGTAGCACGACAGGTAGTTGGTGGCAGTATTCACGGTGGGTATGGAACATTGCCCGCAATGCAAGAATCACAGAGCCCACGGGAGTCGAATTGGCAGCAGTCAAGACGTTCCTGAAGGCCATCTGGAACCCGCAGACTCAGACGGGTACGCGGTCATGGTTAGAAACGACGTTCAACAAGAAGAGCGTAACGGCAGCCGCTTCAAGTTATCAGGGGGACATCGACAGCGAGCCGACGTACGTCCTGGTGGAGATGCTGGGAGCTGTAGGTCGGGACCTCGACAAAATCCCCATGACGGACGCAGAGAAGACGTTGTCCGACACCCTGATTGCCGCAACAGGCAATCGCCGGTACGGCACGGGCGCGAACTTCGGTGGCGTTGGTGGTTCTATTGTGACAATTCCGTAACTTGACGGCGATGGGCTGGGCCAGGATATTTTCTGGCCTTGGCCCTGGTCTGTAAGGGAAACGAAATGGATAGCCAGAAGATAGCAAAGCGGCTGATAACCGTTGCCGAAGCTCTCGTCTCGTCCGGTATTACGGAGGGCCAGATTGAGAGATATGTCACTGACTTGGGTATATCCCGTCGGGACGGAGACCGCCTGATACGGTATATCTCTGAGATGAGCGGCATCCGTAATATCATTGACCTTAAAGATGCCGTCGGCGTCGGAATGAAACGATTGAAGATACGCCATCCCTGGAACGGGAAATTGGGAAGCACGCGAGTTGCTGGGACATGGGCGTTACCGAACAACTCCAGGGACGTTGATAAAATCGTCAAGATGGTCAACAACATGCGGCAGGGTGATGAGCCCAGCAGCTTGAAGACCGACCCTAGCGACGCCCTCTATTCCTTGCTGGGGGATGATGACCTTTTTGACGCCATAGACAAACAGAAGAAATACTTTTACGAGGGCTGCGCGGATGCAGTAAAGGACCGTGTCAAGGCCCTCATAAAAGATGGAAAAGATGCTTTCCGAGACCCGGTTGAATATGGCATGCTTGTTGAGTTGGCCGGAAAACTCGGTTGATAGAGAGATTTCGGCGCATGGTGCGCTGGGAGTCAGGCGAAAAGCCTGGAAATATAACACCATATAGAGGAGATGGATATGAATTCGAAATGGATTCTAACTATTCCGAGTCAAATGCACCTCGGATACATCAAGGAGACCTTCGGAAGAGGGACTGTCCTTGAACTCGATGAGGAGCGTGGTATCCTCATCGTCGACGGACGCAAGTTCGACGATACCCGTGACCTGGAAATCCTCCAGCGTCAAGCCCTGAAAACCCCGGATGACCCTTGGGTTGTACCATATTCGCCGGAGATGCTTGACGAAGTCAAAGGCATTGCTCCTACGATTGTGGACGCCCCTCCTCGTCGTTCCAACAACGATTTGCCTATCGTTCAGGATGATTCATCGGACCACCCGGTCATTGACATCCGCCATACGCAAGTCTCTAAGGTCCACCAGGCCGAAAAGGAAGCCTCGCGTGCAGATGCCCGTGCTCGGACGGCCAACAGGACCATGGAAGTCATCAAGGGCGACGAGACTGTCGAGGAAAGGCTTGCCGACTTGGCAGACAAGACCGACATGGCTTCGATGGCCGAGCGTGTCGCTCTCAAGCGCCAGAGAGCGGCGATGCCGGTGGTCCATGACGACAGCCTTGGTATGGGAGTGGGCAGGAGCGAAATCCCCATGAACGCGGGACAACACCTTCCCAGTCGGGAAGAAGCCGATGCCAATGCCGAAAGCAAGCGGGCCGAGGCCGAGGTTCGCAAGAAGCACGTCGAAATGACACGCAAGCGGGCCGGTGTGGAAGTCCCCGATGGCACCACGGCGGCGGCTGTCATCGACCAGGACATCCCGCCAGAGCTGCAAGCGGCAACGGAAGTCCTTGGCGGCACGGACGCGTCCTCAATCGTTGGGGAAACCCAGCTCGCCGTTTCCGGCACAACTGTGTCAGATGCGGACGTGGAAGCCCTTGAGGCGGACATGGCCAAGGAAGCAGGGGCTCAGGTGGCTGTAGAGGCCGAGAATGCCGTTCTACGGGCCGAGAACGATGAGTTGAAGGGTGGCATGGCTGCTGTTATGGCTCGCCTTGAAAAGCTCGAATCGGGCGGGAAAACGGCAGTAGCGCCTCGACGGGGCAGGGGTAGGCCGAGAGGGTCGAAAAACAAGGCCAAAACGGCAACGAAGGTGACCAGAACAGCCGTAGCCTCGGAGTAAGCCATGCTGTACGAGTTCGAGTGCAACGGTTGCGAAACGCGAGCAGAAAAGCCGTTTCGTATGGGTGAGGCTCCCCGCACTGTCAAATGTGGCAAGTGCGGGGGCCGAGCCTCCCGCGTTTTCAGCGCGTTCGCTTTAGCGATTGACGGTGGTATTAACCGGAAAAGTACCTTCGGAGAATCCATGCGGAATGGCAACGCGAAGGCAGCAAAACGGATGAAGGGGCGCAAAGCCCCAGTGGAAACCGTGGCTTACGATTACGGCGGCGGCGATGTGAGGGAGGCCAAGTGAAAAGAAAAGCCAGATTCAATGACCTTACAGGCCAAAGATTCGGGAGTTGCGGAAATGTCATCACTGTTCGTTCTGACTCTCTCACAGATGGCAATACGAAATCGAACAGGTAAGGGAGGCGGCGGCATGACTACGGAAACGGAGACGTCCGGGGCGTCTGAGGCTAAAAAGAAGCTCTATAGGACTTCGGACATTTATTTTGCGGCCTATTTGTGCTCGCTGGATTTCCCTCTCGTAACGACTGAGACGGGTCAGTCCCCGAATGGAAACCGGAAGGTTGTGTTTGTCTTCGAAATGCGCGAAGAACATATCCGGCACGCCAAAACCCAGTTTTTCGGCGGTGCCGGGACGGTCAAGGCTCAGAAGTTCGTGAGTAGCATTCGTAGTTTGAAGAGCATGTGCTTCGCCGTGGTCTCATGGATACTATTGATGCCCTCCGCCTGTCTCATGTGCTTTCACTGAGTTTTCTTTGATATGCCGACCATAGATGGAGGCATATTATGGAAAAACGGTGTACCAAATGTGGTCATCCGAAGGATGTAGTATCTGAGTTCGGCAAGGATAGTAAGGCCAAAGATGGCTTGTTCAACTGGTGTCGAGATTGTGCCAAGGCGCATTGTAAACAGAGTTACCAGGAGAACAAGGAGGCCCGGAAGGCTTCTGCTTTAGCTCGTTATCGAAAGAATGCTGCCGACCCGGAGTTCCGAAAACGGAGGAATGCCCGGCAACGGGTGTATGCGAAGGAGTACGGGAAGCGGCCACGGACTCGTGAACTGCAAGCAGCCGCCTCTCGCCGATATACGAGTAAGCCAGGCATCCGAATCTCCCGGCGGGTGGGTTTCCAGGTGTGGTATTCTTTGCGTGACCATCTAAACGGCGGGAGTTCCAAAGGCGGTCGTCATTGGGAAGAGCTGGTCGATTTTACATTGGAAGAGCTAATGGCCCACTTGAAGGGGCAGTTCTCGGATGGCATGAGTTGGGACAATTATGGAGGCAAGCAAGGGTGGCAGGTTGACCATGTTGTGCCGAAAAGTTGGTTCTCCATGCAGAATCCAGATGATGAGCAGTTCCGAGAGTGCTGGGCATTGGAAAATCTTCAACCCTTGTGGTTGAAGGACAACTCATCTAAGGGCAATCGATTTGCTGGGTAGCTTCGCGTGATGTGCTCCGTGGTGTGATAATTCATTGATATTCTCTCTATAGGTGGAGACACCATCATGGAGAGAATCAAAAGGATAACGAGGCAAGTCGCGGCCACAGAGGCTGTTGCTGCCTCGTTCTTTTTCTCGAAAGAGCGCCCAACCGATTTGTTTGCGGGCGTCTTTTTCGATATTCGCCTGAAGGCCAAGAAACTCAAGAACCAGTGGGAAGACCAGGCCGTTGTGGACATCACAAAGGCCCTAACGGACGATTTAACGGCCAGTGGCATAAGGGTCGTCGAACTGAAGATTTCCCTGGGACAGTACCGTGGCAGTCGGTTTGTGACATCGGCTAAGTTGAAGGTGATTGCCGGGACCCAGGCAAACGCGGATAAGCTATTGCCCCGTTTGCAGACGAAGTACAGCCCCAAGTACAAACTCAAGTCGTTTTCGGAAGAGACCAAAGAAGCCGATTACAACGTAAGGTAAGAGAACTATGAATGTGAAAGCAGTGGCAAAAGAGTTGGTGGCCGTAGCGAAGGACTTGATGGCTCGTCGTGGTGACCCCGATTTTGATGTGAGCCGGGCATGGGCGAACATGGACGCGGGTAACGGCCTTGAGTATATCAGTCGCAGGCAGAAGGGGATGCGTGTATTCATCGAGAAGGACAGTGGCCGCTGGGACTTGTTCGACGGTGACGATTACACAATTGACGCGGGGAGACTGAACAGCGTGACCCCGGAGAAGGTTCGGAGGCTCCTGAAAGACATTCGCAGGGTGTATTTTGCTTCCTCCAGAGAGAGGACCGCACTTCGGATGGTTCAAAAGCGGGAGTTCTATCGTCCGAATCCGGCACGCCATCAGAACATCCAGGAAGTTAAAATACCCTCGGACGTGGACATTGAGGCGTGGAGCTATGAGCAGAACGGCAATCTTTACGGTGTTGCGTTCCAGGGCCGGGCACAGAAACCCTTGTGGCATTTCCGGTTCCGGGATATGAACCGGTTTGAAAAGAAGGTGAATGAGACTATTGAGCAGCGCCAGGGGCGGCTCAAGGACAAGCAGAAGCGCCAGAAGGAACGGAACGAATTCAAGCACGGGTTGGTGGTGGGCTCGATTTTGTACACCTCGTGGGGCTATGACCAGACCAATATCGATTTCTACGAGGTCGTCGAGGCGGGCGAAAAGAGCGTGATTATCCGGGAAATAGGGTCCAAGATTGTCAAGGAGGAGAGAGGTGCCGCTTATGTCTCAGCGGCTCCTGGCAAATTCACTGGCCCGAAAATGAGAAAGCGCGTGAGTCCTGGCAACTCGGTTCGTATCAATTCATATGCCCACGCTACCCTGTGGGACGGAAAGCCGAAATATCAAACAGCACTGGGATGGGGGCACTGATGGACCTAAAACGAATCATAAGAATCGCCGAGAACCTGGCCGAAGATGAGAACTCCCTCACCGGTATGAAGAATGTCAAGGCCCGGCGCGAGGTGAACAAGGTGATTCATCGTAACTCTCCAAAGGGGCTTCTCCGGGATACCGATTGGCGCTGGGTTAACCAGATTTGGAAGACCCTGGATTCTGCCGCATTCGACTGGGCGATGACGGACAACTTCTATACCAATAACCGGGACGGGGTCCCCGAGAGCAAGACGTGGAAGTTCGAAGTGTATTTCAATAATGAAAAGGGCCGTCGTACCGTGCTGTACGGAGTCGTAATTGCGGCGGGGGCCGGTAGTGTCGATGACCCGCTGGACCGGTACGACGTGACAGCCTATGTGAGCTGAGGGGGGACGTAATGAACCGACAAGCAGTAGCAAAAGAGTTGGTGAGGGTTGCTAAGGAACTGATGGCGGCTCCGAACTTTCTGAGGGGACTTCGGAAAATGGATATAGGTCTTGGCGCGTATGCTTGGGCCGGAGAGATTGATGGGGTCCATGTCTATGTCGTAAGGAATCCGGCGGACAGGAGTCTCGGGACAAGGGTTTGGTGGGATATCCAAGTTGGGACGAGGGGGGCGCTCCAGACGCCTTCTCGTGCCAACACGACTGACCGTGATGTTAATCAGATAATCGAACGGATGCTCAAGGACGAGTTGGCACACCGGAGTGATAGTGCCGGGCTATTGTCGGCGGGGAAGCTGAAATCCGTTCTTAAGGATATGGATTTGGAAGTATCCCTTAGCAGTTCCGAGATAGACAGGATTTCAAAGGCCGTCTACAAAAAGTTGTCAGGGATGGACAAGGGTAAGCTGGACTCGATGCGTCGCAAAGGGCGGATGATGCTCTTAGATGCCGAGGACGACAACAATGAAGAGGGTATGGTTATGGGGGCTTTGACGTTGGTTTATGCCAAATCCCTTATGAAGATGTTCTAAATATTGAGGGCGATATGAAAAGAGAAGCAATTGCACAGGAACTGGTAGAGATTGCCGAGATGTTTGCGGATGACGACCCAATGGCCCGAGAACGTCTTTCGAAGCTGTATGTGAGTCTTGAGAAGTGGGCTCTTGCTTCGGTTGATGACAGACCGAATACCGCCCCGATTGTCAAGCAGGTCGTCGACTCTTTAGCGGCTGTTAAAAAGCAACTGAACGGCAAGTGGGGGACGAAGGGGAAAGATGCTGTTTATCTATTCTTGGAAGCGGCTAAGGGGCATTTTCTGCTGAATGCTCCCCCGATTAGGCGACTTTGGCGCAAGTACGGTGATGAGATATCCGAATACATGAGAGGTTGGTAATGAACAGACAAGCCGTGGCAAAAGAACTTTTGGGGGTGGCAAAGGAATTGGTCGCTCTCAAAAGCGACTTCCAGGTCGTGAAGATGTTGCAGCTCAAGCGGGAAGGGGCGACTCGCGACAGCCTTGAAAATGCACGGCGCATCAAGGAGGCTGGATATCTCTTGGTCGACGGGACCTTTACCTACGACAGCAAACACATTGAATGGATTACGGAAGCACGGTTCAGGTGGGTGGTGGATGGCAGCACCGAAACCCATACTTTTAATGGGTTCAGCTTTGGCTACCACGGCGAAGGGCCGCGTGGCCTTCAGGAATTCTTGAAGATGTTCGGATGGCATCCCAATGATGACAAGATTTTCTCAAATACCTTCGGTTCCGAATCGGGAAGGGTGGACCTAAGAGCGTTCTAAGGAGTAGGAATCATGGCGGTCTTCGCAGGCACTTACATACCAACCGGGGTAGCAAGCAGCAGTCAGTTCAACGTGCTGATTGATGAGTACTTGACACCTCGGCTGATGTCATTTCGGCAGATTCACATTCACGACGAACCGTGCAATTTGAGCCCGGATGACAACTTGACGTGGCAGGTGACCTTCGGCAATTGGCTCCAAGATGCCCCGTTGCGGGTATGGAAGATGGGCCAGGAGCTGGCGTCAGCAAGCGTTACGAACGTCGGGTACTCCTATGGAACATTCCAGGCAGGGGCGGTAACGGTAGGAGGCGATGGCCGTCCCAGGGAGGAAGTCCTTTGCACATACTGGTTTGACTACTTCCCGGTGGCTGTCCTTGAGGGGTTCTTCAAGTGTGCCGTTCAAATCATCAATGCCGGTGCATACGGGCCTCCCACGGGCTATACGGTGGCCACTGCCCCAACGTTCTGGTACGGCGTGATGACGGACCTGGCTTTTGCCCAGTGTATGGAGAAATTGCTGCTGGATTACGATTTGTGGAAGTACCGACTGCTTTTTGCCATCGGGCCGAACGATATTGAGGGTGGCGGTGGGGATATTGCCAGTCAGTTTGAGACCCTGAAGTCGAACGCCGAGTCGCGGGCTGATAGGGCGATGGACAATGAGAAATTCAAGTCGGGCAATTACCTTTCCCCTCCAACGACTTTCTATTACGATGCGATTCGGGGAATGGGTGGCTCAAGGGGAGCGCACGGAATCCCATTCCTAACGGGAAGATTGCGGGGCTTCAAGCCTAACCAATGGATGTAGAGGTGTAAATATGTCTTTAGAAATTACATACAAATTACAGATGGCGTTGGCAAATGGTTCTCTTAACGATTCCTACGCATCGCAGACTTTGAAAGCGGACCAGGAGTCAACATCCGCTCGCCTTATCAGAAACACAATGACCATCACGAACGTGGACGTCCTGATTGAGCCGGGAAGCGTTCTCCTTCCAGGTTGGTCTGTGTTTAAGAGTTTGTCGACCACGGCGACAGATTACATAGATATCGGGAACTATACGGGGGGAACACTTTATCCGCTCATCCGGCTGTATGGTGGGGATGAGCAGCTTGTTAGAATCGGGATTGCGGCTGCGAATCTCTATGCGGTATCAAACATCGTTGGAGGGGTTGAGCTGTTTTACATCATTTACGACCAAACACCATGAAGGATTTATCTGAAGAAATTGCGGAAATCGGTGACCTTATCACGTCAACGATGTTCCTTACAGAAGTGCGCCGGGAGGTTTACCGGGTGCGGAAGGAAGGATTCATCGTTACCGACGGGAAGCGTGCCGGAGCGTCGGAGTTTGATGTTGTCGTCAGAAGCTTGACCGGGTCAGACAAAATTGCTCGCCGAATCAGAGAGAAGATGCCAGATGCTCGGGTGGAAAGAATTGCAGAGGGTGTTCTTGGGATAAGTGAGGCTCGCAGGGGAGATACGATATGGCCGATTTGAGTCCAACGACCGGCGAAGAATACTATTCGGGGGCATGGAGCGACGTCCAGTCTGTCTTGAGTGTCATGGATATCGACGAGGGTAAGCTGGCCACGCTTGACGAACCGGATGTCAACAAGTACCAGGAGATGGTGGATCGGGAAATCGATGCTGTCCTGGACGAACTCTATCACACCCCTCTCACGTCTATGAACCGGGTTATGCCGGATGGGACGACGAAGCCCCTTTTCCCTGGCGATTTACGCCGAGCCGCTCGGTATTGGTCAGCAGCGTTGCTTCTGCTCAATGAATTCCAGCAGCTCTCTCAGAACACAACGGAGCAAGCGACGACGTACATTGAGGACTCACGACGGCAGATATTCGCCATGAAGAGGTATAATCACAGGATTCCGGGGCAGAGGCGTAAGAGTCATTTCTCTCGGACGATACCTCCGAACTTCCAGCCACCATCAATACCGGAGCAAGACTTCTAATGAAACTGGTAGCAGCAATCGAGCAGGAAGCCAATAACCTCATTCCGTTCTTGGTGTCGATTCACATTCCTCGGCAGGATGGCGTAGAGAAGTATGCCTACAATGAAATCCATTTCGAGGTACAGCGACTTCTTGAACGTATCCGGGCTAACGAGGAAATCGAAACCTTCCTCTTGCGGAAAGATTCCCCGGACGAGATGACCATAGATGTTGGCTTCACAGCCCATGACGCCAAGGTTGCGATTGTCCGGGAATTGACGCATAGAGCTTCTCATATTGCGAATCGTTATGGCATAAAGACAGTAGGAGTATTTGTAGAGGAAGGGCTTGAGGATGACCTTCAGGCGGCTTTGGAGATGAAGAAGGTGGCACAGTCGTTGCGGGTCGAGTTCCCGGAATAGGATAAAGGTGACGCCATCTATACGAATCCACACAATTTGATTCAAACCGTGATAAGCCTGTTGAACAGGAACGAACAGCAAATCAACCGAGTTGTTCGGGAGTTTCAGGGCTCGCGGCGGCTTACCGTTTTGGAGGGGATGCGCCAGACCCTTCCCATTAAGGCTTATCCCAGCTTCGAGATTGAGCCGGGGACAGGGGCAAATCAGTGGGCTACGACACGGGCTCAAAGGCCCCGATACACCTTCACTTGTACCCTGACAGTCTCTAATTCCAAGGAGAAATATGGGGTGGAGTACATAACCACCTTGGCAACCATCCTTGGTGAGATAATGACGAGCCCTCAGAATTTACAGCTCCTGGTTCAGAACGAAACCCGTTGGGATTCGAGCATGGGGCTCGTGGATACGTATATCCTGGACAGCTTGGTGGAGGATATCTCGTACGGTGCTTCGCGAGATGGGACCATGCGGGTTGCGGAGTTCTCGTGGTTCGCCTTAATTCACGAGCCTTTCCCGGAGTCTATGTGGCAGATTGGGGATACAAATTCCCCATCTATCGTCAGGCCCATAGAGGTCGAGGTGTGATAATTCTTTGATATAAGCACCATAGGTGGATGGACAAACATGCGAAACAGCGAATTGCTTCAGAAAAGATACGACCAGACAATCAAGGTCGGAGAAGGACCGTACCAGGCAAATCGCCGGGCGTTGAAGGTATTGGATATTCTTCAGGACGGTGATGCGGGGCGGGAAGAAGTTGGTACTGTTCTGAGCGGGTTGAACGCTCTAGAATCAGAGTTAATGAGGTTGAAGAATGAGGCGACGAAGGTCAGGAATCAGTCTGTTGCCCTTCTACGGAAGGCTTAACACTGTCCCTGCTTTTACGAAGATGGCAGGCCGGTTTGCGCTAATTCGGAAGGCCATTGTGGAACTTCGGAAAGCCGAGAACTTTTTCCTGGGTGGCACGGTGACAACTTCGAAGTACAAAGAGGGATTGCAGGAGATGGCTGATTTCTCGGATATAGTGGCGAATGAGGCAAGCAAGGCGTTGGCCGTCGTCGCAAATATTCGAAAGAAAGTCGTGGGGTACGAGAGAGAGTTGTCAAATGCCATTGGTTGACGTTGCGACTCTGCTGAGGGTAGCCGATAGGGCTGCCTATCAGTACGGGCAAATGAAAGCGGTGTCCGTCGTAATAGAGGCACAGGGAACGGAATACTACTGGGAGACGATAACAGACACGGGCGACCCGGATGTAGAAATCCCGTGTTTGGGGCCATATAAGGCCGTAGATGATGATTTAGCACCGACAGAGATGGTGGTAGGGACAACCCTACGGAACATCGTTTCTGGTATGAATGGACATTTTACGAGGAAGGACTCGAATGGAGACCCGCTACAGGTTGGAGGATGGGATGGATACCTCGATGCGAAAGATGAGCGGGTTAGCCAATACTTCGCCGAGTTGTACCAGGCGACGCAGGGTTCGTACATGCTCGCGGTGCATGTGTTCTCGGAGGGGGATGACAAGTTTGCCGATGTAAGTGTGGCGGCAGGGCCGGTAATCAGCTTTACGGATGGCATTAATTACGGAGATGGAAGTGGGCTCAATCCGGCAAATGGCAGTTACTTCGCAGCGACACAGCTTCGGATTGTGGTCGGCACGATGGGCGGAACAGATTTGGATTTGAGGTTGACGGTAAAAGACGTGAATAACAACCCTACAACTATTGATGTGACGGTTCCTGGTGGCAGTGCTCCGGGGGCATCAATTTCGGTTGGGACTTCGGCAGACAGGTTCCTTGACGTGACGGGGGCGGCTTTTGCTCCTGCTGGTTCGACCGGAACGGTTGGAGACGCAATAGAGGTAAGGAACCTCAAAGAACGACAAGTAGTGCTGTAAAATAGGAGGAAATAGTCATGGGCATGGGTTATCAAGGATTTGTGAAAATTGCGGAGAATGGTGGCACAGGCACAGATGCTGTACTCTTGGCGACAGGGGCGAGCGTAAATCTGATGCTGGAGCCCATCTATTCGACAGCAGTGTGGGGCTCGGGCTGGTACAATGCAGCTACGTCCGCGCACTATGCCGATAGCGCCCTGCGTTATGAGGGTAACATCGACATTGAGATGCAGTTCGGCGCAAGTGGGTTCATTTGGAAGTGGGTTGACGGGTGGTGCATCCGTAACAGGGCGTACTCGGCGTACATGCAAATCTCGCCGGACGGTGCTCGGGTGTACACTTATGACAACTCAGTCGTATCCCCAGTGCAGGGCGGTATCTACAACACGTCAGCGGGTTTCTCCACCTCGGAGGGGTCGTTCTTGACGTGCTCGTTGGGCGCACTCGCCCTGAATCGGGCAGAAGCGGACCCCATCGGTGGTACGGACTTCTCGCAGTACACCTACCTCTCACAGAAGTTCGGTGTGATTGCGGATTCCTGCCTCACCCTGGACACGACGAATCCATTGAATCCCGGTGGCACGAACGTGAACCCGATTCCGTTCTGGAGGACCCAGACGGAGTTGAGGATTATCGCGGGAACGACCACGACTCCGGCTCCGTGGGTACCGTTTGCGGCGGAGACGGAGATTCAGTCCGGGACGGAGACGGTGGAGTGGAGTGTCGACGTGGCACAGAACCAGGTCCTCGTATACACTTGCAACGGCAGTCGTTTGCCGACGGCAGTGATGATGGGGCCGATGGATGTGACGGGTAGCGTGGTATTGTTCAACCAGGGCGGTGTCTTTGACCCGATTCTGGGGCCAGCACACACGGGCACGATTACGAGCCCATACCTGTTCGCTAACAACACCATCTTCCGTGTCTCCATCAATGATGGTACGAATGACAGCTTCATGGCCATTCCCGCGTGTGTTATCGAAGGGGATGACTACGGAATCCAGGGACAGGATGCGGTGACAAACCGGACATTCAACCTGAAGGGGTTGGGTGGCCGTTGCGATGGCGCGGATAACGTGCTTCCGCCGTTCCTTATGTCCAATTACGGGGCAAACGCTTACTCGGCGACACCCGAAATCTCGATGTAATGTCGTCTGCGTGTAAGCAGGGATAAAAGAACATGGGTCTCGGCTACGAAGGCTGGGTCACGGTTGACGACAAGTTCGCCCTTGGAACTGGCATGTCCGTTCCAAGGGCGCGTCCTCGTCTCGAATCGATGGCGGGCTACGGAGGGAAAATCTCTAGCCCGCCAGGCGAGATGGGACTCGGGCTTCCGTACAACTACGACTATGCGATTTACGATGGAAGCCTGAGTCTCGAAGTAGACATCAACTTTTTTCGTGATGTTGTTGTTGGTTGGCTCTTTGACAGACAGGCAAGCAAACCGGTTTGGTTTAGCACTCGTAACGCCAACGACCAGCTCTACGAGCACACGTGGTTCAACAACATCACCATTTCGGCTTCTGAAAACTCCTTGATGGATGGTTCCGTCCAATTTGTAGCTTTGGACCGGTCTGCATATACTTACGGCGATTTCGACCCAGAGAAGTCCGGGAATTACCCTCCCGGCTCAGGAGGCACGGCCATTTGCCCTCCCAGTCAGGAGTACCCTTACCAACTGAACCCCTTGAACAACTCTCCGTTGCCGTTCTGGGGTACAAACATAACCGTTGGCACAAAGGACTACGAATTTACAACTTGGTCGTTGAGTTTCTCTCAAGATGTAGTTAAGTTCTTCACATGCGAGCACAATACTTCTTCTCAGCCTCCGAAATATCTGGCAGTGGGACCTTTGATGGTGGTATTCTCCGGTTCGTACATCGCCTCAGATTTCCTTGGGGATTCGATTCCCGAGATAACCGTGACCGTCGGTGATTATCCGACAGGGGACAATGTGCAGTTGAGGTTGAAGCGATGTGAACACAACACAGAGCAAGACGATTTGCAACCGCCGGACGGAGTAACGGCTCTGGATGTTGAGTATACTGTCTATGAAATAGAATTGGTGCCGTAAGGCAATTCACCCCGGACAAAAGTCCGACAATATTAACGAGAAATGAAATGAGCGATAAGCGTAGAGCGCCACAGGTCTATCCCGACCTGGTGGATTTCTGCGCTTTTTTTGTGAGGGAATAGCCATGGCAACTGTAAAACAGAAACAGAATACGAAAACAAAACCCAAACCGGAAGGTCCTCGGGTGGATGAGGCTTTGATGTCGCCGGGGAAGTATGAGGTTACACCGGAGCACACATTCGAGGTGGAGATACACTTGCGGTCCGTTGATAATCGATGGGTTGTCGTGCCAGGTAAGGGGAAGGGGATTTCAACCCATAAGGTCGTTTTCCGGGTATGGAATTATGATGAGATTGTGATGCTCCGCAAATCCGCTACGTCGTTTGACACGGCAAGAAGGGTGCACCTGGTAGATACAGACCTCTTGGACCGGCTCAAGGTGCAGAAACTCTTGCAATCCTGGACTTTTGATAAAGACAACCCGAGGCTGAAAATTCACCGGGTGAATGACACCCTGACGGATGAATCGTGGAACAATTTCAAAAAGTTGCATCCGAACATCATTCGACGAATATTGGACGGGATGAATGAAATTCTCGAATACAACGGTTGATGCCAAGGCTCGCGAAGCCTGGGAAATGATACGTGACCCGGACCGGGTTACGGTCAAGGTTCCTGTGATTTGGCATGAGGGCATGTGCTTGCCCAGCGGTAAGGATGGGGAAGAAGAGGTGAAAGCAGTATTCGGTACGTTCACATTTGGGGACAATTATGCCGTAGAGCGAGCATCGACTCGGTCCATTCCTATTGGGGATGGGCAACAATCCGTTATGGTCTCCGAACCCAATGAATACCGTAGACTCATGTTGAAGAAAAATCTTCTATCGTGGTCATTGCCCATCCCGATTAAGCGGGAGAGCGGATGGATGACTTCTGAGTGTTATGACCATGTAGGGAATGTTTGTGGCCCCCTTCTGGAAGCCCTTCTGGATAAATTTTATCAGACAACCATCATTAGCGAGGAGGACGAGAACCGCATAGAACGTCAAAGTTCTATTTTGTTCTCGGAGAATACTCAGGGAGTGTCGAATGCATGCGAGGCTGTGAGTATGTTCTGCACTCTGGGGAGCTTCTGGGAAAAGTTCGGTCTGAATAAGGGAGAGTTGCCGGTTTTGCCTTTCAAGGAATATCTGATGCTCAAGGTGATGACTCGTAAGGAAGGGGACTCCATGAGGCAGCGCACAAAGACCCGGAAGGGGTCTCCTACAAAAATTTCTTCGGGAGGGCACACGCGGCTTTCTCGTGGCCGGAGAGTCGAATGACAACCTCAGCAAAAAGACTGGGTTATGGTGGCAGTGCGACCATCTTTGGCGTGCAGGTCGTTGTCACGGGTGGCAGCTTTGACCGGGCAGTTGCCCCGTCGACGCTTGATATGCTTGACTTGCCGTCCATCCTCGATGGGACAATGCAGAAGCGAGGCCGTGTTCTTCATGCACTGGGAACCAGCACCTTTACTGGCTCGTTAAACTTCGATGTAAGCACGTATGCGATAAACAATGTGATTAAGGTTGACCGGATACTTGACCGAAACTGGGAATTCGATGTGGGAATCCATGATGGAGAAAACCACTATCTCATGGAAAATTGTCTATCCCAGACGGTGTCCCTTTCGGGGTCCCCAGGGGGCCTCATCAATTGTAGCGTCTCTTTTATGGGGATAAATGATAAGATTGCCGGGGGCGCTGTCACTAACAGTTACATCTTGGATTATGATTCTGACCCGAGCAATCAACCGGCGGCGTATTGGTGGTCCGGCGGAGATGATATACGGGATTGGTCGTTTTCATATACACAAGATGTGGTACCAATGTATGGCAACACGGCAGGGCAGGAACCGAAATATATGAGAGCAGGGCTTGTGTCTTACTCTCTCCAGGTGACTACCTATTCGGAACTGTCCTACAACGTCATCAAGATAATGACGCAGACTTTCTCGTTGACGGGAGTTACAACGGCAGAGGGATACACATTCAATGGTCCAAGTGATTTGGGGATGTTTAGCCACTCATTCGAGACGGCTTCAATCTCAGATGCTTCGGATGGCATTGTCATATCATAAAAAGGAGATGAAAATGAGTGATAAAGAAGACCAGGTGCAACAGGAAACCAAGGACACCCCCGAGGAAACGGCTCCAGACACCGAAAAGGTGGCGTTAGAGACCCCGGAAACGCCCCAGGATGCCGCAGAACCGCAAGACTCGGCAGAAGGCACAAGTACACCCGTAGAGCCGGAAGAGGCCGTTCCTGAGCCTTCTGAGGCCCTTGCCGGGGCGGAAAAGGACTTGGCGGTTCCGAAGGACAAGGATGATGCCTCCCGATTGGGAGTAAAGGAGTCCACGGAGAACCCGGAAGCGATGGCTATGGCTAAGAAAGACGCCGAAGATGGGGACCTCGAAGGGGAACCGGCAGCGCCTTCTTTCTTCGTCGATGAGGACAAGAGACACAAGGTGGAGGTGGATATCCTTTGTGGCCGTAAAGACGGCCAGGTGCTCAGCGTCTCCCGGACGGGGCTTGGCATCGACTATAAGGAGTTCAAGTACCTTACCCATGTCCAGGAGTGGTTTGAATTTACGGTGCCAAGTTATGAGGATATGTCATCGTACCGGCAGCGTTGTGGCGTGTACCGGCAAGAAGCCCAGCAGGTGCTCATCGACAGGCTCCAGCTCAGGAATTTCATGTTGGTGTGGCACCTCAAGGATTGGAGCCTTCGTGGCCCGGACGGGGAGAAGGTTGAACTTTCGCATGATGAGAATGGTTCTTTGAGTGACGAAGCGCTCAAGAAGGTCTATAAAACGCATACGACCATCTTGGATGTCGTTCTCACCATCCTGGAGAAGGATATCTTATTGACATAAAGGAGACGAGGCCGTGCCCAGACAAAACGCACCCGCAACAAAAGATGTCGCTGATGCTGTCTCTGCCAGTTCGAATCAGGTAGAAGAGAGTTTGCGAGGCATTGTGTCCGCCGCCAAAGAGGCGGATGAGGCGCAAGCGAAGCTCTCGAAGACCCAAGAGGATGCGGCTAAAATTAGCAGCACCTTTGCCAAGGCGACTGACGATTACACGAAGAATCTTGCGGGAGCTGTGTCTGGGTTAACCTCTGCGAAGAAGGTTATTTCGAGCACTTCGGGCAGCATGATGGACTTGGCGTCAACTACGGACGCCGCGTCTATGGCTTTTAGCCGGGCGGCTGCTGGGAGCGGTACATTCGCGTCAGACCTGGGGAGTGTTAAGAAATCGGGAGGCCAGGCTGCTTCTTCGATGAGGGAAGTGGCCGGGGAGGCGACGAGGGCGGCGAAAGCGGAAAGGGATTTGGGGGATTCCAACAGTGATTTGAAGGGAGAGCTGGACCGCGTCAAAAAGGCGAATGATGAACTCGCGGCATCTAGTAAGAGTTTGGCGGGGGAGGTCGACGGTGTTGCGAGTGTCTATGATTTAGCCAAGAAATCTATGGTCTCGGGGAGAGAAGAGGCGGAGCGTTTCGCCGGGGGACTCGGAAAGAACGCAACGGGAGCGATGGCGGCAGGTATCGCGATGGTTTACTTGCTCGACAAGGTCGGGAAGCTTGTTGATGGCTATCTTGATGCCGCCAAAGCTCTTGCCAAATTCAACGTCCAAGCTCAAGTTATGGGGGCAACCACGGTTGGCGCGGATTACAAGCAACTGGAAGGGCTTCGCGACGAACTGAGTCTCACAAAGGAACAGTCAAAAGATTTCTACCAGGTTCTCAGGTCAGGGGCAGAAACGGGAGTAGTCAGTGTCGCCGGGATGGCGAATGCAGCGAAGAAACTTCAAAAAGCATTTGGAGGAGACCCAACTGAGAAGCTAAAGGAATTTGTAGAACTTGTCGAAAGCATTCCGACTCTTGAGGCGGACTTGAGTGTGACGGCCAGCTTGGATGACCAGGCGGCCTCCCTGTTTTCACTGGCGAAGTCTGGTAAGATATCCGCTGCCTTGGAGTTGCAGTCGGCGGGATTGTTGGGTGGCATAAACGCCGGAATTGCAAATTCTGACGACGTCAAAATGCTGAATGAACAGCAGAAGTCAAATAAGACACAGGAAGATATTAAGGATTTCCTGGTTAACAACTTGATGCCAACTTTTGGTCCCAAGTTGGCAATGATTTCCAAGTACGCAATGGGGACCCTCTCGGCAGTAGGTGGAAGTCTGGCATTGATAGGGGCAACAAACCTTCTTATGGGTACCCAGATTGCGTCACAAAATGCTACGACGGCGGCAGTATTAGCCACGGGTGGAGCGCAGTCTATTACCAGTGGTGGCCCAAAAGGTGCAACGTCCATGGTTCTGAAGAAAATAGGCCCGATGTTCGCCAAGATGATGAAGGGGGCAAAGGGATTAGTCACAGGCATGACTGCGGCAGCAGTGGCTGTTACGACCTTGATTGCGGCTCTTGCTATTGCGTCTTGGGCCTTTGCCAAATCTGCGAGAAGCTCAAAAAAGATGGCGGATGAATACCGTACATCTGGACACGATTTGAAGGCGGCGAGTGCTGACGTAACCGCAGAATATAAGACCCTTGGCGCGAACATTACGGGTTTTGCTGCGGGCTTGGGCGCTGCCGGAGCGGCTATTGGGTCATTCGTTCCGGTTCTGGGAACGGTAGTAGGAGGGATTGTTGGGGTTATCGTGGGAGGGCTTGTAGGATTTGGCAAATGGCTGATTTTCGACATGAAGAATCTGAAAAAGGCCAATGCCGCCAAGACGGAGGCTGCGAAGGCCGAGATGCTTCATACTGCGGCAACACGCGAGTTCAGAGATTCCATGACACGGGCTATACAGCCCAATGAGAAACTCGCGGCTGCTGTAAAGGCGTCCCAGGACCGATTCCGCAAATCATCATTGGCCTTTGAGCATCAATTAATGGCCTTGGGCAAGGTTGCAGAGACGACAAAAGTCCAATTGTCCGAAATGGAGAAGGAAGTTGCGGGGATTAGCTTGCGGAGCCTGACAGAGTTCGGGGGAGCACTCGGAGAATTCAATCAGGCTGTGTCCGACTCGACAAAGGCAACGTCATCCCGTTTCGAACTTCTGAACAAGGGGCTTTCCGAAAGGCGTCGGGAAATAGCAAAAGACGCCGATATGACGAATGAGGAACGTCGGATTTCTCTTACGCAGCTCAAGCAGTATGAGTTAGAAGCTGCCGAAACCTTCGTCAATGGAATCAGTGCGGTTATACAACAGCTTTTGAAAACGCCAGGGATTGCCCAGGCTGAAATGTTGTCCCAGATAAAGGGACAGAGGACTTCTTACGCGGGCGAAACGGGAGCGATGTCTGGGGCAGATTTGCGGAGGGAATTGAAAGCAGAGGCTTCCGCTGCGATAGACGTGGTTAATCAGGTCGTGGCTCAGTTCCCCAAGATTAAAGAGCAGCAAAAAAGCCGCCGGGATGAATTGGAGAAGTATGCAGCGGAAGCCAGGAAGGCTGGTAAGGACCTTTTCAATGGACTGTCTGCCGACGCCAAGAAAAACTTCAGAGGGAGTGGAGCGGACTTGGGCAGGTTAAACGAAGGGGACTTTGAAAAAATCGGCAAATCCGCAAAAACCCAACTGGATGCGCTTAATGACGAGATTGAAGGATTGTCTGATGGTTTGGCAGTTTTGGAGGGCGGAAGCATTAGGGGCCTTCGCGGGAATGCTGCTGGCCTGAAACATTCTCTTGCCGGTGTCACCGATGAACTCGATAAGGCCAATAAGAAATCGAAGGATTTAGTTCCCGGAACCAAGAAGGAAACGGAAAACTTGGCGTTACGCAAGAAGTTGTCAGAACGTCAAAGTTCCCTTGGAAAGAACATTAGGGAAAACGAAGAGAAGATTTCCACTTGGACGAGGAAGCAGGCTGAGATATCCGCCGTAAAGCTAAAGTGGACAAAAAATACTGCGATGACGCAAAGGGCGGCATATGCGGCGGAGCTTCAATTAAAGGGTGACGTTGAGGGTGCGGCGGCTGTCATGGCGGAGCACGAGACAATCGCTATCCGTGCCAATTCCATTATTAACAATGTGACCAAGCGGGAAGAAGAAGCCATAGAGGCATTAGCCAAGCAAGGTGATTTGGCGAAGAAGGGTAAGGATTTATACGAGGCTCTTGTCGCTGCTGGGAGTGCCACAACAAAGGCACAAGACACACGAAATATAGATTTGAAAGAACAGCTCGATGCTGAGGGAAAACTGTTGGGAGGTGCGAAGGAAGCCATCGCTGTGTTCGAAAAGAGGAGTGCTACGAATACCCAGGAGTACAAGATTGCGAGCCGTAACCTTGCGGTCATTGAGGCGAGGGCCGAGGTAGATAAGGATACGGGCAAGGGGCTTAAGAACATTGCAGAACGCAACGAGGTGAATAGGAAGCTCTCCTTGGAAATCCTGAAAAATAACGAGGGAATGATTCAGGACAATGAGAGGGAGAAAGCAGGGCTTGAGGAGGCGAAGAGAAATGCTCCTACAAAAGCACTGAAGAATTACTATGCCGGTATGATTGAGGCGGCAGACGAATCAACCGCAGAACTAGAGAAAGAGTCGGCAGCGGCGAAGGAAAGACTCTATGGAGTCTTTGACGGGCTCCAGGAAGCGATAGACTCGGCAATGCGTAGCGCTGGGGGACGCCGGGCAACGGCGGGCCTGGATATGGCAGAGGTCCGGTTTGAGTTAGCCGAATTTTCAGATGCGGCGATGGATTCTTTGGGAGCAACGGTTGCTATGGCGCAAAGGGCAGCGAAGACTCGTGCCAAGATTGAACGAGACGCAGTAAGGGACCAGCTTGAACAGCACAAGAAGAATGCGGCCATATTGAGGGCTGCGAATCAGGGGGCTGAGGCTGATGAGCGGCTGAGGACTGCGGAGGTTGAAGCCCAAGTCCAGATGGAAAAAATCAAGACAACGGAAATCAAGTCTCAGGTTGAAGCCATTAAGAAGGGGGCTGCAATCCAAATGCAGACCATCTCCTTGCAGGAAGAGGGACTTTCCGATGAACTGGATTACCTCAGTTTTATAGGTGCCCATTACAGCAAAATGCTGGATATCCAGGGAGATATGGTTTCTCTTGCTCGTGAGAAGTATAACATTGAACAGCAGACTCTTGAGAGTATGAGGGCTGCGGGCGATAGTTCTCAGGACTTGCTCCGACAAGAGACTGCTGTGCGCAAGGCGTGGTTTGTGATGCAGAAGAAGTCTGTGGGTGTCCAAAAGGACGTGATGGACAAGATTCTAGGGGCAGCTTTCGGACAGCTTCGTGATATGGGTGCGATAAAGGGCGTCAACCGGGTATCCGCGATTCGTGGAGTTGCCGGGAGCCGGGCTTACAATGCGGCGGGGATGCCGATGGCTGCTGGTCCGGGTGGAGTGAGGAATCTAGCAGACCGGTCTATTATGCGACAGTTGCAGGGATTGAGAGGGGGTGGCCCTAAGAGGTTGTCGGGAGAGGAGAGACTGGCGCGGGATATGCACAACACGGAAGAGCATACCGAGGATACGGCTGATGCCGTGACGAACATAGACAAGAATTCTTCCGTTAGTGGTTCTTTGTTTACGCATGACGAAGGGGCTCATGGCTTACTCGGCGGCATTCTTGGGGTGGCAAGGGAAATTGCCATTGCCCTCCTTGACTCGAAAGGTGAAGGGGGAGAAGGTGGTGCAAGCGAGCGTGTCGAGGCTGCCATCAAAGAGGGTCAGGCAAAAACGGGCAAGGCTGCTGCAAAGAATGAAGCTGCCCTCAAGAAGATAGAGAAGAACACAAAGGACGGTGCGAAGGAGGTTTCCAAATCGAGTAATTTCCTTCGTAGCCAGGAGATGCAGAATCCATTTGCCGGGAGAACTTCGACTCTTGAGGGCAAACAGTTACCTGGCAAACAGTTATCTAAATCAGAGCCTCCAAGCAAAGCTCGTCGGCGGTATGAGAAGGAGACGGCAACCTTTGACGCGATGCAGGAAAGAGGTACCGAGATAGAACTGTGGAAACATCTAGACCAGGCAGAGCGGGTTGAAAAAGCACGTGTCGAAATGGAGAAGTATGAGAAGAAAGCGGCGACAGGGAAGAAGCCTCTTACTGATGCGGATAGGAAGGCTTTCCTGGCACGACACGAGATAGGTGGTATCGCAAAGGCGAAGGCGGGACGCCCGAGTATAATGTTGGAAGGTAAGGGGCCAAGCCGATTTGGGGCATCTTCCAGCCGATTGGGGGGCCGGGGCAGTAAGACTATGGGGAGTGGTGGCGGCCTGGGGAGCGGCTTGGGGAGTAGTGGCGCTGCCAGGGGTGCTGGTGTCTTTCAGGGGAATTGGCAGAAAGTTGCGGGGGCGAAAGAATCCGCTAACGTTTCTGGTTCGCAGGCAACGATGGAAGGCCGAGAAGCTAGAGCGGGAATGACTGAAGGGGCAATCTCGTCGACATCCAATTATGCACATATGGCGACACCCGGAGAAGGTGGCGTAGCGGGTGGGGCAACGACATTGAAGATTACCGGCGACTTGCGAATTAACTCCCAGGACCCGACGTTGAATGGCAGAATGGCAACTATGGTGGCAGAGGTTATCAACTCTGCTGAGGTGAGGGCGTCTTTAAGCAAGGCGGGTTACAATCCGATGGTGATGGGGTAAGAATGGCGAATCCGGTTACTACAATCACAAATGTCATTGACAAGGCGAGCGACCCCCAGGTCACCCGTAAGACGTTTACGAGAATCGTGTATGAATCCCAGAGATTTTACATGTATTCGGAGGGGCAAAGCCATGATACTTTTGACCCGACAGGCAAGGGTGACCGGTTCTTTATGACAGTGTCTGTAGATGAAGCCTGGGCGTTTGCAAACGGCTCTTCTCCCGACCCATCACCCCGGCCCGAGTTCATCACGGAGGATGCGTGGGATTCCATCAAACGGTCACCATCGGTTTTTGTGAATGCTGTGTACTCTGTTATGCCAAAGCTTGTCATCCCGTCATGGATTCTTCCTGAAAATGGATTGTACACACAGGAATCTGTTTTAGATGGGAACTTCGCTGCCTACTATGTCGCGGATTCCGACTCCGTCGTGGGCACGAAGGAGGAACTCTTTAATTGGTTGATTGAAGAGCACAATGGTAGTCCGGTAGGTAAAACGGAGGGTATCGACTGGGCTACGTGGGGAAAGTATCCTGGCATCAATTACGTGTCTGTTGACCCAAAAGACGACAAAGAAGACGAGAATACTGTTTTGATGACGCTTAATTCCCCAGACAATCCTCCGTTACTTCACGGATGGGACGATGAAGAATCACTTGTGGTGACGGGTGCATTTGTTCTCTTGTTGAATGTCGTTCCACAGCGGCCCGGTGTATCCGATCCCCACCTTGTGTCCCAAAGGGGGTGGGATTTCACAATTACATTTGGTGAAGTTCAAATGGAGATGGTCGATGTTGGCGAAATGAGGGTAAGAGTAGGGACAGGGCCGGATGTTGAAGATGATAAGAACTGGGTAAGTGTCAATCTAATGGAGGGGCGTACGAAGGGAGGCCCTGTCCAACAAGAGGCTATTGACGGCAAAGTCCCTTACATCGTTGTGGTATATCCTTGTTGGAATGGCATTATTGTGGCAAGTGGTATTCAGGAAGCCCGGACGAATGCATTCAATATTGTAACGACTCAGGCGGCCAGTGTTTATGTCCCGAAGCTGAAAGATGCTGCTGTTTTGCAAGAGCCCTGGTCAGATGGTTTTGACCCGTCTTCGCCAGACGAAGTGTTTGTATGGTCCAGCGACGAGGAGACCCATTCTCCGCTTGACCCGGCAGAGAGCACAGTGGTGGACTTTGGTACAGAACTGGTGGTTTTTGCAAAGAATTGCAAATACGAAATAGGATACGTCCCGGCGTTTTTCTCGCCATGGGGAGCGTTTGACGAGTGGTTCCTGTCATCAGACGATATCCCTGGCGAAATCACAATTTCCTATGCTGTTTATCCCATTTGGACAAGGAATGCTACGAGCATGTTGGACCCAGCACCATCTGTGATGGATTCCGGGTATGTACCTATCTCCCCGACAGACACCCATTACAATTACATCTCGTGGGATTTGAGGTTCCCGGATGCCCTTTTCCGTCGTCGTCATGGCGAAGTGTTTGGTTCCATCATCGAGATAATAGAAGAGAGAGAGTCTCCTGTCTTGAATGACAATGGCAATTTTGAAATCAACTGGACTCCAGCAGGGATGCCGGGGGATAAGAGTACTTCGGGGAATTGGAAAGAGTATGTCCAGAACATCAGTGTATCGATTTCTACGGATGGCTCCAGTGGAACAATGGTTGTTGATAAGTATGGACCTGCTGGGCAAGGTGCGGCAACAGTGCAAAGTATCGGGGCTATTGTTTTTGATATGACGGGCGTCCCCTCTGGGTGTACCGGAGGAGTTATCTTTAAGGGATTAGGTATGGGCATATCCGATTCCAAGTCTTCTCAGGGTGCAATTTGGAGTGTTCCCCTGGTGGGACTGGAGAAGAAGTTAGACGACATCATGCTTATCAACGCCCCATTTATGGATGGAGAGACCCTTGGGACGGCTATCGACTACCTTTGCCGGTATGCCGGACTTGTTACCAACACGGCCAATGCGGATGTTGCTATCCGGCTTTCTGTTTCGGAGGACGTGAATGTGGCTCGTTTTGATTGGAAATCGGGGACAACGGTCAGAACAGCACTTGAAGAGGTGATGGAGGATACGAACCACAACTATTTGGTGATAGATGGGTTGATTTACTTCTACGAACTGAACAGTGTAGGATTGCCCATCTATAGCGAAGGGGCGACTGATTGGGAGCCGTCTTATCCGAATACAAAGATTGTCACGGATGACCAGCAGCCGGAGTTCGGGAACCTTCGAAACAAGATTGTCGTGATGGGGCAAGAGGTGATTTACCAGGGGGAGGGCTCAAAAATTGACAATCCCCCCTCTGTAATTAGAACACAAATCCGAAGTACGGTGACGAATCCTGTAGTGCCCTGGGAAAAGGCTGCGGTGTTACCTGTTTCGGGGTACGTAAACGAGGAGATGCTTTCTGATTATGCCGACAGGACACAGGCACAAGCGTCTCACTATATGACGATGGGGAGGACATCGGTTCCTGGTAATGCCGACATCAAGCCTTACCATCGGTGGGGCTTGCTGGTTATCACAAATGTCTCACACAACGTAGATTTCGTGGCGAAGACTTGGACAACCGATTTAGAGATGGCAGGATTCTGATGAGAGGGCTAAGAAGTGAGAGATGGTTTCGGAAGAATTCGAATCAGGCTGTTTTGCGGGATTTGCCTCATGTCCCCGTTTTCGTTCGTTCTAACACGACGAGGCCGAATCGTAAGGAAGAGGCAACAAAAGGGGCCAAGGAATACAAACCTTTCATTGTGGGCGAAAGCCTTGTTGGAGGAGAAGAGGTGGCATTATGAGAAAGTATAAGCACAGAACAAAGGTCCTGGGCATCCCTGTCCATGGACTCAAGGATGGCATCTTCCCGGAAGTGGAGATGCGAAAGTGGCAGCTTGTGGAGAATATCTTGTTGGCCGCAACCAGGTCTTTACGGAATTGCGTTTTTGATGAAGGGGCATGGCAAGTGACTGATGAGGGGGCAGGCTCCTTTATCGTGCATTTGCATGCAAATGCGTCACAGTCCGCCTTGTCCGCGTCGGGTGTGATGAGGGGTGTTTACTTTTGTGGAGGGGCCAATATTTCCTGGGAGGGCCTGAGTGGGAAGAAAAAACACTTTTTGTACTTGAGCCCGACTCGGGAAACTCGGTTAAACCCGCAATCCATTCGCACCTATAGCCAGGACCGGCGACATACTGTGAATGATGCAATGCTCATGGCTATCCTGGATTTGACAGGAGATGTTCCGAAGCTGGATAAGAGCCCCGAGGGGAAAGTCTATGCGGATAGCATGGCCACTTCTGGAACGATGCTGCGCCCCCAAATGGTAGATTTCAGGTCCGAAGGAAAGAAAGGTTTTCTTCTTTCTTCCACTCGCAAGATTTCTTTTGTACAAGTATCCCGAATGTACGAAGGCGACTTGACGGGGAAACTCGGAGAGGTGGCCGTGGGGTATTATGGCACAGATGAGACTGTTGAAGATGGTCAAAATGTGAGGGTCTACAATTCGGGCGACGATGGTATCCCTCTACGAGCATTAGTGTTCTGTCAATAAATGGTGTAATTCATGGCTTGGATAAATCCAAACCCGAGTAGCTTCTATCACATGTCCCGGCATTCCGAGTGTGTCGTAATCAGTGACCGGGACTCGATGGTATTCATTCCCGAGATGACTACGATGGACGCGACGGATGGGATGGAAATCCGTCGCTACGCGAGGGAAGACAGCCTTCAGTGGAAATCTAGCCCACTCCAAGAGGTAGATGAGACCAGTCGGGTCTTGATGTGGGCACGAAAGGATTTCCGGGGACTTGTTTCAGGGTATCGTTGGGTTCCATATGTCACCGACGAGACGGAAGAAGGCCCAACGCTTGATACGGAAGCAATTTTGCCCTTGCGCGAGGTGTACGCTCCACGCTTGACGTATGACCGCACAAGCAATGTCCTTCACCTTTGGTTTTGGACGAATGTCAACAAGACCTATGAGGGTACAGTATACGACGAAGATGAAATCTTTCCCATCGGCATCAGTAATTATGACGTTAAAAAGAACCTGTGCAAACGAGTGTTGTGTCTTGCAGTGGGGCACCTGGGACACTGGTGGGTTACGGGCGGATTCATTCAGCCGTATATCGGTATCCAGTACGGATTGCAGGGTACTCAACTCAATCCCCAGTTCAATGACCCCCAGTTCGACATTGTCCCTATTTTCACTCGCCCGGTAATAATCACTAACTTCGAGACTCCCGAAGTTGGTGACCTTCCTGGCCTGATAACAGATGGGTGGTATGAGAGCGGGGGAGGGGGGCCGGGACCGCCTGGGCCACGGGGTTTCCAGGGTTTCCAGGGGCCTCAAGGGCCTAAAGGGCCTCAAGGTTTCCAAGGACCTCAAGGGCCTCAAGGCATACAAGGGAATGATGGTTTCCAGGGTTTCCAGGGCTTGCAAGGTCCCCAAGGTTTCCAGGGTTTCCAGGGTTTCCAGGGCTTCCAGGGTTTCCAGGGCTTGCAGGGCTTGCAAGGTCCCCAAGGTTTCCAGGGCTTGCAGGGTTTCCAGGGCTTGCGGGGTCCCCAAGGTTTCCAGGGTTTCCAAGGGAATCGGGGTTTCCAAGGGAATCGGGGTTTCCAGGGCTTTCAGGGTCTCCAGGGCTTCCAGGGATTCCAGGGCTTCCAAGGTTTTCAGGGTCGGGGTTCTCAGGGTTTCCAAGGACCTCAAGGGCCTCAAGGCATACAAGGTTTCCAAGGTTTCCAAGGGAATCGGGGCTTCCAGGGTTTCCAGGGTTTCCAGGGCTTGCAGGGCTTGCAGGGCTTGCAGGGCTTGCAGGGTTTCCAGGGTTCGGGAGGGAATGATGGTCTCCAGGGTTTCCAGGGTTTCCAAGGGAATCGGGGTTTCCAGGGTTTTCGGGGCTCTCAGGGCTTTCAGGGCTTCCAGGGCTTCCAGGGCTTTCAGGGTCTCCAGGGCTTCCAGGGTCTCCAGGGCTTCCAGGGTGGGAACGACCGGATGTGGGATGTCGAGGAGAGCACAATCGACGCAGAAAAGTTCACAGTGCGTCCGGGCATATGGGTTCGTAATGGGAGGATGAGTGGCAACGGAGAGAAATACGATTACGAGTACGACCCAGTAGGAGCGGGAAGTATTGCATCAGACTACACGGGCAACCTCGAAGTCTATGCCGTGCTTATGAATAGTGACGGGGTGAACCAGCGTACCTCGGCTTGGCTGGATATCTCCAACGAATCGACAGACTACGATGAGGGCGGTGACGGCACAAACGGTGTCGAGATTCTATATAGCAAGGTAATGCTTGGCAGGGGTTTCGTACTGGGCACAGGTTTTAAGGCAGACTCGTTTGGGCAGCTTCGACATATCGCTACTATCGCGTATGACACGGGCGAGATTACTGGAGTCACGCAACACCAGAATGGTATGTTCCATGACATAAATCCTATTTACGGGATTGTTGATACAGCGTTGGATTTCCACACGGTTGTTAGTTACGATTCCGATGGGCCTTTAACCAGTCATGCGACAATGGCGGCAATACTGTATGTCCATGAAGGCCATTGGCAACAGCGAGACGTGCACCTTACATCATCGCCATTGTTTACTACAGATTACACAGATTACGATGCGGGGTATGATGAAGTATACGTTACGATTGCCCCGGACACAGCCGATATAGCATCAATGACTTATGACCCGTCGCTTGAGCCTGTAGCGTGCAGGGTTGTGAATGAACTCACATGGGACCATGAAGATTGGGACGACACCCCGGTTACCGATTACTATGGGTTGGTATACCATAAGCTATTCAAGTTTGACGTGCAAAGGCAGGCCGTTGGTGACGGCGGCAATACGATGGATTGTGTACAGTTTCAGCCGTACTGGAAGGGCGGTGAGATTCGCCATGACTTTGTAAGACCCGACGGTAAGGCGTCAGGCATAGCTAACATAGATTTGGAAATACAAAGGATAGAGGGCCTAGACTTTATTACTGATGCAGCTTCGCGCAACGAGGGAGCGTTACAGGACGCGGGTGCATACGAGTCTCTGATAGTGAGTAATTCGATTACTAGGTACGCAAATGATTATGCCATACCCTATTACCATTATAGTACAGGTGGCGTTACTCCGAAGGCGTATGCGCGGATTGATTCTAATGATGCTGGTTCGTGGACTACTACATCTAGGTCTATCGAGATAGGACAGTCAAAGCTACGACTCTACAATTTCATTACAACTACGGCAGATGATACGCCAACTGATTTTTCTGGTTCAGGTACCGCTGACGGAAAGTACCTTGTATTGGTACGTCAACAGGTAAGCTCACAGAAGCACGATTTGGAGTATCTTGATTTATCCAGTATTGCTTATGTACTACCGGGAGACGTGCCCGCCTTGTGCCCCAAGGTTACCTGTGCTGATCTTCTGGCTTTGGATTGTGATTGGAATGACATTATTGGGGATGACAATTTTAAGCATAACCTACTAGACTTCGTTTCGGCGGGAAGTCCACGGGATACTAGCGGGGTTAACCCAGACCACGATGTTAGGTATTGGTTCAACACTACTCACGGCGGTACGAACGCTTACGATTACAAGACAACCGGAACACTGGAGATAGAGAATCCCTCGCTCACAGCCATTAGCACTACGGGTGGCATTTACGCTCTACATGGCGTGTATGCAGACAAAGGGGGAGCAACTCAGGCTGGCTATTTTGACGATGGTGCTCAAACAGCCGCGTTAGCAAACGGGAGCGATGCTGGGTTTTTCGTCAGTGGCACCAACAATGCCGCGTTAGGGGGCTCGGGTTACGCGGGATATTTTATCAGCGCAGGGGAAAGTGTCGGGTTATGTGATGGCACTTACGCTGTTTACGCAACAGGCGATGTACTCATTGCGGACGGGACTATTGATGTTGCCAGTCCGGGGGAGACGTACAACATTCACGGCAATGTTGGACAAGATGAAGGCAACCTATTTGAAGGCGGAATATTCGTGAACGATGATTCTTGGGCTATTATGACTATAGAAGTGCCAGATGGATCGGGTGGTACTAAAGAAGTACAGGTACTTGGGAAGGACGTATGAAAAAGACTCTTCTAGTTTTGGTTTACCTTTACTTTGTTACTTGTGCGACTCTCTATGCGAGTGATTGGAAGATTGTTCAGTGGAATACCAACACGGGCGTACTAAATATAGACATTTCTACGGGGTTGACTAACGTTACTTTGCAAATAGTAACGGGTAATGGAGCTAGTACGACTGAGGGGATTACCATCACAAATAACACCCCCTTTAGAGTGTATCAGGCTGGCGGTGGAAATTCCATAGAGTTTGTATTCATTACTCCAGACAAGCGCCCACGCATTTCTGCGGGATTTGAGTCTGCGTTTGGCTCTATAGAGTGGAATGGCGAGTTCTGGGATTACATAGGAGGTATCGACCTAAGCAATAATACCCTCACCAATGCTATCTACTATGGCGATGGCGCGGGAATAACTAACGTCACTGCCAGTCGTACACAGCGAACAGAAACCAGCACCTACACAGTGGATGCGGAAGACGATGCGATTCTTTGCAATGGTACCTTTACGGTCACGCTCACAGCAGTTGCTACCAGCTCGAATGCGGCGTTTTCTGTAAAGAACATTGGAACAGGAGTAATAACAGTTGACGGGAACGCTGCTGAAACGATAGACGGCAGAGCAACCTACATCTTGTCAACACAATATCAGAACGTGAACGTGATCTGTAACGGGAGTGTGTGGTATGTCTTATAGTGTAGTGCTTGACGGTAATGGCGATCTGGTTTTATCCAACCCAATCGAGGATAAAGATGTTCTCGTAAAGGTAAACGATGGTGGTACGGTCAGAACAGCTATCCAAGTACATGGTGATAGTGGTCTAGTAAGCATGCTTAGACAATCCCATATATTTGCTAACATAAATTCTTCAACAGGAGATTTTACTGTTGCTAATAATACATGGACAACGATACTTTTTGACGAAGAACAAAAAGATGTTTTAGGAGAATATAATCCTGCAACGGGTATTTTTACAGCCACAGAAGCGGGGGTTTATCAGGCAAGTGTGAGTGTTGTTTGGCAAGCTACAAATACAGGTAAAAGATATTACTTAAAATTGGAGTGTTCGGGAACGGGGCAAGACCCCTATATTGCTAGTTTGCCTAATTCTAACCCCGGATATACTCCATTAAGTTTATCTCATAGCTTTGCTTTAGCGGTAGGGGAAACGGTCAAAGCAAGGGTTTATCAGGACAGCGGTGGAAATGAAGTTTTAGAGGGTACAGGTGATAGCTATAATTCATTTAGCGTAACAAAGGTATCATAATGAAAATAAACAAAATAACACAATCGGATTTAGGGATAGAAGTAGAGCTAGAAGAATATCCCCATGCCCAGCCCGTATTCCCGGCAGACACAACAAAGAAAGCACTGCCCGATTTGCTGAGAGCATGGAAGGTCGAGCAAGATGCTGCGGATATTGCAAACACTAATCCGCCCGCTCCTCCCCCAGAGCCCGACATAGCAGACCTGAAGACACTCGAAGGAACGACGATTTCCGACCTCGCCGTTGCCAGTTCGTGATTATGGAAACCGATGATTTGTGATAAAAAGTGATTGTAAATCCGGTGGAAGGGGTATAATAGAATGGAAGCCGAGAAGAAATCAGAATGGAGGAGAGATGCAGCCACAACAGATTGACGACGCGGAACAAGTTTCCATCTTGCGAGGACGCCAGAGGGGCGACCAGATGGGTAAAATCAGGCATTCGGCCCTTGTAATGGCTGAATATCAGCACAAGGATGACCCGAAGGTGCGGGCGCTGTCTGATACGGCAGGAGGTATCCAGAAGAAAATCGAAAGATTGCGGGACGAGACCCGGAAGACCCAGCAAGAGTTCGTCCAGGCCCAACAGAAGTTGGAGGAGGCGCTGGAGCAGTACATCCCCGAGGAACTACAGGTTTTGGAATAGGAGCGAGCCGATTATGGGAGCGAACGTCATTTATGACACCAGCCTCCTCCGTCCGGGGGAGCTGACAGGCATTGCCGTTCCTGAGACACAGATGTGCGGGACGGTGAACTATTTTCATTCGACAGAAGGAGGGAAGAACGTGCCTCATTTCCGAGTAGACTTGTATATTGGTAACGACCGGACGCTCCGGGTGTACATCAAAGACGAAGACCTTAATGTCGTGGACCTGACAGGAACCACGCTTGTCTTGACCGTGAGGAAGGAAGCCGGTGGGGCCGTCATCTTCACCAAGAGTACGGCTGTTGCTGCGGAGGGGGCCATCGGGGCTGCTGACGAGGGAGAGTGCTTCTTCTATATCCTCCCGGCGGATACGGCTTCCCTGGAGGACCAGTACATCTTCGATGTCGCCCTGACCACGGTGGCAGTCAAGACATATACGGTTTTGGAAGGAATACTCAATCTTCTTCAGCCCGGAAGCTGACCCCCGGTGTATAATCGGGGGAGGAGAATGAGATGCCGTATTTGTCCGTCGATGGTGCCAACACAATTGTCATAGAGGATTGTTACGACGAGCGCAAAATCGTTAGCGATATCGGGGGACACTGGGACCCCATATCGAAGGTTTGGCGCATCACATTTACCCTCTATAACCTTCGTTTCCTTTTGAAACACATGCCATCCGTGGGGGTTGCCCCGGATATCGAAGAGCATGTCAAGGTCCAGGAAGGGAAAGAGGCCCACCTGATTCGGCTCCACCAGATGTCCAAGCAGGACGTTCCCATTCGGCTCCGAGTGCCGGGGCTGACCGGCTCCCCGTACAACTACCAGCGTTATGGTATCATGTTCGCCATCATCAATGGCACCGGTGTCCTTAATTCCGACGAAATGGGACTGGGGAAAACTCTCCAGGCCCTTGCCACGGCTCTCTACCTGAAGGACAAGGGGATGGCCCGTAATGCCTTGTGCATCACCCCGGCTTCCCTTAAGTACAACTGGCCCCTAGAGATAGAGAAATTCACGAATGAGAAGTATGTAGTGATTGACGGCTCCCCGGACGAGCGCATCGCACAGTGGCTTCGGGATGACGTGTTTTTCTACGTGGTCAACTTCGAACTGATTCTGGAGGACCTCTTTGGGGGCCGTAATTACGAACCAAAGAAGTCCGACAAGCCGGAAGTGGTTGCTCGGAAACTCAAAATGAAGGCGGCAGCGGAGAAAAGGGGTAGAATTCTTGGGGCAGTTCGCAGGCGAATGTGGGATTTCGTGGCCGTGGACGAGGCGCAGGCTATCAGAAACCATGCCTCCAAGCGCACCCGGAATGTGAAGAGGCTCCGGTCGCATTTTAGAATGGCGCTGACAGGCACACCTATGGATGGCAAGCTGGAGGAGCTGCACAGTATCATGGATTGGGTAGCTCCCGGACTTCTTGGCTCAAAAACCCGTTTCTTCCAACGGCATGTGGAAACTGATTTCTGGGGCAAGGTGACAGGGTATAGGCGGCTGGGCGAAGTAACAGAGCGTATTCAGCCGTTTTTCATTCGACGTATGAAGAAAGAGGTGCTTAAGGACTTGCCGGACAAGATTTACGAGAACCGTATAGTGCTCTTGTCCCCGGCGGAGCGGAAGATATACAAAGCCATTGCTGATGGTGGCCACAAGGCAACCGAGGATGCCCAGGCCATCGTCGCCCTTATCCGGTGTAAGCAGTTTTGTAACTACCCGGCAATGGTGGATGACACTTGCAAGAAAACCTCAAAGATGGATGCTTTGAAGGAAATTCTGGAAGAAATAGTACTCCATAATGGGAACAAAGCCCTACTTTTCAGTCAATATAAGGGGATGCTGGACATCCTTGTGGTTTTGATGCATGACATGGGTCTGAATTACCTTAGAATTGATGGTGATACTCCGAAGAAAGAGCGGGCCGATATGCAGGCCACTTTTAAGGATGACCTGGCTATCGATATGATGGTTGGCACAGATGCGATGTCTACCGGATTGAATCTTCAAGCTGCGAGTTACGTTATCAACTATGATGATTTCTGGTCCCCCTCGATTATGTCTCAGAGGGAGGACCGGGCGCATCGAATCGGACAGAAAGAGGTTGTCACTGTGGTGAATTTCGTTTGCCGGAATACGATTGAAGAGCGTATCAGGTCTGTCATCTATCATAAAAACAGGGTCACGGCTCAAGTCCTTGGCGACAATACCGAAGATGCGGTTTTGCGACGGCTTGGCCCTAAAGATTTGGCTAAACTTCTCTAATGCCTACATCATTTGACTACACCGTTGAACTTGAGCGCTCTTTACTCAAGATTCTTATCACAAGCGTCATTCAGTCTCGACGCTATATTCACCGTGTTAAGGAAAACCTTTTCACAAGCGTGGAACGGAAGTTCATTCTAGAGGTGTTAACCTCGTCTATTAACACAGCGGGCCAATTAGCAACCAAGAAGGTGTTTGAGTATGAGGTGGGAAAGCGGGTAGAGGGTAGTGACCAGCAGTATTTCATTGGGGAATGGAATCTTGTTGATGGTGTAACGACGCAAGACCCACCAGAGGTGCTTCTTCAAAAGTTGGAAGAGGCAGATACGGGGCGCGAAATCCTGAAGCTCGGGGCGAATGTCGACGTTCTTCTTGAGGGAGGGCAGATAGCAGATGCATTGACCCTTCTTAAGAGACAGTCTCTTGCTATCAGTGGGGTCAAGGATGAGAGGCCGTTGGTAGAGTTGACGGACTATAAGAAGCGGGAGCAAACGCTTCTGGATAAGAGGAAAAACCCGGACAAGTACAAGGGCCTGGCGACTGGCTTCGACATGTTCGACAATACGACGGGAGGACTATTCCCAGGGGAGTTGACCCTTGTTGCCGGGCTTACCGGTACCGGGAAATCTACGTTCGTTCGGCAAGTGGAAATGAACGTGGTCATGCTCAATCCTGGAGCAAATGTTCTCCACGTGGCTAATGAGGAATACTTGGAGCAAGTTGAGCACAAATTTGATGCAAACTTCACGGAGATTCCGTATCTGGACTTCAAGCGTGGCGAGATTACAGACGAGAACCTTGAGAAGTGGCGCAGGTTTATGCAGAGCTGGAAACATGGCCGTGTTTTCATCAAAGAGGTTCCTGCGTTTACCGAGATTACGCTTGCGGAACAGGCATACAGGCAGTGTGAAGCCCGAGGCATCAAGATTGGACTCATCATCATTGACCATCTGCCTAACGTAAAGCCTATCGAGAAGACGTGGGGAGAGAACGATGAGCAGAAGAAGGCGGCTGCCGATTGTAAGGAGCTGGCTCGTATGTTGCGCTTACCGGTTCTTGTCCCGACCCAGGCCGCAACAGAGGTGATGAAGAAACAGGAGCGTGGAAAACGAGGAAATAGGCTGGACGTATACGGCTCCAAGGCCCAAGTGCATGTGGCTAATACATTCATGCTCATTACCGAAACCGGCAAGGATGAGAAACAGGTTGACCGGCAGGAATGGGAGCGGGATGTGTATTGGCTGTGTGATGTTAAGAAGAATCGTGATGGGCCTCCCTTCTGGTATCGGGCCAAGCATCGCGTAAGAATCGGCAGAATTGAGGAAATCCCAGGCGAAGGGGCAAAGGGCGACCCGAAAAACGAGGCCGATGCCGAAAATCTCATTCAGAAGGATGGGGGAGTCGCGGATGACTCCCAGGCGGCGGAGGTGGCTTCTGCGATTCAGGACGACGCTGACGGGGTTGTTGCCCCGGAAAAAGAGCCACCCCAGGTGCTGGACCAGATTCCCATGGAGCACAGGAAGGCTTCCTTTACGATGATATCCAAAATCCGACAGATTCGGGCAAAAAAGGGCAACACCGGATAGGGGCTGGAGTGTATAATAAGGCAATGCGGGCAATGTTGGCAATGTTGGCACAAAACTAGGCTAAGGAGGCAGGATGACAACACAGGCGCATGCCCTTATCGGGCATCAAAACATCGGGACAACGTTTGAGGGAGTCTATTACGTCGAGAAGGCGTTCGTCAAGCAGACCAAAACACAAAAGGATTACCTGGACCTTGTCTTGAGGGACAAGTCCGGCTCCCGGTTCGTGAAGTTCTGGGGAACCATTGATGGGCTCTTGAAAGGGAACTGGGTATTCGTGGTGGCCAATGTCGAGGAGTACATGGGTAGTCCGAGCATTATCGCCAAGAATATCGAGATTGTGGCGCAGCCGGACGACCTTTCCGACTACATCCCAGTCTACGATGACATGGACCAGTGCGCCGAACGCTTCGATGAAATCCGGGAGGAGCTGAAGAAACTGGAAACGTCGACGGGGGACGAAACGGCGGGTATGCTCGTGGATGAAGTCTATGGCAATTCCAAGTTCTTCGACAAGTTTGTGGTCGCGCCGGGTGGTATCGGAACGCACTACGGGCGGCAAGGCGGCTTGTTAGCCTGTACTGTTCGGGTTGCCGACGTGTGTTTGAAGACGATGGGCGGTTATCGGCTGGAGGACGAAGACAAGGTGATTCTCCTCGCATCGTCACTCTTGTATCGCATCGGGGCTATTGATGCTTACGAGTTTCAGGATTGTGTCCCGGTTGAAACCAAGCGCGGTGTTTTGCTCGGGCTGAACAACCTGACCATGACCCGTGTCTCGTCGGCCCTCAAGCGGGTTATTACGGCCCTGAACAAGCAAGGTAACGCTCCAAGCCAGGAAGTCGTTATCCGGCTGTTGCACGCGGTTACGTCTTTTGATGGGAATGGGGTTACTCCGGCGACTCGTGAGGCCCTTATTCTTCAGTCCATCGTCCGTATGGATGTGGATATGGTGGACGCTATCGAGTTCATCGAGCAGGACGTAAACGAGAATGACGAGTTCACGGCTTATGACCCGGTATTGCGCCGTCGTTACTACACGGGCTGCTGAGGCCACATGAGGGGCTGAAATGTCCGAACATAATCTCAGCGTCCGGGAACGGTTGCGGTATAAGAAAATCGATTGGCTCATGCCATCGGTTGACGTTATTCCCATTCTTCACAAGCTGGGCGTTGAAGAGATATCCACTCATGGCGGTGAGGTTCGGGCCAAGTGCCCGGACCATGCCATGTTTGTTGGCCGGGAGTCCTCGGACCCGAATTGGTTCGTCAATACCGAAACGGGCGAATCCATTTGCTTCACGGAGGGGCGTGGAAGCAACCTTGTCTGGATAGCAAGCAGGATGCTTGACTGCCACCCTCGTGAGGCAGTCAAATTCTTGATGCAAACCGATGCGGATGTCTCGGAGGTGTCTCTTCAGTTAGCACAGAATAAAAAATTCCGACAGCGAATTGCTCCATCTATGTATTCGGAGCACGGGGTCGAAGGGGAGGACGTAAAAGCTGTGCGGGGGCTATCGAGTGTGAAGAGGGATATGGGGAACAGGTACATGCCGCCCGAGGCTTATCAGTTCTTCATGCATCCCCCAGGCAAGAATCCCACGAACATACAATCCGCGACAGTTGACCATCACAAGATTTTCCTAAGAACGTATGGAAGGTATACGAATCGGGTAATTATCCCCTTCGTGCAAAAGGGAGAAGTGATTGGATACTGTGCCGTCGACATCCTTGGCAAAGAGCGGTGGTTGGATGAGCACCCCCTCAAGGAGGACAAGGATTACCGCAAATCCGTCAATGCTGACAATTTCATAGCGGGAGGTGGGCCTCATTCTCACATGCCGGATGGTTGTCTGTTTGGATTTGACGATTGCGAGAAAGGATGCGATGTCTTGTTCATTACAGAAGGTCCCAGGGAGGTAATGAAGTTGTGGCAGGAGGGCTACCCGAATGCCGTGGCTATTCTGGGCGGTTATTTGGGGGAGGGACAATTCACACTTATTACGGAAATAACCCCGAAGCGGGTTGCTCTAATGTTTGATGGGGACAGTGCCGGGCGCATGATTACCGACCGGGTGCAGGAACGGTTGAGCAGAAACTATGGGAAGGGGACCCTGATTCGGTGCCACGTTCCACTGGGAAAGGACCCGAAAAACCTTGCGAATGCCGACTTTTCGGCTTTTCTGGGAGGACGATAATTTTTATTCCAGATTTTGTTGACACCCAGGCAATGAATGGGTAACTTATCCACTGTAGGCAACTAACTAGGCTCGGCCATTTATGGCCAAACACAACTGCCGATTATCGGCGAACTGGAGGTAGGCGCTATGGAGCGTAAAGGCACCGTATGCAGCTTCACAGAAGAAGCAAATGAGATTCTGGAAACATGGCTGGATGACATTCGTCTCCAGGAGTTCTCACTGGGCGATTGCCCGGAAGCCGGGACTCGATTCCCCGTCACACAAGAGTTCATGGTCTCTGCCATCGTGGCAGAGCGTAATGGGGAGGCTCCCCCTCACCCCGCAAGGCAATACTTCGCGGATGCACTCTGCAAGTCTATCGAACGCATGGTCGGGATGTTGGCGTCGCGGTACTCCACAACCTGTATCGAGCATCAAGAGGACTTGGCACAGGAGTGCTTCCAGCGGATTTGGAAGAAGCTGCACACCTACGATTCCAAGAGGGCTAAGTTCTCGACCTGGGCGTGGCGTCTTTGTTCCAACGTCCTCAACAGGGAATACCGGCGTTCGCAGAAGCTTACGAGCCATTTGGTTTCCCATCCTGATGAGGATATGGAGCGCAAGCCAGCGGAGGAGACTCATTACGGGGCTATCTTGTCGTGCGAGTTTGCCGATGCCGTACGAGAGTTGGGGGAGAAATACCCGGAGTGGAAAACGTTCGTATATGCTTTACTCGGCAACCCGGAGGATAAGACAATACCGGGTGGGGTTTGCGTAGCGCATGCAGCGTTGGTCTCGGAAGTCGGAAGGGGTACGGCAATGAACTTCTATCACCAGAAGGTACAGCCGTTCATGCAGAAGAGGTTCAGATAAGGAGGAGATATGGAAACAGCAGGTAAACAGCCCGATTGTTTCGGGGTTATGTGGGACATGTCTGCGCCGGAATGCGCGGGGTGTTACATCAGGAAAGAATGCGAACGTTCTACAGGTAGACGCGAGAGTGGAGAGTCTGTCGCAGAAGAGCCTGTAAGTGCTGCGGATTCCCAACCTGCCGGGACGGAGGAACAAGAGCCCATTTCGCCGTTGAAGCATTTGCTTAAGAGCCTTGAGGGCAAGTATGACCGTTCCGATAGAGTCGGGAAGCAGGCCGTTGGGTACTTCTTCGTCAAAGACGGCAAGACGATGGTGCTCGTGACGGAGTCTAACGCTACCGGGCGCGTGAAAATCGAGGCAAAGGACTACGAGAGAATCTTTGATTCCATCGAGTCTGTGGAGCAGGCGGAGGAGGTTCTCGCGGCTCTATCGTAATGAAATCGACGGCGTTCTCTTACTATACGCCGCCCTTCGCAGAATACAACGTGGCGCAACAGGCGGTTGTGCCATTCTTGGATGAGGATGTAAATCTCGTTGTGTCCTTCGCTACGGCGGCGGGGAAGACTGTGCTCGCGGAGTGTTGCTTCGGCTTTCACCTCCAGACGGGGGCGGATTGCCGGGTTGCCTACGTGTGCCCATTCAAAAGTCTGGCCTCTGAGAAGTTTCAGGAGTGGAAGGACAATCCACAGCTTAACGGCGATGGCGTTGTCCTGTCGTCTACCGATTCGCGTTCCGGGGTGGAAGACCACGAAGCGGCACGGCTCGCTGTTGTGACATGTGAATCTTTCGACGCGAAGACCCGTTCTAGGGCCTATCGGAGTTGGATGAGAAGCCTGTCTTGTGTTGTCTATGACGAGGCACATTTGATGAATGACAAGAGCAGGGGAGGGGCCGTAGAGGTGTCAATGATGAGACTTACATCTATCAACCCATCCGTCCGGCTCGTTTTGCTATCGGCAACGATGGGTAACGCGATGGAGTTGGCCCGATGGGTGAAGACTCTCAACGGGAAGCAAACCAAATGTATCGTGAGTTCGTGGAGGCCATCAAAGATAGAAGTGGACTATTTGCCTGTGGGGGACAATCAGGAAAAAGAAAACGAGGCCGTCCGTTTGGTTGGGGAGTCGTCGGGGAAGGTCTTGGTGTTTGTGCACTCGAAGATAACGGGAACATCAATCGTCAAAAAGCTGAGAGGTGCTGGGATTCGGGCGGCATTTCATAACGCATCAGTCAAGAGTGGAGTCAGGGCGAAGATGGAAGATGCGTTCAACGATAGAACATCGGGGCTGAATGTTTTAGTGAGTACCTCTACATTGGGAGCAGGAGTAAATGTTGGATAATCTCGAATCTCTAAAAGCCGAATGCCTCAATTGCCAGAAGTGTAGTGTCGGTGGGCAGATGATAAATGGGCACCTGTCCAATGTCTTCTCTGACATGAACACCCAGGCGCGTGTTATGGCTGTTGGCCAGAATCCTGGCCGGGACGAAGTAGGACAGGGTATCCCATTTGTGGGGGTATCCGGCCAGTTCTTCAATGAGGCTGCGGAGAAGGTTGGGCTTTTTCGGAAAGACTTTTACGTTAGCAATATCGTACGGTGCTTCACTCCGATGAATAGACCGCCGAATCTCTCAGAGATGGAGAATTGCCGCTTCTTTCTCGACCGGGAGGTGACCATTCTGAAACCTCGGCTGATTGTTGCTTTGGGGTCCCTGGCATTCCGGCAACTCACTGGCATGAATGGGATTATGAAGCACCATGGCAAGCCGATTCTCTCTATTCGGTATGGCATCCCAATTATTCCGCTACTTCACCCAAGTCCGGTGAACACAAACCATCCCGAGAAGAGTAAGATGTTTATGAAGGGGTTAATCGTCGTAAAGGAGAGTCTTGATGCCTTGGATGCCGGTAGAGAATGCCCAGGCTTGGATTGACCTGTTAGAACAACGCCCCTGCGGGTGTTACAGGCACGTAGAAGGCGACTTCTCACATTGGTGGAAGTATACCCGGCTTCGGTACTGGTGTCGCTGTATTGGCGGCTGGAGGCACTTCCTGGGTATCTGGGGGCAATGGTGGTGGAGGGAGAAGCTGTTAGACCTCATGGAGTGGGCAACTCCTATCCATCTTGTTTTCGGGATGATCGGCTATGGTGATGCACAGGACAGGATGACAAGAGTCGAGAATGTCCGGGAGACCAACAAGAAGAGCCTGCAAGAGAAATTGTGTTTGGGGGCCGACAGTGACCATCCCGACGGTGTCTATGCCACAGCAGGACAACACATGGTGGGAATGACAGAGGGTGAATCGAGGCATTGGTAGTGGCAGATAGAGTTATAGTTGTAGGGGCGAAACGTGCAAGGCAAGCTGTCCCCGTATCGGAAATCAAACAGATGGTGGGCCGAGGGGGCAGGAAGCATGGTGGGGCCGTCTGCCGCGCAACGGTTGTCGTTGAATCTGAACTAGAAGACGATGTCCGGCAGGGGATGGACAGCAGCGAAAGCTTCCAAGTCATATCTTCCTTGGGAGATGCTGGGGTAATGGCTTTTCACGTTCTACCCGAGATACAATCTCAAGTGGTTGTGGATGAGAAAACGGCGGATGCGTGGTACCGGAGAAGCCTGGGGTCTGTACAAGGAATAAAACCCCATTTCGACGAGGTGTTCTCGGTGCTTCGGGAGGTAAAGGCTGTTGTTCGGAAGGGTCGAGAAACAGAGATTACTCCCTTGGGGCAGATTGCAGTCCGGCTTTATTTCCACCCGGCAGATATTTGGGCATGGAGGGATAACTTTGACACCATCTTCAATCTGGGCCTGGAGGGAGATGATATGGCCGTCGCATGGGCCTTGGGGACGGTTCCTTGTACCAGGATGGCCGGAGATTTCGGGGATGGGTATTGGGGTGTTGTAGAAGAGTGCCGGAACGCAATTCCTCCTGCTCTGAAAAAGTCCAAGGGAACACTCGTAACCGCGACACTGTGGAAGTACGTTCTGGGTGGTCACCCGGTCGGCAAGATGCGGAATCAGGCTCTCGCACTCAGGCGCGATAGTGAGCGTATTTGTCAAGCATTGTGTGATTTGAACAAGGTGATGAAGTGGGGTAAGGGCGCTTTTCTTGATGAACTGGGCTGGAGGTGTAAGCGCGGGATTCCATCTCACCTGGTTCCGTTGTGCCGACTCCCCGGTATCAACAAGGGCCGGGCTTCTTTTTTGTACGAACAAGGAATTACCACGCAGGAAAAGCTGGTTGAGGAGTATAAGAACCTTGAAGGGGAAGTGGACGATTTGTTCTGGCGAGCACTGAGGAGTATTACACGTGGGATTTGCTGAGAGAGCCGTGATAGCTTGTGACCGGGCCATGTCTGATGGAACCCTTTCCGAGCGGCATGTCCGAGACGTGTTAAGGTGTAAGAATGTCAACGTGCAGTTCTTGGCCAAGCACTTTGGCTCGGGGGACTCGATGACTCGTCGGGCTGTTGCGAGGATTATTGGAAAATTGGGAGATGTTACGCCTCTTCTGGATGCCGCATTAAGGGAGAAAGATTCTGTCGTTTTGCGGGAGATGCTTCACGTTTTTGGAGAACGAGGAGAGGGGGCCATGGCTCTTGGAAGAATGATTAGCTCCGAGGATGGCCTTGTCCGGGAGGAGGCCATTTCCATGTTGCGTCGGTCGGGAAACGCAGATTCCCTTCTCCCGTTGCTTTTTGACAAGGACGATGCCCTGGTAAAAAGGGTCAAGCGGTACATTTATGAACAAAAAAGATGTCAAGACGAGGAATCCGGTACCAGAGAGCCCCGTTAGCGGGTTCGAGACAACTGTCTGTATATTGGCTCGGCAGATGGGAATAGACAAGGTGCCGGAAATCTATCATTACGTAGAGCTTCTGACGGATGCTTGTGACCGGCAAGTCTTTGAGGAGACCCACAAAATTTCTCCAAAGAAAAAGGCGGATAAGGACCGTCGACGGTTCATCGTCATCTTTAAGTCCCGGTATTTACAGTTTACGGATTACGAGTACGTTCATTCCATTACGCCTGTCGATAGCCGGTTGATAAACCAGACAGTCGCGGGTCTTGAGGTTGATGGGTTCACCATTGACGAGTTCCTGGAGTGGGCGTTTGAGGACTTTTACATTGAAAATCCCAAGTTCTGTCCGCCGAACATCAAGCAAGCGTGCAGCAATTTTGTAATAGAAAAGTTCAGGTTTGCAAACCGGGACAAAATGAAGAAACGGCACCGCGAAGAGCTGAATCGCAAAGAGGGGATGGCTCTGATTAGTCGCGGACGTGTCCTTTTGAGGACGGCAAAAGAGGCCGGGAACGAAAAAAAACGCGAAGAGGTAAAAAACTTGCTCACCGGGTACGGCTCCAAGCGTATAATATTGGGTGAGTTCAGAAGGCGTATAGAAACATTCGAGCGTGAATCGGCAAAATGGGCAACAGAAGGCAAGGAGGCAGAGAATGACAGTACTTAAGAATATCGCGGCGACATGTGACGGGTTGGGGGATGTAGAACTTTCCGGTATCAAGTTGGAAATGGCACATCGGGACCTTCTTGACATAACGAAGGGCTCGCTTGACCAGCACGTAGCCATGCAGCCCGCAGCAATGGCATACTTCCTCACCCTCAAGAAAGCAGCAAAGAGGCGTTTTGACAATATCCATAGAGCCAAGGACCGGTGGGAGAAAAAGCAATACGCGCTGGCCAAGGCAGCAGTTGAGTCGGGCACAACCGCGAAATCAAACATCAAAGTTGAAGACGTAAAAGCCCGATTTATCGTGGACAATGAGCCCGAGATTGAGAAGTGGGAAGCCAGAGAAGACAAGGCACGGGAAGAGTATGACACTTTGGATGTGTGGTGCGAGGCGTGGAAGCAGAAGTCATTCTCGTTGAGGGAGTACGTCTCCATCGATAGCGATGAACGGCGGAGTGGAAGCGGAAGCATCATGGGTGACGACAAGGAGAAAGGAGGAGGCAGGAGTACGCCGGGAGAGTTATCATCATCCCGGATGGATAGAGTTCGGCAGGTCATCCGAAAAAATCGGGCACGGCAGGTTGGATGAGGAGTATAGTAGGTAGTTGTGAGGCAGCGTAGGCGCTGTTAAGGCGAAAAGGCAATAAAGGCCAAGGAGGCAGTAGGAATGAGCACGACAGTAGATAAAATCAGGAAACTTAGGGCTAGTCGTCCAAAGGGCGGCGGCGGAAGCAGGTTGAGGGGTATTTTTCACACCTGGAAGGACGGCGAGAATATCGTCCGGCTGGCGGGAGAATTCCTTGAGACCAAGACACACTTCATCGCTCCGGCACCCAAGCGGTCAGAGCGGGGGTTGTGCCAGCCGGTGGCATTTACGGGCAGCGACAAGATGCCCCAGGTAATCAACTGTTTGGATTGGGATATCCAGGCGGAGGAAGGCAAGCGCGGCGGATGCCCCATTTGCCGCCTCAACAAGATTGCCCATGAGGTCCTCAAGGACGAATGCACCGAAGAGGAGAAGAAAATCTTCGAGAAGCTGCGTCGGGATTGCAACGCCCGCACGCAATTGAAGTGGAACATCCTCGACCGGGACGACCCGTTTGTCCTGTCCGTGGAAGACGGCAACGAGCAGAAAGTGCTCGGCTTCAAGATTGCCAGCATTGGCATGGAAGCGTGGGACGACATCGAAGGCATCTTTGACCAGATGGGCTTTGACATCTCCGACGTGGAGGAAGGGCTGGACATCTGTGTCAATAAGGGCCACAACGGGACGCGTACGGCGTACTCGGCGCAGGCCGTGATTGACAAGAACACGAAGCCGCCTTCGGCGAAGGTGACGCCTCTCACGGATGAGGAAAAGCAACTCACGCGGCATGACCTGAAAGTCATTTGCGGCAAGTACGTTGAGGTGTCCCGCATCATCGACGCCTTACATTCCGACTACAGGGACCTGCTCGAAATCAACGAGGCCCCGGAGGAGGAAGCACCCGCCGCAGCACCAGCAGCCGTGAGTGCCCCGGTAGATGCCGTTCCGGCAGATGCCGCCCCGACAGATGCCGAGGAAGCAGCCGTAAAGGCCGCCGTCGCCGAGGATGAGGTCGATGACGACTCCTTGTTGGCCGGGACAGTACCCGCCAAGAAGATAACACGCACGCCGGTCGAAGGGGGACCGGAAAAAAACTGATTCCGGCCTCTCCCGCGCCGGAGGGGAGGTCGACTACGGAGGAGGCAAAGGCAACACCCAAGCCGGGCGCTGACTATGACTTCTCCAAGGCAAAACCGGAAGACTATATGTGTTTTGGCACTATTCAGCCCGAACACTCGGAGTGCAGGGAGTGCCCATTGCGCGAGAAGTGCGCAGAGAAGGCCGGAGTGGAGTTGTTGTGACTATGGGGCAGCCTTCGGGCTGCCCCTTCTTTTTAAGGAATTGTTATGGCTAAGAAGAAAGAAGAAACCCGAGAAGAAAGAATCTCCCGGATATGTGGGGCGATAAACAACGGCGACTTTGGTGGGGAAGACCACAACGCTGTTACATGGCTCGGGTCGCGGGATACCGTGTCTATTACCCGATGGCCGTCTGGTTGTCCCCAGTTGGATGATGCCACGGGCGGTGGATGGCCGAAAGGCCGATTTATTGAGTTCTATGGGCCGGAAATGGGAGGCAAGACCACGGCAGCTTTGCATGCAATTGCCGGGCACCAACGGCTGTTTCCTAACGAGGACGTAGGGCTCATTGACTCGGAGTATGCCTTTGACGAGGAGTATGCCCAGGCAATCGGTGTGGATACCCGCTTCCTTATCGTCAATCAGCCGGAACACGGTGTTCAGGCCCTGAACGTGCTTGACAAGCTGGTCAAGCAAGGCGTGGGCCTTATGGTTGTCGACTCGGTGGCAGCCTTGACCACAAAGGAAGAGCTGGAAGGTGATATTGGTGACGTCCAGGTGGGTGCACAAGCCCGTATGATGTCGGCAGCCCTTCGCAGGTTGACCACGGAAGCCGGTCGTCGCCAAGCCTCAATTATCTGGACGAATCAGGTCCGTGAAAAGATTGGGGTAAAGTGGGGCAGCCCGGAGACAACTCCGGCGGGTCACGCTCTCAAGCATTATGCTTCCATTCGTGTCCGTTTTGTCCGCACGGGGGTTATCAAGGAAGGGGACGTTATTGTTTCCTCCAAGACCAAGGCCGAGGTGAAGAAAAACAAGGTTGCCCCTCCGTTCCGGGTGGCAGAGTTCTGTATCACCTATGGCATTGGAATTGATACCGTTGCGGCCATTCTCGACGACGCCATTTCTTACGATTTGGTTGTGAGGCGTGGTTCGTGGTTCTCGTATGACGGCGAACAGCTTGGACAGGGCCGCGCTTACGTTCTGGACATGATGCGTCAGGACGAGAAAATGACAGAAAAGATTCGCACGGCTTTGGAGGCTCACAAGGCGCTGTTGGCTGGCGGGGCGAAAGATGCCCCGACGGTGGTCGACAATAAGAAAACCGCAGGCAAGGAAGTCAAGCGGCCTACAAGGACGCCGGTAGCGGATACTGTGGACCAGGATGCCATCGACACACCAGCAGTAGTGGAAGTGCAAGATGCCTAATGGCCCCAAATTACTACTGATTGACGGAAACAACATGGCCCATCGGGTCTTCTGGGCCGGTCGCAAACGAAGGCCCGATGGAACATCTGTCGCTTCCTTGTCTCATCACGGCAAGGAGGTGAATATGATTTTTGGGTTCTTCCGGCAACTCATTCACCTTCACAAGAAGTACCCGGAACACTTTCGGGTCATTTGTTGGGACCGTGGATACGAGCGGCGGTTGAATGAATCCCAGGCTGCCGTAGAGACTGGGCTTATCCCATCGTCGTATAAGCAACCCCGCAAGGAAGCCCAGGAAGAGAAGAAGGACGACCCTGATATGGTTAGCTTCCGGGAACAGATGCGGGAACTTCTGTACGGCTTGCCACTGGTGCGTTGCCTTGAGGTGGCGGTGCCGGGTGCTGAGGCGGACGATATCATCTACACGTATGCCCGGACGTATGCCGACTGGGACGCTGACAGCGTGGTTGTGTCTACAGACAAGGACTTCATGCAGATTATGGATGCCAACACCATTGTCTATGACGCGATGAAAAAGGAGATTTGGAGCAATCAACGTTTTGAGTTGGAGTTCGGCTTTGCGCCTCACTTATGGGTGGATGCGGGTGCCCTTATGGGTGAAATCGGCCCCTCCAAGGATAACATCTTTGGTGTGGACGGGTGGGGACCGAAAACGGCTTGCCAGTACGTAATGGAGCACGGCGACATTGACGCCATCATAGCCTTCATTGAAAGCAAGCCGAAACGAGGCAAAAAGGAGCAAGTGCTTCTCGACCAGATACCCCGGCTCCGGTTGGCCAAGTCTCTCAAGCAGATGGACATCTTGCCCGAAGTCCCCAAACCCCGTTGTCCACCGAAAGACGTGGACGCTTTGAAGGCATTCTTTTTGGAGTGGGGGTTTGCAAGCCTGCTAAAAGAAGCTGCTCGGTTGGTGTGAAGAAGACGTATTACGAGATGAGGCGCGTTGCAACCATTCTTCGGGATGAAGGTGGTTACAGCCTGGCTGCGTCCCAGATGAATCCTGTTATCTTTGAAGAGTTTGTGGGGGTTGTCTTGGAAGAAGAGGGGGAGCCGGTCATCTGGGAGCCATTTGCGGGTCGTGTTGGAAGGAGCTGGTTCCTGGATTTTGCTGAAGAAATTGGCATTCAACTTCTGTCTCAAACCCTCAATCCCATAGATAGCCGTATTGTGGCTGCCGATTCAACAGTCACTGGGCCGGACCGTGATATCGGCGGAGTTCTATTCCATCCTCCCTATTACGCCTCTGCCCCTGCGTTGGATAACCCGAGGGACGTGGTCCTGAACATGCATAGGGCTAACTATTTGCGTAGTTTGGGGATGGTGATGGACCAAGCCGAGACTCGTATTGCACATGGCGGTCTGGTTTGCGCCATCGCCAGGGATTACCGAATTCATGGTGAACGCATTCATCTTGATTTATGGATGCTTGAGTTGTTTGAGAAAAGGGGTTATTGTTTGGAAGATGTATGGTCGAGTGAGCCGGATATCGTATTGATTCTCAGGAGCCAAAAATGAAAATCGGAATAATGGGATGCGCGGGGACTGGTAAGAGTTCTTTGGCTCGTGCACTGGCGCAGGCCCTTGAGATAAAAGCCTTGGAGGGCAAGGTTATTACCCAGGACATCCTCACGCGGGATGGCTACGACTATATGTCCGGCATTCAGGTTGAGCGGTTCTTGGCCCATACCGGGAGGCAAAATGAAATTCTCCGGCGCACAATAGAGATGGAAGATGCGGCAGATGGTGGCTTCGTGACTGACCGAACTGTTGTAGACTTGGCCGCCTATGTCGTTACCGAACTTCACGGCGTAGATACTAGGGGATTGCGACACATTTTCGAGACATGCCAGAAACGAGTGTCCTTCTATACGCACTTGTTCTTTTGTCCGTGGAGTGATAAGACCTTCGAAATGAACGAGAAACGGACCCTCAACCCGTGGTATCAGTTCAAGATACATGCCCTTGAGATGGGGATTCTTGACACGTGGGGGTGCGAATTTACCGTTGTGGAAGTGGAGGGCACGGAGCAGCGAGTGAAATCCATTGTCGAAAAGCTGGGTACGATAATTCTTTGATAAAGAGGTCCTTCAGTAGAAGGAGACATCTAATGGCTTATCGAGCAAATGTAACGGACAAGCAGCAGGTAGATATTGAGCGGGCAGAAGATGATTCTGCAATTCGTGTCCCCTGGTTTGATGGGAAGGCGCAACAAACCGGCGAAATGAAGAGTTTCCGGGCGCTTGACCTCCAGGCACAAGGGAACAACACGGCTCAAGGCACAACCGATGCTAAGAAAATGGTGTCTGGCAGTGTCGCGGGTGGAATCGGGTCGCACAACGACCATCCCCACCGTTTTGATACGCCTGGCAAAGCCTGAGAAGATTTCTCTGACTTTGCGCGTCCTCCCCCGTGTATAATACGGGAGAGGGAAATATGAGATTCGGCTTTTATACGGACATCCATTTGAGCGGCGTCAGCCCGAAACACAGGGTAGATGATTTCCCCCGCTCTCTCCTAGGAAAGCTTCGGGAAATTTACGCTGTAGCAGAAGAGGCCGGATGTTCGTTTATGGCCTTTGGCGGGGACTTCTTCAATACCCACCGGGTTTTTTCCTACGAAATTATCGGCGACGCGATGGATATCATCTGCGAATCACCTCTTCCTACTTACGGTTGTGTGGGGGAACATGACCTATATGGGCACAGCCCAAAGACTTACCCATCCTCGACTCTCGCATTTTTCGTCCGGCGATGCCCCCAATTCACCATCCTTTTCAACCCGATAGATATGGGTGATGGGGTGGTGCTGCACGGGAAGCACGAGTGGGAACCTGTTGCTGACATTAACGGAGTGGGCCGGGAGGTGGACCCGGCAAAGTACAACATCCTTGTCTGCCACGAACTTATTACCAACCAGCGTGCCCCATTTGACGTGACCAGCACTAATGATTTTCAAGATAGCCCGTTTGACCTTGTGGTGTCGGGTGACCTTCATATGGGCTATAAGCCGCACGAGGTGAACGATACGTGGTTCTGCAATCCCGGTTCTATTGCCCGACGGGCCATATCGGATATGTGGTGGCCTACAATGGCAGTTATTGACATCGAGAAGGGCATTCCCCCGGTCTTTGACCTGGTGAAGCTCAAGACGGCGCAACCCCATGATGAGGTGTTCGGAGAGGGTGCCGCCGAAGTGGCTTTGACGAAAGAGGATTTTGACGGGCACGAATTCGCGGAAGAACTGATGAAGTTCGAGGCGGATGCTGTCGATGTTCACGATTTGATACAGAAAGTGGGAGCAGTAAAGGGAGTTAGAAAACCCGTTCTTGACTATCTGGCAACAAAGAGGCCCACAGAGGGCAAAGAAGGAGAAATAGGATGAGTGACAAAGACGACAAAAACGGAGGCGAAGAGGAAGAATTCGGAAGCGGCGGGGACGAGTTTGGTGGGTTTGAGTTGGATTTCGGAAAGTCCGATGAGGAAGAACCCGGAAACGAGCCCGACGCATCCGAAGACCCTCCGACTGCCTCGGGTGTGCCTCAGAAGGAAGCGCCTGTGGAAGAAACCCCTTCAGGAGATGAAGAGGGCGGCGATGAGGATGCCGGAAATCAGGAAGAATCCGGCACAGACACGACGCCCAAGAAGCGGGCCAGGAAGCCCCTTACAAAGCGTCAGAAGGTTATCCGGGTCATGCTCAGGCGAGCCGGGATTGAGGAATTGCCCGAGCTGAGCACTCTCATGCGAGACAAGGCAGGTGTTTCGATGCCGGTTAAAAGCATCGCCCTGTTCATCGGGGAGCCGGAGGATGAGGTCTTGGCCGAGTTGGCGGAGAAGCTTCCCCTCAAGAATATTGTCAACTTGAGCGCGGAAGTGGGAAAGAACCGGGTTGTTTCGGTTGGTACCGATATCCTCCGGGCCGGACGTATGTTCCAGCCGATTCAGGTTGCTGCTATCCGGCAGCCCGATGAAGGGGACGCCTCAGTTGAGGATGACCTGCAATGCACCAGTGGACGGCATAGGCTGGCATTTATCGTCCTGGCTTATGGGACAGAAGTGTCCATCCCGGTCTATATCGAGAGCATGACCCTTAACGAGGCCAGGGATGCCGTTGTCGTGGCGAACCAGGCTCGGCCTACCCGTGCCCTTGAGCGGGCCGAACACGCCGTTCTGGGGGCCGTAGGGGGCAATGCTGACGCCCAACAGAAGGCGCTTTACGAGGCCACGGCTACAACCAAAGCCAGGGCTCGCAAGTATTGCGTGTACAGCGTCTTTGAGAAGGGGCACCCCATCAAGTTCCAGTTCCCCGTGTCCAGCACCTCATCTCGCAAGGGTGGCAGTTTGACGACGGTGAGCAATGTTGAGAACTTCTGGTCGGCAGCCCTTGCATGGGAGAAGGAAACGCCGTGGAAGAAGTTCGATGGCGCTCTCAAGTCGTCCATCCAGTTCTTGAACGAGCTGGTGAAGGCCATGCAGGAGGAGGAGAAGTTCGATTCCAGTCACCATCTCGCCTCGATGACCCTCTCGGCCATCGGCAAGTGGTACAAGGGCTATCGGGAACTCATCGGCAAGGATGCGGCTCCCCAGGCTCCGAAAGTGGCGAAAATCATTGTGGCCCTGGGAGAGATTGGCCGACAGAAGTCGGAAGCTACTTACGAAGCCCTGACCGTAGAGATGCGGTCGTAAAAGCGCCCAAATGGGACTCGGAGGCAGGGCAGAATCAAGTGGTAAAAGTTACCACTTGAAAACAGCCGAGTTGCCCTGCCTCTTTCGTTATGATAGTCATTTGTGGCAAGAATGCTTTGGTGCCGGAGAAGATTGCTAAGGTATGTCGGGACAATCATCACAACGAAGTCTATGCCCTTCCATGGGTGACGACGGGTGAGGAGCTAAGGGCAAATTTGAAAGTTAACAGGGGCAAGCCAAATCGGCTGTTCCCTTGTTCTCCTAACACAGAAGAGGTTGAAGGGGAGAGCATTGAATTTTATGACCGGCTGAAGGATGATGCCTTTGGGACGATGGCGGATGCCTTACATCACGGAAGCCCCGTTCTGAATGAAACGATGTCATGTCCATGCGAAAACGCTTTTTATGGCCAGGTGTTGGTTCCGAAATGGGTGCCGGGGGCAGTGGCTATCTTGAGATGTGGCGAAGTGGACACTATGTTTCCGTGCGAGCCTCTTTCGGCTAAATTGTACGCCATGACAACTGTTCCGGTGTTACTTGGGAATACAGACGCTTTTAAGGAGAAAACGGGTTGCCCAGAAGACGAAATTGCCGTGTTGTTGGCAACAGATTATATCCCACGGATTGTAACCTTCATGCGTTTCTACAAGCTATTTTCGGGCAATGACTGGGTGTTTTCTGTGCCTCTTGAGAAGTTTCCAGGACACTTGCCCCTCCGGTGGAGGTATAATCGGGCATACAAGGTGACTTGATGGAAGAGTTCTACGAGAAATACGCTGTGCCCGTTAAGGACAGGATACCATTGGAAAAGAACGTTTTACTGCTGGTTCCTGGCCCGGACTATGACGTGGAACCGGCTCTGAACGGTTTAGGGCTGTCCCGGTTTGAGGTGGCCGTGACGTGGCCCAAGGAATCTATCGATATGTTCGCCGAGATATGCGAGATGAAACCGAAGTTTGTGCTTCAGTGTGGCCAGAATATCACTCGTAAGTTCCCGGCAGCGGAGATGGATGTCGAGTTCGATGTTTTTCGGGACAGGGCATTGACGGCTACAGCGGATTCATTTGTGGGCCTTCATCACCACGACGAGTTTAGCATCCGGGATGGCCTTGGGACGGTCAACCATCTTGTCGAGTTGTTGAAGAAGCAACGTCGTTCATTTTGTTGTGTTTCAAATCATGGGACGGTTGGTGGATGGGTTAAGCAGTACCGGGCGTGCAAGGACGCCGGAATCAAGGCCGTCTTCGAGATGGAGGCTTACGTATCCCCCTACAGGGGTGATGACCCCGATGAGAAGAAAAAACACCGCAAGGCGAACCACCTCCTTCTAATCGCACACACCCGGCAGGGCTTTGACAACATCATTTGCATCCACAACGACGCTCAGCTCAGTGGCTTCTATTACAGTCCTCGGATGGACCGAGAAGCGGTCAAAAAGTGGGGCAAGGGGATTATCGCAACGTCGGCCTGTATGAAGGGGGAGATACCCCAGCTACTCATGGAGGACAAGGAAAAAGAGGCTCGCGAGCTGTATGAGTTCTACGCGAAGCACTTTGACCAATTCTATATTGAGGTGCAGATTATTGAGTACGATGCTCAGAGGGAAGCCAACCGGCGGCTCATCAAATTTGCTCAATCTGTTGGGGCACCCCTGGTTATTGGTTGCGACAGCCATTACCTTGAGCCCGAACACGACGAGACTCACAACATCCTGATGTGCATCCGGCAAAACAAAACGATTATGGACCAGAAGGAGCAGGATGACATTTGGGAGTTTGATGTCGGCAACTTGTACTATCGTCGGGCTGACCAAGTGCGTGGGACGTTCCAGAATGGATTTGTGGAGAAGGGTGGCGGGAAGAAGGAGCCATTCCTGGATGACGTGTTCACAGAAGTCGTGTTTGAGGAAGCCCTCAAAAACACCCGATTGATTGCCATGTCCACTGAACAGATTGAGCTAGATTCTACGATTCATTTGCCTACGTTGTACCCGGACGGCAAGCAAATACTCCGTAAGCGGGTCAATGAGGGGTTCGCATGGAGAAAGCTCGAAAAGGGTACGGTTCACCTTGACCAGGGTGGGAACAAGGTCAAGATTGATGCGCAAGCGTACATTGACCGGTTGAAGTTCGAGTTTGGTGTTATCACCAAGTTGGGATGGACAGATTACTTCCTTATCACTGAAAAGATTTGCTCAGATGCTCGCGACACATACGGAGAGTGGGTTATTGGTTATGGAAGGGGGAGTGGCGCTGGCAGTGTGGTGTGCTATTGCTTGGGCATCACCGACGTGGACCCGCTTGTCCATGGGCTCCTGTTTGAGAGGTTCCTGTCAGTTGACCGTCCTGACCCACCCGATATTGACAACGATTTCGACCCGAGATACCGGGAGGCCATCAAGAGGCATATCGTGGAACTGTTCGGAGAAGAGAAGGTATGTTCTATTGGCTCGTATCAGATGTATCGCACCAGCTCGGTCATAGCTGATGTGGCACGCACTCTTAGTTATGATATCCACGAGGTTCGGGCCATCACTAAAAAGATTGATTCTTTGCAGACGTTTGAGGACGAGGAGGGCCAGGAGCACAAGGTCGACGACATGAGTTTTGAGGACCTGTTTGACCACTATCCCGATTTGAAGGAGTATCTCGACAAACATCAGGACGTCTTGCGGCACGCACGGGTTTTGCGGAATCAGGTCAAGAATATGAGCACTCACGCGGGCGGCGTCATTATCTCGGATATGAACTTGCAAGGCCGAATCCCCGTTCTGTATGACAAGCCCGGTAGTGATACCCGGAAGGTTATCTCGGCATGGGCCGAAGCTCCTGGCAAGAATGAGGAACTCAGCGCGGTTGGGCTTGTTAAGTTTGATATCCTTGGGCTGAACAATCTGCCCGTCATTGGTGATTGCGTGGCACTTGTGGAGAAGACCAGGGGGCGAAAGATTACCCGAGCCGATTTGCCGATTGACAACCGTCAAGCCATTCGGCAGTGCGCCCACAGTGACCTCGTAGGCATTTTCCAGCTTGAGAACCCGGCGACGATGCCCGTTGCTACGGAAGTTGGCCTTGAAACGTTGGGTGATGTGTCCGCGTTGACTTCCCTTATCCGGCCTGGCCCTCGTGACATGGGGATGGACATGGAGTATGCCAAGCGCAAGCATGGGCAACCCTACAACATGCCGGAGTTCCTGAAGAATCTGCTGGCTGACACGTATGGCGTTATCACCTACCAAGAGCAGTGTTGTCCTGCCGACGTTGGGGTCTTGACTCCTTCTGGATATGTGAAGATTGGGGACATTGTCGAACATGATGCTTCAAATTCAGTTTTGTGCGTGAATGACAAGGGCGATGTGGTAGAGAGGGCGATAATTACAAAGCACAGGAATGGAATCAAGGATGTATATCGGCTGACTCTTGATAACGGGTTTGTCCTAAAATGTACGGAAGACCATTTGTTGATGACCAACAATCGAGGATGGGTTGAGGCTCAATACTTGACACCTGAAGATGATATTGTTACAACTGAAGATATAGGTTACGACGAAGTGGCATAATTGTTTGATATTCTCTACATAAGTGATAACACCAAGTGTGGAGGATGCTATGACTTGTTTTTGTGGAAAGCCACTGACTGAGAAGCAAAGGGCGAGAGGTAGCCGATTTTGTTCAAGGGCTTGTGCGAATTCTTACCGATACCGGGATGTAAAAAGGGAGTATGTCTGCCAAGGATGCGGCAAGCCGTACATCAAGAAAAATTCCGGCACGAAAATAGGTACGAAGTATTGTGGCCCCAAGTGTGGGAGAAGGCACAATCTCGGAAGGAAGTTCACGGCAGAACATAAAAAAAAGATAGCGGAGGGGCAAAAGAACATCCGAGTCCAGGGAGTATTCGAGTGCGAAAGGTGTGGTGAAGATTTTGAGAGCAATACGTCACTCCGCGCCCACAAGGCTCATTGCCATCACGATAGGTTGTTGCTGAGGTGTTATAATTGTGGAAGAGAATTTAAAGGGTTGGCGGGCCTTCAGAGGCACCAAGTATGGTGTATCAACACAGATGAGAATAAGAAGGCAAGGAAAGACATCAAGACTGGTGTCCGAGCTGGGAATATTAGGAGGCTGAAAGCGGGAATCGGGGCGGGACAGAACACGAAACCCGAGATTCGGATGAGGAAATGGCTAGAAAAGAGGGGCATTGCTTTTGACGAACAGTTCAACGACATTTCGATTAGCAATCACTGTTATGATTTTTTGATTGATGGCCGCTTGGTTGTTGAAGTGGATGGGGACTACTGGCACGGAAATCCGAAGAAATTTGCCCTCACTCCGAATCAGAAGCGTCAATATCATATTGACACAAATTACACGCTTCTGGCCAGGAGGGCAGGGTATAATGTCATTAGGTATTGGGAGAGCGACATCATGGCTCGGATTGGCAAGGTGGTGGACGACATCGAGAAGGTATTGATGGGTTCAACTGCGGAATTGGCTAGGGATTTATAATGGCGAAACTGGTTTCATTTGACTGTCTCGGTGAGCATCCTGTGTACGACCTCACCGTTGAAGAACACCATAACTTCATCGCGAACGGGGTAGTTGTCCACAACTGTATGCAGGTTGCACAGCAGTTGTCTGGGTTCAGTCCCGGCGAGTCCTACAAATTTGTGAAGACGATTGCGAAGAAGATTCCAGAGAAGATGGCGGCCTTGAAGCCAAAGTTTATTTCGGGGGCACAAGGCCACATTGATGCCGGAGAGTGTACCCTTAAGGACGTAGAGGTGATTTGGAGTCTGCTTGAGACGTTTGCCGGGTATGGTTTTAACAAATCCCATGCGACAGCATATAGTGCTGTTAGTACGGCGCAGTTGTGGCTCAAACACAATTTCCTGCCCGAGTACATGTGTGCCCTTATCAGCAATACCGACCCTGGTAAGAAAAAGCACGGGTCGAGCAATATCATGGTGAACTACATCAATTATGCCCGTCGCAGGGGTGTGGAGGTCCTTGGGCCGCATGTCAACAAGAGCCGCGAAGGCTTCACTATGAACGCGGATGGGGCTATCCGGTTCTCCATGAGCCATATCAAGTTTGTGGCATCAAAGGCTGCCGTCATCGAGTCTTTCCAGCCAATCGAGAGCATAGAGGACTTCCACGAGCGGGTGAAGGTTACAACGATAGGGAAGACCGGAAAGAAATCCAGTCGTAGGCCGGACAAGCGGCAAGTGCTTTCTCTTATCGCTGCTGATGCTTTTGTAAAATTCGGCACGCGCAACGAAGTGATTGCTGAATACTTTCGAGTGAGGAAGAACAAGAAGGATGGAGAGCCACCCGTGAGGACGGATGACAAGTGGGTGGAGTTGGAGAAGGAAGCCATAGGCTTGTGCCTGTCCAGGGAGCCATTGTATAAGCAGCACCAGAAGCTTATCAAACAGAAGAAATGGACGCCGATTCACGGGATGGGCGACCGGGGAAAGGTGCTTTTGTTCGGACAGATAGAGGCGGTGACACCCCACACGTCCAGGGCTGGAAACTCTATGCTTATCGTGTCCCTCGGAGATGGGTTGGACACAATGAAGTTTTTCGTGTTCAAGGCGGCGATGGAGTTTTTCCGGGACAACGTGAAAATCGGAGCAGTGGGTGCTTTTCCGATGGACAAGTTCGATGACTCGGAGACTCGGTTCTTTGACGATAAGCGGGACATACAGATGTTGGAGTAAACGGGGCATAGCCCCAAAAACAGGAGGACGGAAGATGCTGAAGCAAGGTACATTGATTAGGGTGCAGACGAAGACCAAGGAAGACGTGTTCGGGGATTGCCTGTTCGAAATCGTCGAGACGGACATCTCGATGTCGAATCCCAGTGGAGGCGATGCGACCATTACCGATGGCGTCAAGTGTGTCATGCTGGGCGGCTCGGGGCCGTCAGCTCGTAAGGGGTTCGTGGTAATGGACCGGGCGTCCGTCATCGAGGCCAACATCCGTACAGGTATCACGGAAATCGTTTCGGATGAGAAGCGGAAGGGAATCGTGGACTACTATGAGGACAAGGCCAAGGACGGGACCCCTCGTCGTGTAACGGGTAGCACTGGGGTCGTGGAGATGGAATAATGGAAACAGACCCAGTAACTCAAGACAATCTTGTTTCCCATTCGTCGCTGACTAAGGTCTTCGATGTGCCGGGGTCGGTGTTGTACCGGGCAGAGGCAGAGACACCTACAGGGCAAACAAGTGTGTTTGAGCATGTCCGTGCGTATACGGACTCACTAACCATCCCCTCTGATGGCCATGTTGAGATGGTTGTCAAGGGGAAGGACCGCGACGTTGGTACGGTTACAATCCCGTATCCGTACCATTTCCTGTTGGACAAGGGGGTCTTGTTCGCCGTTAAGGTGGTTCCCATGAAGATGCGCAGCGGGGATGGGCAGCTCACCTTCGGTCTTAACTATGACCTATTTTGCTTGCCGTGGGGCTTGTGCGTGATTGCGCATGTCCTTAATGGGCAGAATGTGGTATTCTATGCAAGTCGTGCGGAATGGGACAGGGGCACCCTTAAAAGTGAGAAAAGGGAATTGCAGATGTTCCTGTCTATCCCGGAAGACCGGAACTTCGACATAGACTTGTACTCTCTTCAGGCTGACCCGGCAGTCCGAAAGTGGGTTGTCGATGCGAAGAAGATAATGGTTCGAAAGGGGAAATAGATGGTCACAATCGTAATATGCTACCGGCCAGGAACATCCGAGATGCTGGACGTATGCCTCTCCAGCCTACAACGTCACACGAAGCAGGAAGTCGCGTGTGTTGTCGCAACGACGGGTGTCGATGATGGCTTGGAGGGACTTCAAGAAAAACATATGTTTACCGTTATAGAGGTGGCCGTATCGGCAGAGCCCTGGACACGAATTCATGGGAACATCCTCGACAAGATAATCCCTGCCGAGATTACGACGGAATTTGTACTCACACTGGACTCTGACTGTTTCCCGATTGCGGATGGGTGGTTACAAAATCTGCTCGATATGACAACAGAGGCCCGGCTTGTGGGCATACTGCATCCCTGGGCACCCCCTCCCGAGGGTATGGCTAAGAACAAGCTGGAATTGCGCATCCGTTCCCAGCATTGCTGGAACAATACCCATGTCGCTTGCCAGATGCTTCGCTTGGCCGATTACAAGGAGTTGCAGGAGTCCTGTGAGGTTAACTATGCAGGTGGTGATGACACGGGGTTGCTCATTCCTTTGAGGGCTAAGGAAAAGGGGTGGAAAATTGCAGGGCTCATGCCTACGCGGTGCCCATTGCCAGCCTCTTCGTATGACGTTAGGGAAGGGATGGACATCGAGCAGTCCTTCAACCCGGAACATAATCGTACACACAGTGTGGTGTATGGCGATAGTGTCTGCCACGTCGGGTCGTATACCCTGATGGGTTGCGGAGAAAAGAAGTGGGATTCTGAACACTTCGGATGGGCTATCGAGCGTATGCTTGGGGAGAGTGGGGCCGAGTTTCTTCTTGAGGACCGGCTAACTCACAAGTACCGGTTTGACGAGGAGGAGGAGGTCGCGGAGCGCAAGATGAACCAAGTGCTAGGGATAAGCCCTGATGGCCGGAACCTCAGACAATCTTGAAAGGAAATAGAAATGGTAACAATCCTTGTAACATATGCGGTTGGTATGGAACGAACCTTGAGGACGTGCTTATCTGCTTTGGCACGGCACGATGCGGGGTGTGATAGCCGGGTTTGTGTCTATTCCGACGATGTGGCAGCCCCGGAACTTAATGGCATCCTCAAATTGCATGAGGGTGTCGAGAGGGTCTCGATGCCGGTGCCAGAGGGCACGGCAAGTTTCCGGCACATGTACCTTCTGGATGAGGGGATGAAGCGGGAACAAGGGCTTGTCCTTACTTTGGATTGTGATTGCTTCCCGGTGGCACCTGGCTGGCTGTCCGAATTGGTCAAGTTGGATGACCAGGGGTATCTTCTCCCTGGTATCTTGTGGCCTTGGGAACCACCGATGCCGAATGTTCAAGAAAAAGATATGGAGTGGAAGATTCGCAAATACCACAACTGGGACAACTCGTGGGTGGCTTGCCAGTTGGTTCACACCAATTTTATCCAGGATTTCGGGTTGTCGTATGGGGGGAAGGTCGAAGATACCGGCTTCTCTCTTATCGACAAGGCGAATGAGTTGGGGAAACAGATGTGTGGGTGGATGCCCACTCGGTGTGCCAAGGCGTCATACGCCAGTGCGTTTGATAACGAATTCAATCGCTTGCTGTGTGTGATGTACGGGGATAAGATGTTTCATGTCGGAGGGGCATCAAGAAAGGTCGTGGGTAACGACATAGACCCGTCCGAGTTATATCGGGAGGCTATCGAAAAAACTCTGAGACACCGAGGCGCAGAATGGGTGCTTGAGGAAGGCAACAGCCACGTCTATCAATTTGACCGGGAGGAAGAAGTGACGGCTTACAAGATGAAGTGGATGTATGCCGGAATACTGGAGCACCTGAAAACACATGAATCGTGTTTCAACTCTTAAGGGACAAAATGATACTGAAAATCAAGAAATTGTGTGAAGCCGCGCATGTACCCAAAGCGGTCCATCCTGGAGACGCGGGTATCGACCTTACGGCCTGCATAACAACCCCATACTATACGATTCTGCCGGGGAGCCGGGCATTGATTCCGACGGGGATTGCGGTGGAGTTGCCTCCAGGGACCGAGCTTCAAATCCGTCCTCGTAGTGGTTTGGCCCTTAAGCACGGAATTACGGTGCTCAACACCCCAGGGACCATCGATGAGGGGTATCGCGGAGAAGTCGGTGTCATCTTGTTCAACAGCAGCCGAGTAGCGTTCGATGTCGAGCCCGGAATGAAGATTGCACAAGCATGCCTAAAACAGGTACTATCCTTTGATATTGAAGAGGTGTCCGAGCTGTCTGACACGGCGCGTGGGTCGGGTGGTTTCGGCTCTACAGGGCTACAAACAACGAAAACAGGAGGAAAAGTATGAATTTTCCATTCTCAAATACTTTGACGGGGTCCTTCGCCATCTATACGAACGACTGGAGGGCAAACAAGTTCTGCGCCTTGGGGGAGTTGACCCTTATGGCCGATGGCAAGACGGCGGAGGGTTATCAATGGGAGGTTAATGATGGCATCCTGTCCTTCTTGAGCCTCTTCGATAATGCAGAGACGGTCTACGAGTTTCGGGGTGTCGAGTCGGTCAACGGAGTTGTCGTGGCAGTTGGCACTTCCCACGTGGACTCCATTGTCCAGCGAATTGTGATGGCCGAGAAGAAGCCACTCTCGGGGAGTGACTGGGGAATCTGTGTGGCGTCTTGTCCGGCAAACCAGAAAGAGGTGATGCCAAAACTCCTCAAGTCGCTGCGGCAAGCGAATGTCGATATGTCCAAGGTGACCGTCGTTGTGGGCAGCGTGCCGATTACCGAAGAATTCGACACTGTCAAGAACGAGGTCCGGTATATATCGGATACGAGGAACTTGAAGGGCTTTACTCCTCTTCTATCCCGTAACGAGAGTGTGGATTTTCACGTCCTTCTGCACGACACATGCGTTGTGGCCGAAGATTTCCTTCACAGGATTGGGGAGATTGATGTTGGATTGCAGCCCGACATTACCCTGTTCCGCCCCCCAGCGAAATCTTTAGGGGTGGGAGTCTATGCCGAGAAGTTCGTGTTAGAGCAGCACGACTTAGAGGGGGTACAGAGGGATCAACGCTTGGTGACTTTATGGAAAAGGGCAAAGGTGGCCATAATCGCCCCAGGCACGGCAACGGTTAGACCTCCCGAGGACCATTATCATAACGGCGTGCTTCGGCAGGAAGTACGGCTTCCCAGGGCGGGGCTTTCGAAGTTTGCCCGCCTTAAAACGAGGAGAGGTGGGAAATGAATTCCTTGACCCTCAAAGTGTTAAATGAGAAGGCGGGTAGACCCATTGGCAATTCATTCAAGGCAAAAACCGTAAGGGTGAAGTTCTTGGGGAATGGTATTTGGGAGGTTGGGACAGGGATTGCTATCTCCTTGCCACAGGACACGTCATTTAGTGTGGTGTCCCTGCGAAGGGATGTCTATATTCTGAGCCACCATGTCGATGATAAGACCGGCGAGTTGGTCATTTTAGCCCTAACGCAATTGGGCAAGCTCATCCGGTGCGGCAAAGAACCTGCGGATTTTGCCGTAGTGACGATTGTGGAGCAATCAGTTCAACCGGTCCGGTTTGTTGAAAGTAAAGAGGGAAAGAGGGTCATCGTTGGTGGACCCGAGGAAGTAATCGATGGCTGATTCGCTCGTGATAGTGGTTTTTGGGGTAGAAAAAATCTCTCTCAAAAGTCCCTATCCGGTGCCACAGTTTGAAACATCTGCCCTCGATTGCCGCTGTTACAAAACCGATGACGACCTCAACCGGGTTCTGGCTAAAGAGAGGCCAGTCGCGATAGTCTCTATAGGGGAATCTCATGAGAAATTCCCAAACTTGGTGCAGGCCCCATCCTTCATCCGGCAAATGTGGACTCATTTCAAGCCGGACGAGAATCCCGATGTTATAGGAAGCAATGCTTTCCATTGCTTCCTCTGCAATGCTATGGAGTTCGGGAGACCCGTCCCTCTTGTCAGTGTAATTACTACCTCCTACAAAACCGGGGACAAGATTTTACGCCCATTCCATTCTCTCTTAGCGCAAACGCATGCGGATTGGGAGTGGGTTGTTTTGGATGATTCCGATGATGGGGATGAGACGTTTGACCGGCTCTCCGAGATTGCGAAAATGGATTACCGGGTCAGGGTGTATAAGGAGAGCAGGCACTCTGGCAGTATTGGCAATGTCAAGAGAACAGCTTTCGATTTGGCGAGAGGAGATTTCCTTGTTGAGTTGGACCATGACGACCAGTTGACGCCTCAATGCCTGGAATGGCTTGTGAGTGGATATGCTCAGCACCCGGAGGTTGGGTTTATATACACAGACTTTGCTGAATGTTATGAGGGAGGAGCCCCGGTAAAGTATGAACCAGGATGGGGGCTTGGGTATGGCACCTATAGAGAAGAGATGCATAACGGAATGAAGTATTCCGTTGTGAATTGCCCCCACATTAACGCCAAAACCATTCGACACATTGTTGCGGCTCCGAACCATGTCCGTTCGTGGAGAACGCAAGTGTATCGCACGATAGGGGGACATGGCCCCAAAATTCATGTTGCCGATGACTATGAACTTATGGTTAGGACGTTCCTGGCGACACGGATGGGGCATATCCCAAAGATGGCATACGTCCAGTACCGCAATAAAGATGGGAACACCTCCCAAACCCGCAACCAGGAGATTCAGCGGCTTGTGAGGTACCTCTCTATTCAATACGATGGTCGGATTCACGAGCGGCTTTTGGAGTTAGATGTCGATGATTTTGTGTGGAACCCTAGCCAACAGCCATCCTTCTTCCGGTTGGGGATGCAAAAACAATCCACCGAGTCGCATTGCACGGTGACGATAGAGGTGTAAGAAATCCAGAATCGAAAGAGATTTGCGCAATGGTAAGACGACATGAATCCTTTCCAGAACATTCTCGTATGCCCGGAGTGTGGCAAGTTTGCAAAGAAGCAACGCCGTTGGGCTCTTAAGAGATGGACTCGCAAATCATCGAATGACTGGGTCTATGTTTGCCCCGGCTATCCGGCTTGCGATACTTATGTCGGCTGTCACCCAAGAACCGACTTGCCCCTGGGCACAATGGCGGGGTCGGACTTGCGCTTGGCCCGAAGGAAAGCCCATAAAGCATTTGACTGGGCCTGGAAGTCCCGGAGGATGAGCCGGACGGAAGCTTACCGTAAATTGGCCGATATCCTTGGAATCCCACCAGAACTCTTCGAGAAAGATGCCCACATTGCCCGGCTGGACGAGGAGCAGTGTCAGGTAGTCATTGATGCATTCAACGGTTTGCGTCCGTGGAAAACGCCCCATCGCTGAAGAATTTTCAGAATCCTTGCCCCTATCCGCAATGAATGGGTGTGAGTAACAATGGAGGAAAGAATATGTGGACAGTAAAGGGAATAAAGCGTTGGGACGGCATGGAAGGGGTGGGCACAGAATGTTCCCTCTACCGTGACGGTAAGAAAGTTGCCCGAGTCCTTGATGATGGCAATGGCGGCGAAGTTCACTTCACATGGGCCGACCGTAGCTCAACCGGCTCAACCGTTGAAATCAACATCCTTATCACGAGGGACCACAAGGAAGTGCCATGGACGTACAAGGGCACCCCCGAGGAAAAGCTGCTCGTCGAACACGCCAATGCCATAACCGAAGATTTTCACGGCAAAACGCTCCGCAAGGACGCCGGATGGGTCGTTTGTGACCTGTGTGACGCCGTGGAGCGTGAAAAGCGCCTGAAGGGCAAAACCGGTTTTATCGTCCTCGAAAACGGCGACGAGCACGAATACGCCATGAATCATCCGTATACCCCCGAAATCAAGGCCGAATTGGAGGCCAAGTACGGCGACAAGCTGGTGCGCATCCTGAACACGAAGTTTGTGGACGACGACGAGGTTGAACGGCTCCGCAAAAAGAGGGAATTGTCCTACCTAAAGCGCCAGTGCAAGACCAAGACCCTGTACCGGCTTGAAGGGGATGCCCCTGGCCGCTACTGGATTGTGAAGACACCGTATAGCCAAAAACTTGCCGACAAGATTCGGGTAAAATACCCAGATTTGGTAGAGATTATCAACGAAACGCTCGCCGCGTGAGGTGCGCGACATCCTCCTGCTAGGGCCACTCGGAATTAAAACCCCGAGTGGCTCTGCTTTTCTCAGAATCCCAAGCCCTTTGCGCAATGAAAGGATAGAGAGCAACACAACGGAACGGAGGAACACGGATGACCAAGAAGGAGACGTACAAATACAAAGAGGGTCAGGTAGTTGCTCTTGATGATATTTACACGATTCAGGGGCTGGCTGGCGGTGACTGGTGGGACCATGCTGACGGAGACACCTACAGCCTCGACGTTGTGATTACGAGGGACATCAAGATAACGATAACCGTGGAGTAATGGCGATGAAAACCAAGTTTATTGTGATTAATGAGAACATGCTGGGTTATGTAGGCCCTTCGACGGCACCATACACGGCGGGTATTTTGGCCAGCTCGGTGATTCGGGGTGCGTCTCACGGGTGGAAAGATGGCCCCTATCCCCTTCGAACGGACGGAACTGATTGTCGACCCGCGACAAGGGTGGACTTTGAGGTGTTCCGGGTTGACCCAATGGGGTATGAGAATGACCCGATGTATGATTTTCCTACGAAGTAACGATTTTCTCTCAGAATCCACGGCTCCTTTCGCAATGAAAGGGTAGAGAGCAACAAAAGGAGATGAGGATGAGTGACAGTTACTTAGCAGCCCCGGCAACGAAGATGCTTGCAACCCATTGCGTTTGCTGCGGAAAAGCCCTTGTGGATGCCCGCTCGGTTGAGATGGGCATTGGTCCCGAGTGCGTGAAGCACGTTGACGTGGACACCACGGGTGGCATTGACGAAGGCACCCGCAAGGTTGCCAACGAGTATGTCTATGACGCGGCAATTGCGGCCCAGGAAGGCCGAATTGAAAAGGTCATGGAGTGCGCCAAGACCATCGAAGGTATGGGCCTGACCACCTTGGCCGACAAGATTCGTCGCCGATTCAAGAAGGCAGCGCAGCGCGAAACCAACATCACCATTGAGGTTGAGGGTGTGTATTTCAAGGTGAAGACGCCCTTCCGCCGTGGCGACAAAGAAGCCTTTATTGCCGCATGGCGCAAGATTCCCGGTCGCCGCTACCGCAACCGGCTCAACTATATCCCGATGAGCCAGAAGACCGCCCTGTGGAACCTCCTGCGAGAGTTCTTCAGTGGTAAGTACGGCAAAGGCCCCAAGGGCTTGTTCCGCATCCCGAAGCCCGAACCGAAACCCGAACAGATGGAACTGGCGGTAGCATGAAGAAGCTCAAGCTATGGAATGGCCGGGATTGGGATTGCAGGGGTGGACACCTTTACGTGGCCGCGCATTCAGTTCGGGATGCCGTAGATTTGGCGAACGAAGCGTATCGCCGGAAGAAGGGACTCACTGATAGACCGGATATCACCGCTGTTACGGCTCACGAAGTAAAGATTTACTGGCACAAAGACTGTTGGGGTAATGCAATGGAAGGCATCACTCCCGAACGGGGAGTGTGGCGGACAGAACAGTCATACGGAAAAGAAAAGCCGGAGAAATTGGTATGAAGAAGCGTGGATTCATGTACGGGGACACGGTGAAGCTCAGTGCCGCCGCAAGGCGCACCCAGACATGCCCTGAAGGGCGTGAAGACAACCGAACGGCCAAAGTACGGAATCGGTGCCCGAGCATAGGACCTGGGGCTATGATGCTTGAGCGTGACTTGCACGGATGCCAGTTCTGGAACGTGCAGGATTTAGTGCGGGTGTAGATGCCAGAGACCTATGAACATCGTATTGACAAGCCAGACCGTCGTGGGAGAGAACGACGCCGCCGCCAACCGACCCTCAACCGGTAAACCTGTCGAGTTCTACCTTGCCTGTGTTCAACATGGCCCGAAATACTTTGTTCTCGGGAAGTACGTTTCGCCCGAGGGCAAACTGCGTACGACCAGCAAGGACGGGCCTTTCGAGACGGAGGGTGCCGCCACGGAGCGTTGCCGCACCTTGGCCAAGACCAAAATCCGCAAGAAGGGCTTTGCCGAAATCCCCATCAACGATGTCCCCGAGAAGGTAGCACCTTTCTTGGAGATGCCACCGGACATAAAAGTGTCCCCGATGGAGATGATACGGCTTGTTAAGGAAGCCCGTCGCGAGCGTTACGTGGTTTTCAAGGATGTGGTCGGCATCGACGAATACTTTGACGTGGGGGTTGAGTACGTTGCCCTGACAACCGGAGAAAAGGGTGTCCTCTTGGTCTATGACCGCTTTGGCGACCCCAGGGAGTGCTTTGTGGAGCGCATGTCCTCCATCTCCCCTACCGAGGATGCCAAACGAGCAGAAGGGCTGAAGAAGCTATGAGTCAGGACGGCAAAGACAAGGCGCTTGCCATGCGTGACCGGCTGAACAAGTTGGCCGAGGATGTCATGGTTGGCGAACCGGATATGGAGGACCATGTTGTCGCTTGCTGCCTTGCGGTGGCTGTCGAGGAGTTGGAAAAATGGATTTACGATAACGATTGGACACCTTCTGTCCGGCCATATATTGATGACAGGGACTTCAAGGTGCCATTCCCGGATGGCTCCAAAGATGACCCAAGCCAGTCGGGGGCACCGTGGGACCGCAAGAAGGTCAGCATTTTTGACCGCTGCCCCACGGCGAAGAAACTCAAGGACCAGGGCAGGCTCAATCCCACCGACATTACAGAAGACGCCTTGGATTCTTTGAAGGTAACACCCTTTGAGGACTGGGACGTTGTCTTGAGGGTGAGATTCCGGGATGGCGACAAGACTGATATGGTTAAGGCTATCCGGCTCAAGACAGGTGCGTCCATCAAGCGGATTATGGATTTCGTGGACACTTTGATTGTGTTGATGCCCCGCGTATGGGGCATTGACAACAAGCCGGGGGACAAATGCCCGAATCCCCAATGCGGAGGAACTAATATCAAGAAGGCGAGTGCGAATATGCGCCGTGCTCACGAGTGCAAGGATTGCGGAACATTGTGGGGAAAAGAGGTGTGGTAACAGAAAAAGGGACACCAAGGGCCTTCACCCGTGTATAATGACGGTGGAGGCTTTTGTATGTTGCAAGCAATTGAAATCTGGAACTTCGAGGCACACGAGCATACCCGCATTGAGAACCTGTCCGCCGGGCTGAACGTCATCTTCGGCTTGTCCAATGCGGGCAAGACCAGCATCGTGCGAGCCCTCAAGCTGCCTGCCTATAACGATTTCGACCCGAAGTCGGTTCGCGTCGGTGCCAAGTTCTGCAAGGTGCTCGTAGAAACCGATAAGGGTTCCGTTCAAGTTACCCGTGGGCCGAATGACAACTTATGGGAAATCACTCCCAAGGGCGGCAACACCCTCCATCTGGATAAGATTGGTCAAGTCGCGGCTCCTCCCCAGGCAATCGAAATTCTCGGTATGGGTGTGGTGACGCTTGGTGACGCGAAAGTCCCCGTCAATATCATGGACCAGCTCGAATCCCATTTCATGCTGGCGGGCATCGGGGACAAAAAAGCAAGTGGCTCCATTCGAGCACAAATCATCGATGAAATCTCCGGGCTTTCCGGTATTGAGGGCATTATCAAGGCCGTGAGCCTTGACAACCACCGCTCCGGGCGCGAAATCAAGCAGTCCGAGAAACAGATGGAGGACCTAAAAACCCATCTCCACGACAAACAAGAGCTAGAAGCCGAAGGCCAAGTATTGGGAGAGGCCGAAAAACACCTCACAAGCCACCAGGAGGCCCTTGACGCTACCGTCAATGCGGAGGCCATGCTTACCGAGGGAACGGCCCTTGAGGGGCAAATAGGGGCCTTGCAACGGCAGTTATTGGCCATCCCCAACACAAAGCTGGCAGAGCAACACCTCGACAACGTTCGAGAGGCCCTTGATGTGAAAACCACAGCAGAGGAGATGCGGACAAGTGCCGTATCTGCCGAGCAAGAGGTTGTCCGGCTCACAAAAGCCATGTCCCAGGTCCCTGACCATGTCAAGGCGACAAGCCATCTAAGCAAAGCCCAAGAAGCTATTGACCGGGCGAATGAGGCGGAAGCGGTTCTGAATGAGGCGATAAAATGTCAGACCGATATCGACGACAAACAACTCCGGTTGCAAAAAGTCGTCAAAGCATCTAAGGTGTCCAAACACCTTGAAGCGGCGGAGCAGGCGATTGAGAATATAAAGTTGGCCCAGATAACGATGACATTGTGGACAACGCATGATGACGACGTTAGGGAATTGGGCCGTCGGGGAGAGGAGAAACGGGAGGAATTGACCAAGGTGCTTGTCGAGCAAGACCGATTGTTGAGGGATATCAAGGTGTGTCCACTGAACCCGGCTCATCCCGTGTCGGCGGATTGCCTGAAAGGCGTTAGAACACCCGTTACCAAGGAGACATGATGAGAAAATTCATTGGACATCAAATGCGGTTCCTCATAGAGGGACAGAAAGTAGAGGGGGAGTTCCTTGGGGAAGGTGCGGGGGATGAGAAGGGAACACTTCTTGTCAAGGACAAGGAGGGCACCATCTGGCGCGTGCCCAAGGGCAAGGTTGGCCCGTTTTCGTACTCTTCCACGGATGACGAGACAACGGATTACGTCCCGTTCCTGGTGTTGAGGTGTTCCAACCAGGCATCCAAGTGTCCGGGTGTACAGTTCATCAAGGAGGGGCCGGGCTTCAAACAATCCGATTTCGGATTGTTCATGGACGAATGCCCCTGCAAGGAAGAGTCTTGCCGGTTTGGGAGTTCAGGAGAGTTGAGAAGTCTGGATGGTGGCCTTCTTCGGGAAATGTTGGCCGATACACGATTTGGGGAATATCCAAAGAAAGGGAAAAAGAAACATGCAGGTGGAACAGCAAATGGAAAGGCTAAACACAGCCCGGACAAAGGCGCAGCAGATGGCGGCGGAGGGAAGCCGGATTGAGGGTGAGCTGACAAGCGCGAAGAAGCGTCGCGATGAGGTGGGGAGTCAGTGCCAGGAAAAGTTCGATTGCAAAGTAAGTGGCCTGGGGGAACTCATTGACGAGTTCAAGGGCATTGCCACGAAAGAACTGAGCCAGGCGGAGAACATCCTCGAAATCAGTGGCGGCGTCGAAGAGACGGTTGCTAGTGAAGACGATGACCCGGATGGGCCGTTGGTATGACGGGACTCGTTTTTGGCAATGGTTGGTTAGGCAATCAGATTGCAGAAGCTTTCGGCTTTCAGATGTCCTCTATGGATATCCTTGATTGCGAAGCTGTGAGTGGGGAATTACTCACTTTGCAACCCGATGTCGTCATTAACGCTGCGGGCAAATGCGGCAAGCCCAATATCGATTGGTGCGAGCTGTCCGAAGACAACAAGCGGTTGACGAAGTATGTTAACACGTTCGGTCCGGTTGTCCTCTATCACATGGTGGAAGGGGTTAGCCGTAAGATTCATCGCCCCATGAGCTTTGTCCACCTCTCAAGTGGATGCTTGTGGGAATGGGGCACCGATGTTACCGAGGACACACCTCCCAAGCCTCCGTCCTATTACTCATGGACGAAGAAGGAAGGGGAATACCGTTTGCCCCCGGAAGGGTGTTTGATTCTCCGGTTGAGGATGCCGGTGAGCGGAACGCCCCATCCGAGAAACCTCATCACCAAGCTGGCCGGGTACACGGACGTTCTGGACGCTCCCAACTCGGTGTCGGTTATCGAGGATATACTTCCGGCCATGCAAAGGCTTATTTCTCTGAATGCTCGTGGTGTATACAATATCGTGAACCCTGGAGCAGTATCTCCCGTGGAAATTATGGAGATGTACATGGAGATTGTGGACATGAACCACATGTTTAGGATTTCGTCAGTTGAGAGCTTGAAGGAGCGGGGTATTATCAAGGCCGGGCGTTCCAATGTGACGCTCAGTACGAAGAAATTAAAAGAGGTTGGCATAGAGCTGCCGGAAGCAAAGGAACGGATACGTGAACTGCTACACACGTACAAAGAGAAATTGCGGGAAGACGGGCAAGAGCCGGTCGAGGCAGACACGAGAGACAGCTCTCTTACCTGCGATACGGAAGCGCATCCAGAAGGAGATTGAGAATTACAACGCGGGGATAGGCTATTGCTTGTCTCATCCTCATTCGGTTCTCTTCCTTCTTGAAAAGGATTTCCCGAAGTGGTCCACCAAGGACATCATCTGGGTGATGCACCGGATGAATCTTGAGGGCCTGTGCTACCAAGGGTCGGGCCGGAACCTTGCTTGGGCATTGAGGGTGAAGGTTCGCCCTTACGTGGAGAAAGAGTACCCGCCGGACCCGCCCGCCCGGACCCGGATGGGAGGAGCAGTATTTCTGTGGAACGAGGAACCCGTACCGAAGAAGAAACGGTACAGCAAGCGGACGCAAAGGAGAGTGGCATAGCTCTCAAGGATTTCAAATAATGGAATTGGAACATCTATCACCAAGCAGAATTGGCACGTTTGACCAGTGCCAAGGCAAGTACCATGCCCAATACGTGGAAGGGCTTCGTGGTAAGATTCACCCCCTGACCAATATGGGCTCCGCCGTGCATTTGATGTTTGAGAAGGCCACGAACACATTCCTTGGGAAGGGAGACTGTGAATCGGTTGACCCCCTCTGGTATCAAGACTTCGCCATCAAGGAAGAAAAGGTTGACCCGGCGCTTGTCCAATTGGCCCGAGAACTGGCAGATAATGCCGTTGACTGGGGTTACTTCCGCAACATCAATCGGTGTGTCGGTGCCGAGGTGAAGTTCGATGTTGTGTTGCCGGACAAGACTCTCGTCCGGGGTATCATTGACCGGCTTGACGTGTGGGAAGACCTGGGCGAAGTCATTGATTTGAAGACCCAGAAACGGGCGTTCGATTCGGCCACGCTCCCTAGCAACTGGCAGGCCCGTACCTACAACATGGCAGCCCGTGACCTGGTCAATACCATCAAAGGTAAAGTCAAGGTGTCCTTCTGGGTGCTGCGGCATCAGGTTCAACCCGTCTGGCTGACTTCAGACGATGCCAAGTGCACAATTGATGACCTCATGGCCAAGGGAGCCGAGATACGGGCCGTCACAACGCCGGATTACACCCCTTCCGGGTTGTGCCCCTGGTGCCCGGCATACAGCAATTGCCCGGCAGCACATGAAGGCGTGAAGAAAAGATTTCAACGCAGAAGAGGCTAAAACGGGTATAATGAGAAAAAGGACCAGTTATGAATGAAGAATGTCCACATGGAATAGTTGGTGACGGCTCATGCCCTGAATGTTCAGTGAAGAATATCGTAAGAACTCCTGTTGCCGCCCCGAACTATGTCGGCCTGGATATGTCCCTGTCCTCCACCGGCTTCTGCTGCAAGGAAGGAAGCACCCTCACGGTCGACACCATCAAGACAACGCCAAGGACGTGTGCCAACGACCTTGCCCGCCTGCGCCATATCTGTAGCGAGGTGATGAAACGTATCCCACAAAACACTCGGATGATTTGTATTGAGGACTACTTCACACCGTCCAACCGTGGACAAATCGGCTCAGCTCTGAAATTGGTCGCCCTCGGCACTATCACACGTATGGCCCTCTTTGAAGCCGGATTCCCCTTCTACGTCGTTGCTCCCGGAACTTTGAAGAAATTCATAACGGGGAAAGGCAACGCACAGAAGAGTATGATTATCAAGGAAGTGTATAAGAGATATGGCGTTGAATGCGGGGATGATAACCAGGCAGACGCATACGGGCTAATGCTTCTGGCAGAAGGTCTCGCCGGTTGTCCTGATGATTATCCGAAGTTTCAGGTTGAATGTGTAGACAAGTTGCTTTCCGACGGAAAATCATACAACGTTCTTGAGAAAGTGGAGAGCTAATGGAACAGCTATTGCTTCACCTGATAGGCGATTATATCACCCAAAGCCACTGGATGGCCACGGAGAAGACGAAGCGCTCATGGCCTGCGCTGTGTCATGTATTCATCTACTCTATGCCGTTCCTGTTGATAGGCTCACCATTGGCCGTGTCGGTTATCATGGTGACACATCTTTTCATGGACAGGTTCCGGCTCGTCCGCTATGTCATTTTTGCCAAGAATTCTATTCTTGGTCCTATCTCCAAACCGAACGACATGACATGGGAGGATTGCGAGGGCACTGGCTACCCGAGTGATACCCCGGCATGGCTGGCAGTCTGGCTGATGATTATCGCGGATAATACCATTCACTTAATCGTAAATTATGCAGCCCTCAGATGGCTGTAGGGAGGAAATAATGCCAAGGAAATTCGTAACAGGTGACAGCAGGGATGTCGTGGTCAAGGTCAAGCGGGAGCGCGTGGAGGTGGACTGCCAGGGTGGCTGTGGCCGTAAGGTGACCATCACCACACCATATAGCGGTGACATCCTGTGCCCCGAGTGCTCAAAAGGTTGCAGCTACAGGCTGGAGTACACCAACGAGAAAGGAGGAGAAAAGACATGAAAACAACTACCACACTCGTAGTCTGTGATTCGTGGACGCGGGAGTGGCCCGAAATCATGGGTGTCCCCGCCGAGTTGCGACAGGGAGTTGACGGCAGCACCGCCGCACAATGGGCGTCAGACCACAACGGATGGCTGACAAAGGCAATCAACACCCCTTCAGATGTGGTCGTGATTTCGGTACTGGGTAACGATCTTTTTGAAGCATTAAAGAACGATGGGATTGTTACCGACGACGAATTCGTCGCTGGACTGCGAAACATGAGAGCCGTAGTCGAGGCACTTCTGCGTCCGATGACGATTGTGCTCCTTTATGCCGACCCCTTCTGCGGGAACAATCCGCAGTCCCGTATTGCGGTGCCATTGCTGAAAGGAGCAATGCGGTGGGCGTGCAACGGGTTGCCCGTGCTGTTTGCAGATACGGATGAATGTCTAACGTCTGCTCATTTCGACGGGCGCGACATCCACCCGCTACGGCCAGGGAACGAGGCAATCGCAAAGCTAATAGGGACGATTATTCAGGAGAGTTGAAACCGTGGGATGAGCCATGTCGGATAGACAAACAGGCATTTATATTTGCCGGAAATGCTGGAAGCGCCGTTTGCTCTCCATGCTTTCAACTTCGGCATTCGGCAACTTGTGGTGTAAATGCGGGGCCGAAATGGATGTGAATGGCCGTATCCCGGAGGGTACGGTTGTTGTGTGGCACGAGTCCGCTGCTCTTGCTGGTTTCTTACCCGGATGACCTATTGCTCCAGACAGTCGGCCATGACCTCTCGAAGCGTAAAGACCGGAATAGCCGAACGACGCTTCATTTCAAAGTGGCACATCATATCGTCTTCAACCGTCAAGTCGGCCCAGGGAATGCCTTCGCACGCTTTTTGAAGCGACTTGATGACTAACGATGGCCTGTCTGTCCTGAAGCCCAAGCCTATTTTCAGCTTATCCAGGCTTATGCGGTAGAATTTACGACGGCTCTGGTGACTGAGTTGCCACCGCAACATGAGCGTCAATGTGTTGGCCGTACGGACTTCCTCCAACGGAAAGAACCATGGATTATCCATGAGCCGCTCAATGTAGGCCGGAGCAATGTGGACTTCCACATGATTCTTGGAACGGTGCTTACCCACCAACACATCGATGCGCTCAAGCGCATGCAGGGCCTTGTCGAATGACCGGTTGAACGACATTCCCGGCTCCTTGCCCAGCAATTCGGCGAAACGTCTCCTGTCAAACTCGATGATACGGTCCTCCATCCTGCCACTGAGGATGTACCATCCTACCCCGTAAAGGGCTTGCAAACTGACCAATCTAAGGGCATCCCGGTTCTTGTCCTTGGTGGAGTAACTGACGGGGAACCAGAAAACCCTGGGGATTGCTGCCCATGCCTGTGCCCGGAGGTTCTTGGCAGATGAGACGGCAATCCTACCCGGATGCCGTTTTCCGTGACATTTGGAGCATAAGGTGACACATTCTACCTTGTCGTCCTGGTGGATGGATAGGGTGTGGTTGAATACCTCGTTGGAGTCTCCATACAGGTTCCAGATGCCCAGCACAATGTGGTAGAGCGTGACAATGTGGTGGCACTCCAACTCTGAGCCTGCGTCACACCGGAAACACCATGCGGCCCGATTCCGCTTCACCCAATCCTGATAAGTCTTCGCCGAACGAACCCGACGCACAAGATGCTTCACCTCCTGAACTGTATTCATGTCCAACTATACACTTAGAACAGGATTTGCAGCTACAAAATGTGGGATTTGCAGTGACATGGCCTTCTCTGAAAAGCCCACGGGCGTATAGTTTAACAGGGCCGGAGCCGGGGATATCTATATAGGGGCTTACATTCCCTCTCTGTTTGTCCAGGGAGTGGGCTGGGAAAGGGCTGAAAGTCTGCGTTTTTTTTGATACTAGGGTCAAGGGTAGGAGGGCATGCGAATGTCACGGATGGAGCGTATTGCTGAAAAACTGGTAAAGGGGTATCCTGAATCGGGCAATGATGATGCTCGTGGGGATTTCGACAGTGTGCTTAGTTTGGCGGCGGGATGGTTGGAAGCTTACGCTATGACAGAAAGAGGGGTTCTCGAAAGGGAATTGCCCAGTGTCCTTCTAACCAAGGCCCTGAAACGGCTACAGGAGGCCGAGGGTGCCATCACCGGGGTACCGGGTGCCTCGAAGCGAGAACGGGCCGTAGTGGTGGCGACACAGCGCCTGGATGGGCTATTACGCCAGGCACGGGCGGCAGAATCCGATTATCTTGATGCGCATACGCGGTACACGTCTTTTATTGGGGGCGCAAAGGCGTCGGCGGGGAAGTTAGGCAAACAAATGGAACGTCTGGGATTTGAAAGGTAGAACCATGCAAAGAGAAGCAAAAATAGCAGAGCGATTGGCCCGCAGCGTGGTAGCTGATTCCGGGGATGTGCCGTATTACTTCAATATAAGTGATTTTTTCGAGCCTGCCGATGGTAGTCGGTGGATTGAAGGGGACGCGATTGAAGAGTTGAAAGACGTGCTCTATAAGGCAATGGGCTCACAATTCCGGCACCTGGAAGACTTGGTGCGTCGGGAGTTGAACAAGAAAAAGCGTGAGATTAGAGAAATGGGATTTGTGATACGGCAGAAATGATGAAAACCGCTGGGAACAAAGATAGGAACGTCGAGGATTTGGTAGATGGCACCAGCAAAATCCGTGGGGCCTTGACACGCCTCAAAGATTTCTTACGTCTTGGCAGCAAAGTGAAGTATCTTGAGCCGGTGGGTAGTGAGGTTTCGACGGCCATCAATGAGCTATTGGGAGCTGAATTGGCGTTGAAACGGGTTGTGGACAGTGGTAATGAGTGGGTGCGTGGCCGGAGTGCGGCATACAGCAATGATGCGGAGCAGATGTATAGTGATGTGGAGCAGGCGATTGTTAGTGCCTGGGATGATGTGTTTCTGGGCCAACGTGAGGCTCAGATGTTGGCCCGGTACCGGGAGTTTTTGTCAGACCCAGGGGCGGTTGAGAAAATTGTCCGGGAAATGGAGAAACTCAAGTACAAACTCGGGGGCATGAAGAGGGAATTCAACAAGGTCGACCTTGTTGAAGTCAACGAGGATTAAGGAGCCCTGAAAAAGATGAGTAAGAAAAAGAGGAGGCCCATGATGACTGACTACAGAGAAGAAACCTCTCGGGATGAGGCGGATGTGACGGGGCCGGTGGTAACGCCAGGTCCGGTGAGTGAGGGTATCATTCAGCCGAAGGCCAAGCTCAACGCGACGGTCAAGGTCACAAATAAAGGTTTCACGGTCTCGCTTCCGGTGGAAGTGAAAGACATGCCGGTGGTGGACCTTGTTCGTACGCTCGAAGCGGCACAAGGCAAGGTAAATGCGGTGGAGCGTGGCATTTCTCGGAAAACGAGAGTATCTGGTTCGTCATTCTCCGTGAATTTCGTCGCGGATGAGTCGGCAGTTGTCTACACCAGAAATTGTCCACTCTCGGATGACCAGATAAAGGCCGTTGAGGCGTCGGTCGGTGAGGTATTGGAAGACTTGGGGTAACGGGAGAGTTTAGGGTGGACAAATTGTCCACCTTAAAATGCTTTTCGGGGCAGGGAGACTATCATGTCCCGGAGTTGCACAAGGTTTCACGAGTATCTTCTGGCCGAGATTCGGATGATTCGGGGTGGGATTGCCGCGAATCAACGTCGGATGGAGAAGAAACAGGGCGCGGTAACGTATGAGAAGGCAAAACAGGATTACCAGTCGAGGTTGTTGCCAGGAAATGCAAAGCGGTTCCGACAGAAATTCTGTTCCAAGTGTCCCGATAGGAGCAAGTGTGAACAGATTTGAGAGAATAGCGAGTCGGGTAGCCTTGCGGGTAGCCTTGCGGGTAGCCCGGCGTGACCGGGATTCGGGAATCAAGGAAATCAGGATTGACCCGGACATCCTGGGTCGTCGGCTTCTTCAGATGCTGGATGATGCGCTGAATGACGATGGCGGATGGGTTGAACTGGTTATCGAGGTTGAATACGACATCACGACTGAAAGTTCTTTGGATGTGAGTTTGGATAACTGGAACATCACCGATGCCCATCTCGACCTGGATGGCCGAAAGAAACAGGATTTGTCCAATCCCCTTGTTCGGCGGTTGGAGCGTGACGGCCAAATTGAAAAGATAGTCACCGAAGAGATAACGGGAGCATCCTGATGGAAAAGATAGCAAAACAGTTGATTTCCCTGGCTCACGAGTTGAAGGGTGCGAATGACGAATGGGTGATTTCCCCGAAGAGTCTGATTGACCGCACTCTTTCGTTAAACTTCCTTGACCGCGAGGAAGCACGTTCCCGTGAGGTTCGGGAATCGGCTCAGGATGTAGCAGAACGCTTGCGTGATTCCTGGGGTGAGGGTGAAGGCTTTGGTTCCAGTGATACGACCTATGCTATCAAGGACTTGATGGAAGGTGCCGGGTTCGAAATGGGGTTCGTTGGGGGTTACTTAAAACGGTTGACTCCTCGTGCGACGACCGGCTCTGTCCGGGTGATGTATGTGGCGGACAAGGACCAGGATACCTCCGATGACGTGGTGATTGGCAAGTTTGGAAGCCTGGAGGAGATTGCTGAGGGCATTATCAAGTTTGCCCGGAAGCAGGGTATCCGGCTCAACGAGCGCCAAGTCCGGTTGGGCATGATGCCGGTTGGCTTTTTCGTGAAGAAGAGTGATGATTCTACGTACCGGCGGTGGGAAAAGGACCGGCGTGGTTCTGACCGTACTGCTGGAGAGAAAAAGACCATTGGGGGCGTTGAGATTGAGGCGGTCAGAAAGACAAGTCCCGCTCCTCATTGGGTTGCCAAGGTGGTAGGAGGGATTGAACTTTCCGACCAACACTACTCGTCCAAGCCTAAGATGTGGGCTGACTTGGAACACATTGCCAGGTTGAGGGGAGACAAGCTGTGGAAGCGGGACATGAAAGCGTCGGCCAGCCGTGTGGCCGGAGACCGGGCTTTGCGCCAGTTCGTGGAACTGTACACCGAGTATTGGGAGAAGGGCCAGTCCAGTGAGCGTCGCGATGAAATCCGTGACGAAGTGGTCAAAATACGTCGGGATGTAGCGGCGGAGTATTCGGACTTCATTGAAGCCTATCTCCGGCGGCATAACTTTGATGACCCGGTGAACGTCTTTCTTGGCTCGTTGGACTACAACATCTCAGATGCCATCTCGAAGAAATACTTCGGGAAGGATTATCCGGCATTCCTGAGCAAGTTCCGGGAGTTGGCTCCTCGTGGCAAGGCCATCGGTGTCAAAAGTCTGATGCGTAAAGCCTATGACAAGGTATTTGGGCGTGGTGTCTTTGAACAGGCATTGGCTGCCAATAAGAGCAACCGTCGCTGAAGGACCTGGAAATGGACAAAATTGCCTTTGAATTGTTGAACGTGGCCCGTGAGCTGACAGGCCGCGACCGGGTGGCTTACGGCTTCTCATATGACGCCAACAAGGACTGGGATGCGCTCGTGGGGTGGCTCCAGTCCAAGTTCCGCAAGCAGAGGTTCCGTGTCGAAGACCGGCAGATTGGTGACGCCATCTGGGAAAAGAGCCTTTGGGCGGGCTCAAATCGTTTCATCGTATACAAACTCTCAGGCCGTCCTGGTGGCTACTCGGGAGAGCGCACAGAGATGCTCATTTATGGGGATGGTGGCTACGACCAAAGCAACAACCTGAGCACAAAGGGGTATCCCAGCGCGGCGGCGATGAAAAAGGCCGTGGTGAAGGTGCTTAACGCGAGTCCGGTCCTACTTTCTCAGTTCACGGCCAAGGGCATGACTCCGAAACAGGAAGAGCGTGTCGGGGAAGCCATCGAGCAGGCGGCAAAGACCGTGAAAGACCTAATTGCTGACGGTCTGCTTGCTGCGACTCCAAAAGGTCGAGGCATGGAATACGATGAGCCCTCCGGCTATGCGTCTTATATTCCCGGCAACCAGGTTGAAATCAGTCAGGCTGAGGAGCTTGAGTGGGAACAGACGGGCAACAAGGGTGTGCTCAGTGTACTGGTTTCAGAAAGATGACCAAGACTGAGAGAACGAAGCCTGGCAGTAAGCTGGACTGGCGGGTCACTTATGACTCTGGGTCGAAGAAATGGACCAATGACCGGCCTGGTGATGGCAAAGGAGACCCGGACGAGAAGGAAGAGCTGTTTGATGACCTCACGGTAAAGCGTGGGGTTGACCGGTTAGAGAAGGCCGTTAGTGGATATGCGGACGGTAAGGGCTCCAAGGCTATTGAGAACGCCGTAGAGACTCTTGAGCTACATGCAGGCAAGGATGCGGCAAAGGCCGTCATACGGGCCATTTACAAGGCTGTGAAGGGCAATGGTAAGATTGAAGAGGGCGTTGGGATTGCAAAGAATCATGTGAACAGAGACAGGAAGAAAAAAGCTATGAAAGACAGAGACAATTTAATTGACCGGGTTGCCAAAAGCGTGGTTGCGGCTCATAAAGGCCCCGTGGAGGAGGCCCTTGACGCAAGGCATTCGGAATCTGCATGGAATGTATTGCACGATATCGAGAGTGGCCTGGAGAATGCGGCTCACGATTACGACATCGCTGCGTCATACAACGGCAAGCCAGGCGAGGCGGCAGCCGCTGGGATGCGTGATGTCATTATGAACGTCAAAGAGCAGTTGGAGCGCTTGTCTTTCAAGGCATTTGCCAAGATTCAACGCATGGAACAGGGGTTTGTTCGTGAGTTCGGAACGCCGGATGATTATGCCGAGGCTATGCGCCGGGAAATCTTTCCGGCCAGTGAAGTCGTCGACATGAAGGATGTGGAGCCTGTCGAGTCGAAGCCCGAGAAAACCAAGCAGACCAAGGTGGCGATTGACCGCAAGCCCGTGACGGAGCAGTGGAAATCCCACGTGCTCGGAGATATGGAAGAGATTCTGACTGAGGGCATGGGTGCGGGTGACGTGGAATATTCGGAATTCCTGACACTCATTGATGAGCGCAGTAACAAGTTCCACTATTTTGTGGTCTTCGGTTATAGGGATGCCAACGATGACGTTGTGTATGTCGGTGGCAATGCTTATGGCCGCATCGGTATGACTCCGAGGATTATGATGATTGCCCGTGGTTTAAGTCTCTCAAGTGTTGAGAACATCGTCAGGGGCAAGCAGCGTAGGAAAGAATCCAAGGGCTACGAGTAGCCGCCCAGGGAGCCTGAATGGATGAAATTCGAGAGATTCTGGTTCTTGCCCGTGAATTGGCGGCAGATACGGATTATGACCTGAAGGGCAGGTACCGGCATTGGAATGCCCGAGCCTTTGGTGGGGAGTTGCCGAACATACCGATAGGGTGGACGCGCTCAAAAACGGTAGGTGGTCGGGTGCGGGCTACGGCAAGGGTTGAGAATCCGATGTTGTATCGGATAACGGGCGAGGGCGCGACGATTACCCTCAAGAAGCTGGAGATATCGAATTTCCTCAAGAGGGATGCTGAGTACCTTGACTCTATTTTGCTTCACGAGATGTGTCATGTGTACGTTATGGGGGTTTTGGGACTTTCGGAGCCGCATGGTGGGCATGGCCGGAAGTTCCTGGAGAAGCGCCGGGAGGTAGCATCCAAGACGGGTGTCGATATCCCAGTGACCGAGGAAATTTCCGGGATGGAGGAGATTTCTGAAGACATTCCGACAAAGGAAATGGTCGTCATCCTGATGAAGAAAGGTGGCAGGAAGTTGATGCAGGTGCTTGGCAAGAATGCCTTTATACGGGCCAGGGACGCCGTGCTGGAAAAGCTGCACACGTATGAGTCGTACTATTCGTGGGTTCGGGTCCTGAAGAGTGATGAGCGACGGTTGCTAATGTATCCCACGCAGAGGAAGTTTGGGAATAAGTGGGT